CCACAAGAGTGGATAGACGCGTTCCATGCAGGTCTCAAGAACGACTGGCAGACGTTCGACAGTGTGCTAGGACTATGGGAGCTTTCTAAAGCAAAGGACTGAATGGACAATAACACACTACGCGTAATGACTTCTTCGAAGAACGAGCACTGGTGCACGCCTAACGTCATTCTTCAACCCATGAGACAGCACCTTGGTCCTATTCTTTTGGACCCGTGCTCAAATCCAGGCAGCATCGTTCAAGCAGCTAGGTCTTTCTGCGGACCTATTGCTGGCGACTTGGACGGCCTTGCTGAGACGTGGCAGTACAACGGCCTGGTGTATGTGAACCCGCCGTATGGTCGCAAGATCAAGCCGTGGATCAAGAAGTGTTCCGACGAAGGTGCGCTCGCCAAGAAAGCTCAGAATGGAACTGAGATTGTTCTTCTGGGTCCGGCGCGTACAGATACGAAGTGGTTCCAGCGCATTATACTACCGACTGCGGACGCTGTGATTCTTTGGGAAGGTCGCCTCAAGTTCGAAGGCGCCAAGGACCCGGCAGTATTCCCGTCGTTCCTCGCGTATTGGGGTCATCGTCCTACGAAGTTCAAGGTAGCGTTTGTTGGAAAGGGTTGGCCAATATGATTTGGTTAGTGCCTGTCATCTACATCCTCGTGATGATCTGCACCTTCCTAGGGTTTGCCTGGTTTAGTGATAGCAACGAACCAGACGGTGGACATTTTCTGGGAAGTGTGTTTTGGCCAGTTACGCTACTGCTGGCGATTCCATTTCTGACGTGGGAATGGGTCTATAACGCCAGGCAAGCATACAAGCGGACCAAAGAATACGAAGACAATCTTCGTATTGTCCGCGAGACAGAAGCGAAGATCGCAGCGGCCGAAGCTGGTGGGTACAGACCATGAGTCCCTGGCTCATCGCCTTCTGCATATACATGATGGTTGCTAGCATCACGTACGAAGCGATTGTGCGTGAGCAGGATTGGGTATTGTGCATTCTAGTAGCTCTTATCTGGCCAATCGTGCTGTTTCACCTCGTATATGACTATTTGATTGGAGAATAGCCATGGTCTTCGAATACTACTTCGTCATCCTGACCAAACAAGGTAAGTTGATTGACGTGTATGTGAAAGCTCCGTCTCCGGCTGAGGCGCTCGACAAGATCATTGACAGGTTCGATCTCGGTGGTAGTATCGCGGACTACAAGTTCTGCATACGTCGAGAACTGTCATTGTTTCCTGAACGCTCAACCAACGAGACATGAATGAGAAACCTACTACTCGCACTGTTCGTAATCGCCATCGTCCTAGTTCCCAACTGCGCACACGCGCAACACCAGCCTCGTGTTTCACCACACTTGATTCTGGCGAGGATGTGTGCACACGAAGCCAGCCTTCCGGTGCTAGTTGACGGCGAGTGGAGACAGACACGTCACCACGACCTTGCTTGGGGAGCAGACTGCTGGATTATTCACACGGTCATTTTGCGTGGAGCCCACAGGATTCAACAAGACCATCCTGAAATGTCGCTTCCACGCGCGTACGTAATCTCAGCACAGAACTACTCACATGGTCGTATCATTCATCCTCCTGCTACTGACGGTAACCGTTGGGCCGCCGACCTACGTCCTGATGGCAGACCTCCGGTCGGTTGGCACGGCCTCCCGTGGTCGCATATGCGGGCCTCGTGGCTCCACGTCTACGAAGTCACGGACGCGATCGTCCGGACGCCTCTAGAAGCCCTTGACGGCGGTCTAACTCCGCTCCATTGTGATGGACGCGTGGATGATTGGGGCGGACGGATGGATAGAGAACATGCTGCGGCTATTGGTCTCATCGAACTTCACTGTGAAGGTAATCCGGTCAACTTCGCGTATCGAAGACCATGAAACTTCCTCACGTAAGTGTACGGTTGCGGATGCACATACACGACGAGATTGTCGTAGACTTTGACCTTGACCCTGCGGAATGGGCGGACTACGGCACAGGTATGAAGCTATTGCAAGAACTAGTCAGACTGAATACAGTGGTATTTCATGATCGCGTACTAGGCCGGGTGTATGACCCAGAACGATTGCGAGCGGCAGTACAGGCAACGTTCATACCTTTGATTGAGCGCGGAAAACTCTGGTGGGAAAACGGATACGCTTGCGTAGACGTAGAAAACCTTGAATCAATGATCTGTATACGGGAGCTAGCGAAAGAACCATGATCAACTCATTCCGTGGCAAGAATCGATTTCTGTCCAACTTTTGGCCAGCACCAGTCACACTAGACGGCGTTGAGTATCCGTCCACTGAAAACGCGTACCAAGCCGCGAAGACACTGGACCTCGAATGCCGAAAGGTTTTCGAGACGTGTTCTTCGGGTGATGCCAAGAAGCTTGGCCGCCAGCTAACCGTACGCGATGATTGGAAGAACATCAGCCTTGGAATCATGTTGGACCTGAATCGACAGAAGTTCCAGGATGAAGAACTCAAGGCTAAGTTGAAGGCAACGGGCGATCAAGAACTCGTTGAAGGCAACACCTGGGGAGACACCTTCTGGGGCGTGTGCAACGGGGTTGGTGAAAACCATCTTGGAAAGATTCTCATGCAAGTTCGGAAGGAAGTGTCATGACTACGCCAGAACTAGTTGTTCGCTATGAGCAGACCTACTCTGGAAGAAAGTTGCTGGGAGAGCACAATCTCTACGAAGAAGGCACCTGGCAAATCTACGGAGAAGACCCGAACTGTGACCTCGGTGGTCCGCATCACGAGCCAAACCTGGGCTTGCTCGAAGGAAAGCTTCGTGACGTGATCGAAGTCGCTGTAAACCTACCGGGCTTTTGGGCCTGGGGTGGCGGTGGACGCATCGTGAAGTATGCTGCACCCGTAGTGCGCAAAGTTGATTCGAACACGATGGCAAAGCGTGCCGCTGCTGAGAAGCGAATCACAGAACTAGAAGCGGAACTCAAGCGTTTGAAGGAACAGCTATGAAGGTCATCATTGCCGGCTCACGCACGTTGACGAACTACCAGACAGTGTTAGATGCTATCGCAGCTTCTGGGTTCTTCATTTCGCAAGTAGTATCTGGCGGTGCCAGTGGTGTAGACCAACTTGGTGAGCTATACGCTTTCGAGCAGGATCTATCACTCAAAGTGTTTCCTGCCAAGTGGAGCCTCTATGGCAAGGGCGCTGGACCTATCCGCAATCAAGAAATGGCTGACTATGCCGAAGCGTTGATTGCTGTGTGGGATGGTGAGAGCACGGGTACGAAGGACATGATTGCACGGGCACGAGACAAGGGTCTAGAGGTGTACGTCCATGTTGTCTCGACGTGAAGCTGCTGAGAAGGCACAAGCTGCGGAACGTGAAGCGAACGACCAAGGGTTGATTCGTACGGTCCATCTGCTTACCTTCAAAGAGCATTTCGACCGCTTGGTACGAATCACCAACCAGAAGTATCATACTGAGTTTGGCAACTTCAAGACACACTGCATCAGCGTGCCGAACGCAGAAGCTATTCTACGAGACGAAGATGTAAACAACTCGTATTGTAGGTCGGCACCATTCATGCCTGTGTGGGTTCTTCAACTCATTCTCATTGAACGAGAGTGGCGCAAGAATCCGTTCAAGCGTGCGGAAGATCACGACGACATAGTGGCGGCCTTCCATCAAGGGTTGCAGGGTAACCTAGATGCGGTAGAGTCCTTCTTCGGAATCTACGATCTCAATCGCCAGTCTGACAAAGAACTCAACAGGTCTCCTGTCCAGGCAGACAATAGCGGTTGGATGACCATCAACGAAACCCGCGCAGCCAACGGAATACAACCACTATGAACATCCCTCAGAACGTCAAAGATATCGTGCAGTGTCTCCACAACAATGGATACGAAGCATTCATTGTTGGCGGCTGCGTGCGTGACTTGCTTCTAGGCAAGACGCCAAACGATTGGGATATTACGACGTCGGCAACGCCACACCAGGTGATGGGTCTGTTCATGCGATCTATTCCAACCGGCATCGACCACGGAACAGTCACAGTGCTCATGAAGGGTGAGCACTACGAAGTGACTACCTTCCGCGGAGAGGGTGCATACTCGGACGGTAGACGTCCGGATTCTGTGCGCTTTGGTGTGCCACTCCAAGAGGACTTGGCTCGCCGAGACTTCACGATCAACGCCATCGCCATGAACCCAATCACAGGCGAAACGTATGACCCGTTCAATGGCACCGAGGATCTCAACAAGCGAGTCGTACGCTGTGTCGGGAATCCACTAGAGAGGTTTGCTGAGGACGGCTTACGTGTCCTTCGCGCCGCACGGTTCTGCGCCGTGTTGGGCTTCTCATTGGATCCCAAGACTGAGGCGGCGATTCACTTCAACATCGAGACCTTCCAGAAGGTTTCTATGGAGCGAGTCTATGCCGAGTGGCAGAAGCTGCTGACGAAGGCTGAGTATCCTTCGCGTGGTTTCGAGATCATGCAGCGCACTGGAATCCTTGAAGCTACCTGTCCTATGTTCGGCTTCGAACAGGCCAAGGAAAACTTCATGTACGCGATGGATGCCATTGACGAGCAGAGGCGCGATTTCGTGCTTCGACTTGCGTCACTCTTCCACTACGTGCGATTCACGCCTGTGCAGGTTGAGACGTGGATGCGCACATTCAAGGCTTCTAACGAAGTACGTACACGTGTCGTGCATCTACTCAACTGCTACAACCCATGTGTCAACAACACGCCAGAAGGTTGGCGACGCTGGGCAAGCAAGGTCGGACGTGAGCACTTGGACGACGCGCTAGCACTCTACTGGACGCGTTCGACGGGAAAGGTTGTCCATGGAATCGTGGATAGTACACCCTTGTCCTTGAGCGAGCTTGCCATAAACGGCAACGACGTCCTGTCGATGGGCATCCAACCCAAGGACGTCGGTAGATATCTTCGTGAAGCATTGGACAAGGTTCTTAGTGATCCTAGTCTTAATACTAAGGAAGACCTAACTATTCAGCGCTGTGGATTTGGTATCAACCAAACGTGAAGATGACACCGCGACGCATGCGTTCAAGCGCAATGTTGCAGTAGTTCCACGAGTGAGCAAAGTGCGGGTCGCCACCTGAGTAAATCCACTCATGGCGACCTTCACCCGTTTCCTCGTTCGTCACGTGGAAGTGCTTCACTAGACGCATGTACATGCTTTGGGCACGACGCATCACAGCTTCGGGCTCCAACAAGCGGGTCTTCTCGTTGTAGCAGATCTGCACCAAGCGGTCGGGATCTGGGCAAATCACTTCCTGCTTAGCCCAAGCACCGAGAGCGATGTCGAGCGACAGGTAGCGACTAAGTGCACAGTAATATTTGAACTTGAGGTGAGGACCAGCCTTCTTGATGGTGATCTTCGTCTTTGGCTTGTCGGACCACAATACAGGGTCCTTGCCTTCCGAGGAGTAGAACGCAGCGAATGCACGTCCTGGGAACTCCTGACAGAACTCAAGCACCATGTCGTAGTTCGGCATTGAGTCGATGACGCACAACTGCACCTTGAACTCTTTCATGAGTTCACGCAAACGCTTGAACGGTGTGACCTTCTTGCCAGCTTCCATATACGCAGGGTTGTCTGCTTCGATAATCTCTACATGTCGGATTCTCTTCCTTGAGTCCTTCATGTCAGCGATCGTCACGTATAGGTAGCCGCCTCCTTGATCTACACCCATCGCGCAACCAGAAGCCTTTCCAGGCTGTGCCCATTCGAGCATCGGGTCGACGCACTGGTCAAGCTGCGCCTTGGTAACGCCACGGTTCTGTTCGTCAATCCACGGCAAGCCAAGTGACGCGTTCATGAACTCGGCCTTGTTGGTCGTACGGTTGTACGTGTTCCACAAGTCCTTAAGAGGAACATACTTGGAGTTTGCACAGAGAGCGGACACACCAAAGGTCGTGTAGTCAGCGCCAGGATTGTGCGCAACGTAACGGCCGTTCTGGGCGTCATGGATGACGTACTTGCACTTTGGGCAACGCAAGTAGAGCTTGCCACGCTTCTTGTCGTCCACAACACAGTCAGGAAAGCTACGAGCGAGGTCACAGCCATCAGGGCAGCCGCACTTGCTCATCCAAATGTGTTGTGTACCCATCTGGAAACGTGCGTCAATGTCAGCGTCCGGGAGACCGCACGTTGACATGAAGATCTTCTGCTTGTATGGACTGTGCTGGATACGATACTGCGCCTGATCGATTTCTGCGGGTGAGCATAGACGCACCTCGTCGAACGCGATGAAATCGAGAGGCACGGAGTCCTTGCTTGCAACACCGCCAAGGTGGAACAAGTAGAAGGAACTCTTACCGATCTTACGCAAGCCGAGCTTGTCGGTATGGTCGATTGTGCCGTTCAGCTCTGCAATCGAATCTAGGATTGGTGTGAGACGGTCCTTAGACAAGTTCTCAACACCTTCCTTCGTTGGGAAGTACAAACCTCCCTTACGCCCCTGGTGCGTGTGCAGCCAGTGGATCATACGCAACAACATGTACGTAGTAGCGCCGAGCTGAGCTGCCTTGCGCCAAACGATTTGCAAATCGTCACACATGTAGATGGGCAGCAGATAGCGGTGAGAATCGAAGTCGATTCTGTTACCATCGATTTCTACGTTGGAAGTCTGTGTCCAGAGCGTGAAGCTGTCATTGCTTAGATGCGTCAAGTCATCCAGCGTGATGTCCTCTGGCTTGATCTTCTTCGGCAGGCGTACAATGTGTGGAAATCCGCCTACGGGTGCAGCATGTGCTGCATCCCAATCTGGATCTGGTGGCAGTGTCGTATAGTCAACACTCATCTACGAACCTCAGCCAATGATTCCACAGAGAAGCGACACGTGTGGTTGCCTACACGTACTTCGACCTCTTGTGTCTCAGGGAAGAGGCAAATCACTTGGTGATACGCCTTCTTACGAGTCACACGAACTAGATCACCGAGTTGGATTACGTCAAAACGTACGCTCATACTTGCCTCCAAAGAACCTCACTCTTGGCATAGATTGCTTCTACAATACCGTCGATGACACGAAGGTAGTAGCACTCATCTGTGCGATTTGATGGAATCTTGAGTTGCTTGATAGGAATCTCGTCCCAGGTTGCCAGCTTCTTGACCACTGGAACGAAGCCATGCAACTCCATGAAGTCGAGGACAGCAAAGAGTTTGTCGTTCATTGCCTTGAGTTCCTCTGCGGTCACCTCTGTGGTCATTCGTCCACCCTCAGTTCTGGATTGGTGTCGCCTGCAATGGACCCTGCGTTAATCACAGGCTTCTTGTCAGTGTCACCCTTGAAGAATCCGGTGTGGTGGATAGCGATCTGTAGCAAGCCACCGAGTGCTGTGTTCACATCCATACCATCTGCTACACACTTGGTAGTGATAGCATCGATAGACTTCTTGAGAGCTGGCGTCATCTGAATGAAGACGTGATTACGTCCACCAAGTGGGAACACCATGAAAGAGTTTGGCACGGTCTTGCCATAGCGCTCAAACAAGACGCTGATGATGGTGCCAAGGTCGTCGATCATCTTGACCTGGCTTACCTGTTGCTGAGAAGCCACAGCCGAGGCGATGGAGCGCTCTCTTTGCTTCTCTTGTTTGTAGAAGTTGGAGAATGCTTCGCTATCTTCGAAACCCATGCGTTCCATGATGATGTCGAGACCAAGCTGGTGCTCTGCGGTCAAACGATTGATCTCTTCGGTGAAGAGCGTACGGTCAATCTCACCGCGAACCAAGTTACGACGCACGAGTTGGATGCGGCTCTCTACTTCGTCCCAATCGTCACGAATGACACATGGGAACTCTTCCATGCCTGCGGCCTTGCCTGCTCGACGGCGGTGGTTACCGGACACGATGAAGTAGCCGGGTGTTTCGTCACGACGTGGAACGATGATGAGAGGCTCGTCGAAACCATGTGCCATGATGCTGTCAATCAGCTCTTGGTGCGTGTGCTTCGACTGCTTGTTCGTATTGTTTGGATGGTCGAACAACAACTCATCACGAACACGAACAATCTCGTGGATCTTTGGTGCTGCCTTTGCAGCGGGTTCGATAACCTTCTTCTTGGCCATTTCACTTCCCCTTGATGGACTTCAAGAAGTTGCTTGAATAGCCGTTCTTCTTGACGCCAAATACCCACTTCGAAGACCAAAAGCGGACTTCTTCGACACCGTACGAAACCGCTGTGTTGTAGGCAAGCTGCATAGCTTCCTGTGCCGTGTGTCCGGCGAACGTCTGGTCGTAGGCGGCCAAACCACAGCAAAGCTTGTGTGTACCCTTGACCTGCTTTGCCAAGTCAAGCGTATACTTCTGCATGTTTCCTGGTGCCAACTTCGTGCCCCATAAAACCTCTGCGGTGTCAGTGCGGTTTGCTACTGAGTATGCCTGGGGTAGTAGGCGGTCAACATGCGTTGCCAAGTCAGCGTGTGGTCCATTTTCTGTGTGTGCAGAGAACGTGGTCAGCTCAACACGGATGTTGTGCTTTACACGTAGACGCTGCATGATTGCTGCCAGGTAGTCTGACGCGAGGTGCAGTGTGGCAAATCCGGAGACCCTGCTTGGTAGCCAGTTGCCCTCGGTGTCAAACTCAAGCGCGGCACATCCCGAAGCTGTGATGTACGCGGAAATGTGAGCTTCCATGTCATCGAGATACTTCTTGCTGGGTTCGGGCCACAACGTGAGAGCCAGCTCAACATCACGTGAAAAGGCAAGACCGCGGATGGTCTGCAAGTCAGTCGTGGTGTACATGGGGTTGAACCCATTGCCGATAGACTCAAGCATGATACCGGCAGTTGTGAGCCCGTGCTCTGGGAAGTGGTCCCAATACTGCGCGGTTAGTACCATGGATGGCGGATCATCAATCCAGATTCCCTTACGTGTCATTTGCAACCTCCGAGAGTAGAGATACTATCATACTCTCTTTTCCTAGTATACCTACATGTGTGGGCAATGCCACAAGTTTCTTCGCCAAACCTTCCGCTACGGGATAGCTTGGCTTCTCGACCCAACGCCTGTTGATGTCAGAGAGCATGTGTAGCGGATACACAGGCTTCATGACACTGATTTCGTGGCTGTGTAGGTGTGCCACTACACGGTCAGCATTGTCTACACGGACAATGAAGTACGGCCATTCCGGACTGGAAATGAACGGAAGAGCGTAGTTCTCTTTGAGTAGTTCAATGTAGCGGTTGGCTACGATGGTCTGCTGGCCTCTACGAACACCCAATGAAGGATCTGTAGATAGGCGTTTCATAGCATACGCGGCGAGAGCATCATTCAAGTTGGCTGCCAAACCAAGTACGCCTGCTCTAACCATCTTGAGTTCTCGAACCTGCTGTGAAAACTTGTGAAACACAAGGGCACCTGTCCCTACCAGGGGTGCTAGGTCGAAAACGTTGAATGTGCAGCAAAGGTTTGACTCAATGTCTTCGTGCGGCGGAAGACGGCTGTCCAAGATGGTCGGCAGCTCTGTTGTCAACGCCAGTAGCTCCGGGTCCACGTCTTGGCCTCCCGGACGGCCTAGGATGACCACAGCGGCCTTCACCTCAGTCAAGACCTCACCCAGCACCACCGGGTCGATCTGTAGCGTCTGAGGGCGGATATCGAGCAGCAACGGGTCACCGCCACCTCGCAGCACAGCCGAGATAGTGTCTGGGGATGCAGTGATTGGGAGAATCACCGGAATCATGTGCGAACGTGAGCCTAGTACCTCAAGGATGGCTGAAATGGCGTTTTGATAGCTGTTGAACGCCACAGCACTTGGTCCGAAGTGTTGCTCAAGCTTCGCTTGTTCTACAGTACCTGCGAAGTCGTTTCGACCGTCCCAGGTGTCAAATGGAATCATCGTACAACTACTCCGGTGAACCTGTGAACAAGTTCTACTTTACCAGTGAGCTTTCGTACGGTGTTCGCATACCTGGGATCATATGCGCCCTTGTCGTGATTGATCTCAATCACGTAGCCCTTCTCGGTGTCCGCTTCGATTGCCTTGATGATGCGAACACCGTCACAATAGGCGTGATGAGCATCGCCTTCAACTGTACCTGCTATGATCTTCATGGTTCACTCCGATGGGATCACTATACGACGACACTCAGGACACTTCCAGCCCTTTCGTGTGCTACGTAGCGGGCCGTCGTACCCGCATTCATCACACCCTTCTTCTTGCTCAAACAAGGACTGCGTAAAGCCTTCCTCGGATTCCGTACTGCTAGGGGCGCGATTCCAAGAGTTCCCTGTTTGGAACCCTTCCGAATCAATCAGTGCTGCTTTTCTTGCCATGTTATATCCTTACCCAGAGGTCACGAACCTCATCCATCTTCATGATATAGCCGTGTTTTGCCAAGTTAGCAAGCACTTTCTGTGCCGTGTGCTTATCCAGGCCGGTCAGCCTGCAAATATCGCAGTACGCGAGTGGTAGCAAATCGTATACTCGTTGACCGTGCTTGATATCAGCCAGCGCCTTGGTCTTCACTGTGAATCCTTTCGTAAGAACCTACTTCGTGTTCGATGGACTTGATCATGTCGATGTTGCGACGGTGATGAACAGAGGCACCGTGCTTCTTCAATGCGTCTGAGTGTGCCGGAGTTGGATAGCCTTTGTTGGTCTTCCAATCAAACTCCGGATAGTTCTTGTGTAGCTCACGCATATGTAGGTCACGAGTTACCTTCGCGACAACACTAGCAGCACCGACTGCACACACGAACTTGTCTGCCTTCGCAAAGCAGATCTGTGCGCCCTTGTATCCCTTGACTTGGTTCTTGCCGTCAATGACAAGAACAGACTTAGGATACAATGCCAATGCTTCGTTTGCAGCCGTGAGGAACAGGTTTTGGAGCACCGGACCTGGCCCATAGAGTTCCAAGTCGCTTGGTGTTGCAGCTACCACGTTCAGGTATTCGGCTGTCTCGTGAACGGTGACGTAAGCCTTTTGCCTGGACGCCTCAGTGTAAGACTTGCTGTCACGAATACCTCGGTTGGTGTAACCCACCTTGTATACTGCACAGCCGACCATCACAGGTCCGGCAATAGCACCCCAGCCAACTTCATCCAATCCGATGATGTATTCGGCCTTTGTAGTTGCTAGGATTTCACTCAGCATATTTCTGCGCTTCTTGAACTTGCCATGCGGGATCTTGAGTCGTCTCAAGCGCATCGTCAAGCCAAACCCCACCCGTTCTTGTGATCCGAGTTGTATTGTGCGAGGTCACCGCCAGTGACCTTTCTACCAGCAAGATAGATGCACACAACTCGAACCTTAGGTGTGATTGGAGGATCACCCTGACGGTCGCCTACGATGGTGCAAAGCTCCATCTGAATGGAACCCACCTTAGTTCGTGCAGCGTCTCTCGTCGCGGTCCTGCCCTTTGTTTCTGCTTCGTAGTAGGTGTACGGACCGTCCATCACAGAATCCTTGTCCACACGCAAGTAAAACTCACGTAGTGGTCCTGGCGTACTGTTGCTCGGACGGTCTGTCATTCATGCCTCTACAAGAACGCGGGTCACCTTGCGCTTCTCGACGTTCACTTCGGTCACACGAAACTTGCCGTTTTCAGCATACTCATTGCTGATTGCCGTGAGAGTCTGCTGCAACTCGCTCTGACGTAGCTGAGCCAACGTCTGTGCTGAGTTCACACGCTCCGAAGCCAACGAAAGAGCAAGCGCCGCGTTTTCAGCGAGGTCAACGGAGAACACGCCGTCACCCTTTGCCTTGTCACCAGGCTCTGAATACTTCTTTTCTAGATCCGTTTCCATCTTCTGCTTTGCCATTAGAAACCTCCGATGCTCGACATTAGCATGCAGCAAATCATTGTCAAATGATCACTGTGGAGCTTCGATCACTAGACGCATTAGGTCTGCACTTGCTGCCGAAGCTGTGGAGCCGTTATTGACCCAGCAGTGTGCGGCCAAGAAATCTGTCGTAGCTGGAAGATCGGTGTTGACAGTAAGCTGCTTCTTCGAACCACCAACAACGTCTACGACGTAGAACTGCACGTCGCCGCCGTTTGGTGCTGCGTAGATCCAAATGTCAAGCACAACAGTAGCCGAACGTGCCGAGATACCTGTGCTTGTCTTCGTTGCAGTACCCGAACCGTCATTCACCATGATCTGGATGCTAGAATCCGCCGAGTCGTAACCTACGCCGATGATGGACGTCATCGAGCTTGGATCAGCGTTAGACAACGCAGAGCCGCTCTTTGCAAAACCAACAAATCCGCGCTGGTTTGCAGTAACTGTCACGTTAGGTGCCCAGCGTGCGTGGAACAAGAATCCACCAAGGCCAGCACCGCTACCGCGCCATGCAAGGGTTTGGTTACCCGAATAAACTTCGGCACTAGTACCTGCGGAAGCAGAGGTAGCCATGTTGATGCGGTTTGATGCCGTACGGAAGTTCGTCGTTGCTTGCGCAGGCGTCGTAATGGTGCCAGCGGTGCTCGTGAAGAAGCCCTGCTGGTCGGTGCCGCTCTTTCCCGGAACTACCCAAGCCTGGAAACGGTCATGCATTGCGCTTCCAAGCATGATGTTGCCAAACTCAGGCATGGACTTCTGCAAGAATGGAGGACGGCCATTGCTGGTGTCTACTCCAATCTTGTTGTGTCCAGAAGCTGGCGTAGACAAAGCCGAAGTTGAGATATCGACCTGAGGCACGAATGGAACGCCAGCAGAGTCGATGTATGACAGCTCGACGCTGTTGGACTGGAAGCTGATGAACTTACCACCACCAGAACCGAACACAGGCGTACCCGCACCGGATGCACCAAACATGTTGAACTTCATGCTTACGAAGCTCGAAGAACCCGTCTGGTTGACATAGTGACCAACCTGCATACCCGTCTGAGCGATGCTTGCACCCGTGAAGGTGTTGTTGGCGAAGATGACGCCAGGAACGCCACCAACTGTGAATGCTGGAACACTTCCAGTTGCCTTCGCTCCGGTAACTGCCATGCTCTGAATGTAAGCGTAGCTGTAGCTCAAGCTGTCGAGACCAAGAGAAACAGTCAAATCCTGTCCAGGGTGCAACGCAGTGCTTGCCCCGTTTGCGCACACTACAGCCGTGCCACCAGAAATCAAGCTAGTTTCCGAGTCCGAGATACTTGTGAAGCCTAGACCATCGCCAGGACTTCCCATGAACGCATATGCTGGGATGACACTAAGTGGGCCGAAACCACTACCTGTAGCCTGTACTTGACCATCTGAGTTTACCAAGTACACGGTGGTTGCGTTATTGATATACAGCGCAAACTTACCACCGTTAGATCCGAATACAGGCGCACCCGTGCCGCCAGCACCGTGGAGAACGATTTCCTCTGCGACGAATACAGAGCCACCCGTCTGGTTGACGTTGTACGCCATCTGCGTACCAACCTGTAGACCAGAAGAGGCTGTGAAGTTTGTTGCGTTTGAAATGGCGATAGAAGGTCCCGCACCCGAAGAAACGTTTCCGTACACGTTCATGCCTGAGTTGGTTGCGGCCATGCCGATACCAATGCTTGGTTGAGTAAAGAAAATACCCGAACCGTTCATAGCAAAGATGCTTCCACCAAACGAGAAGTCGATGCGCGACGCATTGTCAAAGAAGCCAATGTCGAGTGCTGGACGGAAGAAGAATCCGTTCTCAGCCATCACAGAACCCGCAGTGTTCACAAAGAACTGCGACGTTCCGTTGGTCTGTGCATCGATGAACTTACCGCCACCAGAGCCGTAGGTTGGGGAGCCGGAGAACCCAGCGCCCTTAGCGTTGAGTTCCAACATCGTGTGGGCAGCCGTGCTCGTCTGTGCTACTGCGGCAACGATCTGCAACGCTCTCTGAGTTCCAGTAGACGCAGAGAAGTTGTTCGTGTTCGCGAATACGAATGGAGCATCTGTTCCGGTAGTTACCGAACCGCTCATTGCAATGTAGCCGTTAGTCACAGCCGACTTGAACTGCTGCGTGCTTACGAGACCAGAGATTGAAGAACTGATCTGCCAGTATTGTGTACCCAGACTCAACGTCGTGATCGTACCTGCACCCGAACGGAATAGTCCGGTCGTAGGATCGCTTACAAAGCGGTAACCAAGGTCACCCGCCTGTACTGTGCCATCACTGACGAGCTTGAACACCGACGTTGCGTTAGACACTACGTCAAAGATCAAGCCACCACCAGAACCGTAGACAGGGGCACCAGAACCACCTGAGCCATGCAAGACAAACTGATAAGCTGTCCAAGACGCAGAAGACGTCTGGGCAATGTTCATCTGTTGCTTGATGCCATACTGAGCTGTACCAGCACCGCCAGTGAAATCACCGTTGTTCAACAAAAACAACGCAGGATTTGTGCTGTTGGTACTACCAACCACAGCGCTGGTGAAAACTTGCGTCCAACGGTATGAACCCGTGCCTAGGCTAACGCTATCATCTACACCTGGAATGAATCCGTTTTCGTTTGTCGAAGCTGCGGCGATTAGAGCACCGCCAGACCAAAACGAAAGATCCTCAGCATCAGACGGTGCACTACGGTCAATACCTGTGCCTGGATGCGAAATGAATGAGATACCCGGAACGCTGCTCGAACCCGCAGCAAAGCGCGCCTGGAAGTCACCAGTGCTGCCATCCAAGAACAACATTTCACCACCGCTGCCACTGCTGACGAACGCCATTGACCCGGTGGTGTTGAGGTAGATGCCCGTTGCGGTGTCGAACTTGAACGAGTATGCAGGAACGCCAGCGTTGCCGTTCTGAGCCAAAACCTGTGAGTTGGCGAAACGAACTACGTCACCAGTAAGTGCAGTGATTTCTACACCACCAGAGGCGTAGAAGATACCTGTGGTACCGTCTGTCTGGAATGTGTAGGCTGGGCTTCCTGCTGAGCCATCCTCTGCGTAGTAGCGTTCACTGTAGACACCACCCCAACGGAAAGATGGACCACCAAGAGAGCGGCTGTTGTCAATGTCAGGTAGAATATCTCTACCAGCAGTGATCTGTACACCACCAACACTGAGGAAGTCGATACCACCACCGGCTACTACGACTGCACCAGCATTGTAGTAGAGGCCAGTGTTTGCGTCACTAGCAAAGGACAGTGATGGAGTACCGACGCTGCCGTCTGGTAGAACCAACTTGACGTTTGTAGTCAAAGACGAACCAGTGAGGATTGCTAGGCTAGTCTTGATGAGCTTTCCACTTGTTCCATCGAATACAGCAATGGCGTTGTCTACACCGCTGCCTGGACCTTGAACATAGCTGCTCAAATCCGGGGCTGGCGCACCGCCAATCAATACTGGAACTAGATTTCCAGTAGGTACGTCACGTACCGATGCGAACTGTGGAATACTCATAGTGCGATTGGGATGAGAACGACGCTAAAACCCATGTCAGCAGGTGAACCTGCTGTGTTGTACGTCTTGACATTGATCTGCGACGTAGGTGGTGGGCCTGCGTAGTCAGTGGTCACGAATCCTGGGTCCTTGATGTTGGCTAGAGGAATCTTGATTGTGGAGAACGTGATGGGCGTAGCCAAAGTCACAGCGTACTCACCAGTTCCGGTGTGAACTACACCGGAGATTCCTGGTGATGCAATGTCAACAGTACCGTCAGACTCAACGATAGCACCGTCCGGGTTCTGGCCGATCAATGCCGATTCTGCGCCAGTGTCAGTCTGTGCATAGACCTTCTTGTCAGTCTTTGCGTAAACACGTACGTGATTCGACGCTGGGATTGCTGGGGCTGTGCCCGTCTCTAGATCAATCACTGCTGCTGCCATGGTAACCTCAAATCACATGTAGTGAACCGCCCGCTGCGATGTTCAAGACACCGCCAGCGTCGATGTTGAGTACACCATCTACAGTGTACTGATAGTTTGCCGGGACTGATACTACCTCAGAAACGAGAATGTGGTCCTTGATCAACCCGTCGAAATCTGGTGCCCAACTCGTTCCATTCCAACGCAAGAGCTGTGCCACTATTGGTGGTGTAGCAGAAACAGCACGTCCTTGCAACCCAACAACCGAAGGATTTGGATAGGTTCCGGACAGATCGCCGCCTGCTGGACCACTTGGTGTGGACCCGGAAATGAGCGAAGGATTCACTCGACCAGTAGCTGGATCGGTCATGACGATGCGGCTAATGGCTCCTGCAAACGTCGTAATCGCGTTCTGTACAGCCCAAATGCCATCCTCAATCTCTTCGTAAATCAAGTCTTCATTTGTAGCCCAGCCACGCGGGTTGATGTTGCTTGGGAAGCCTAGTCCTGCGTACGTCTCGTTGTCTTCGGTTGTTTCACCCGCAGCCTGGTAGCGCCAGCCAAGTGTTCGCGTTGCGAACGTGCGAATAGCGATATAGGATGAGGCGTTATCACTTGGGGAGCTGGACCCGTTGACCTGCAAGGACACAGTATACGTACCCTTTACATCCGGCGTGAATGTAAAGGACGAACCTGCGCCAGTAGTACCACGAACTAGCGCCGAGCGAATAGGCACATCCACGAGAGTCCACAGGTATGTGGTCTCGGAAGTGTTGTTCGTACACGTCACTAGTTGGGAGACAACACCGTCAGAACGAGCTTTTCCGGCTGTTCCTGCGGGACGGGTCGCCTGGTTGATCAGAATAGACGCAGGCATCAATACTCCTAGGGCTTGGAAGCTTCCAAGCCCTAAGTGTACTAGATTCCGAGGTCTATGACAAGTGGCGGATTTGTAGGCTTGTATGCTTCCGTACAGATCGCCGCGTTCAACATCATGGTACTACCCAACATGGCGAAACCGTGTCCGGCATGGATGTGACCGCAAATGTGCACACGTGGCTTCTTCGTGAGAATCACGTCTCGTAGGTCCATACAACCCACACGTTCGCCACGAGGCGTGAGATCAAGAGCACCGTAGGCAGGGCCGTGCGTGATGAGAATGTCGAGTCCTTCGGGGATCTTGTCCCACTTGGACCTGATTTCCTTGCCTCGCTCGGCATTGAACACCCAATGCTGCTTGAAGAAAGCAGGCGTCCAGGGCGAACCGTAGATGCGGAAACCAAAGCGCTCAATCTCTTCGTCCTCGATGTATGTCACATCCGGCAACAAAGATTTCCACGTCTCTGGGTCACGTTGTGCCGTGAGGTCATGATTGCCAGCGATACAGACGACTTCACCGACCTTGCCACTGTCCTGTAGAGCAAAGCACCAGTTGTTGAAATCCGTGATCTGTGCGTACTCTCCACGGTCCGTGATGTCACCAGCTACGATGAGCAAATCACAGTTGGGCACCTGTATTCTATTTTGGTACGAGTGCATGTCCGAGATAGCGCAAATACGCTTCGTCTTCACAGGAAGTTGCGGCGTCTGTGGCTTGTTGCGCCAAGCTCGTGCTGATTGAACCATGTCGCCCGTCATAGCTTCCTCAAACATTTCCGCGTGCCATCAGGAAGAGTCCGCTTCGGAGTGATACCTTAGGCTTCCATTTACCATCAATGCGGAGTCTGTCAAGGGACGGCACCTTCCACCAAGCATGACGCTCGATTGGTTCCACAGTGACAATCTCGATGTCCTTCTCGAAGGCATGGCCAACAGACTTGGCTAGGGAGAGAATCTCCACCTGTTCATCTGAGCCGACATTGTAGATGCCTCTGTGACCCTTGAGCAAGCGCTGTACCAACACGCCGATTGCTGCTGTGAAGTCTTCTTCCCAAAGGAATGTACGGATTTGGCGACCAGGATGGTCAACAAGCAGCGGGTGGTTACCACGTGCTTGCTTCATGAACTTGTTGACTACGCCGTGCGTACAGGTAGGTCCGTAGACGTTGAATGGTCGTACGACCACAGTCTTACCTGTTGGTCGCTGCACAAACATGTGCTCGGCAAGCAAGGACGTGAGCGGACGCACAGCACTCTCATCAAGAGGCGATGTAATCACGTGTCCTTGCGCTTCATCCATAGGTTCTACTTCACGTAGATTCAACGCGTAGTCTCGGTCTGAGTACACGCTGGATGAAGAAAGAAGAAGCACGGGCCAATCCTTGGACTGTACCGTGCGGAGTTCGTCGAGTAGTTTGTATGCGGCATCGCGGTTGTGTACCTCTGCTCCGGCTAGCACGAATACAGGGTTGTCTTGATCGACCTGCGAAGGGTCAACGACGAGGGCAAAGCCCTGCGAGATCAAGAAACCAATCGTGATCGGAAGAAGTACGTGGCGACCTACTACGACGAACTGTGTACGCTTCACTTTTTGAGTTCCTTTTCTGCACACTTGCAGTGTAGGACAATCTTCTTGCACTTGTCGCACTTAGGCAAGATCTTATCGGTCATACAACCAGCTCTCTTTCATGGTCGAGAACAGCACAGACAACGGGAAGATCACTACACAATCTGCCGTTCCCAACTGAGTTTCAAAGTATGTCTTCGACGTGGACAACTTATGCCACAGTTCCGGAGTCATGTGCATGCGACGAACCATTGCGTACAGAGGCGCATGGTTCTTCGTAAACACAAGCAATGGAATCTTCCCCTTCGGTGTTTCCGTCAGGGTCTGTTCCCACCACTTGTGCATCAAGGTCTTGTCGGACGTGAGCATCTGCTCCAACGTCCAACCTTCGACCTTCTTGCTTTCCACACAGAACGGGAACGATTTGTCAGGCGTCACGAGGTCGCCGCATGCGTTCCAGTCCTCACGAAACTTTGCCGTCGCGAAGCCACCTGAAAGTGGCGTACGTGCAAAGTCCGCTCCCCACCATGCCGAGAATAGCTTTGCCAGCTTCCTCTCGGCCGTCTGTCCCTTCTTGCGTCCGTTTACTGCCATTCACGGATGATACGCCGTGAATCACGAACTGTCAAGTCAAATCCCACTCGGTTTCAACTTCGATTAGCTTGGGCTTTTCTGCCTTTGCTTTCGGAGGGTTGGTGAGCGGCGTGCTGGACACGGATTGGTAACCCTTCTTGATCTTCTCGCGCATCACGTTCTCAAAGACTTGCATGGCATCGTCCTCAGTGGAGTATTCGCCGAAGCCAGATTGGCCTTGTGTGCCGATCTTGCCCCAACGAGTCTTGAATGCGTGCGAACGTCCCGTACGACCAGCAGAACCACGGCCGCTGGATACGAGCTTGAGTGCAGTAAGTTCGTAGAACTTGTTCGAGTTCTCAGCTACGTTCTTGTACTCAAGATACTCACGACGTAGAACCTCGTAGTCAAGTCCGTTCTCTTCAACTAGGTTAGCCATGTTTCTTCCGTGAAGGTGTGAAGGCAACTTCTTTATGGTCTGTCCAACCGCGGTCAAGACGCTTGTACATTGTGAACTCAGAGACTGAGCAGCGCGGGTCGCGGGACCACTCACTGACTGTCTTAGTCTCTCCATCAATGGTGAGTTTGACATTTGAGCGAGTATTCTGGTTCTGTTCATAGCGAGTTGCCCAACGAACATTACCTGGCTCGTAGTTGCCGTTTGAATCCATGCGCTCAATCGTGTGCTTGAGTGTGGGACGCTTGCCTACCATGAACAGGAAGGCTTCGAAGCTGTCTCGCCACATATCACACACGACGATGCCGCGACCACCATAGTTCTTGTAGTCTTTGTTGTTCGGGTTGTGGCAGCGTTGAATCATGTGCACCCAAGTATTGTACTCGGGCGATGCTTTACCGTATGGCGAAGCGCCATGAGAAGTCTTTGACACGGAGACTGAGCAACGTCGGCACATGAGACTCTTGGCATGCGTCAAGTCATACTTGCGCACTGCCTTGGTCGTACGTCCGCACGAACAGGTACAGATCACCTTTGTGGTGTCTTTGCTCTGCGCGGTTACGGTCCATGCACCGAACGTTTGCCCAATCGCCAGGTCACTCATACGATTTCGAGTGCATCACGATGAACACGCATGTAGTTCATGTGGTACTCGCAGTTGTCCAGCTCGTTGAACCAAGCACACACGAAACCATTACGTGTATGTTCATCCTTCGAGACAACGCTCATCGCAGGACAAGGGAACAGTCCCTTGAGCTTGACACGAGACCCGATACCCACTACTTGCTTCTTTGCCATGTTTCCTCCTCAGCAGATCGCCGATGCGTGCCAACCCTTGGTTCCGTATGCGCTGCCATAGGCATCGTACCTGGCACGAAGGTTGTCATCCGCATCATACCACTTCTTCGTGTTCTTGGGCTCGTAGGTCACGTCGAACGAGGCACCGTCGAGATTGAAAGTAACTGGCACGCCAGTCTCTTCGCAAACCTTCGCGAGTTCTGCCATGGCTTCCTTCACAGTCTTCTCAAAGACTGCCTTCTGCGCATGGACCTTCTCAGCCGCTTCAACGAACTGTTCGTCTAGTGTTTTCTTGGTCATGATTATCGCCTCTTCGGATCCTTGTAACGACGACCACCCTCAGCCTTTTGCTTTGCGGAGTCCAGGACGGCCTATGCCTGGCTTCCAGAGACAACCTGGATGCGTTCCGCTTCCGAGACTGCCTTGCCCTGCATCTTCGACGCAATGACCTCAGGCGGGTTCTCGATGACCTGGAAATCGATTTCCTTGGTGTCCTCGTTGATGACCTTCGTGAAGGTGAAGTAGAGGCTCACAAGTTCACGGAAACGTGCCGACTCCATGAGTCGAGAAAACATGATTCCATATTCACGAAGCTTGGCATCTGCAAGCTGGTCTTCGGTCTCTGTGCTCATACTTGCTCCAACTTCGTCTTGATGGTCACAGTCACATCATGCCCAGACTGACGGTCCTTGAACATGAAGCTCACGCCGTAGTCTGTAGGCACATGACGGATGACTTCACCGTTCTTGCCTTCGATGGGTTCGTAGTCAACAGTCTCGGCATACTGAGACACGTGGTCATTCTCGACCAACTCAGTGATAGCCTTGAGACGCCCAATCAGCTCTTTCTTGAATACGCCACTCATAGATCAAACTCCGCGTTTAGGGTTGTGCCGTCCGATTCAACTTCTGTCTGCAACTCACCGTCGATGTACACCTTGAGTTTGAGTGTACCATCTGTTTCCTTGCGCGTGACAACACGCACATGACGCTTCTCTTGGGGCGCAGCCGGCAATACGATCTTCGTACCTGTAGTCGTGTCAGGCAACACCGGATACGGCTCGAATGGAATCTGCGGTACTGTTGGGATCCATGGTTGATCTGGAATCCAAGGCTCGCCTGGCCACGGGCCAGTCATTGGCGGCGCGCCATACATTACGGTTCCATGTGTTGCCGGAGTTCTCATTGTCCACCTGTGAAGATTTGTTCGTTTGGAATACGCTTGCGATACTGTTGGAACGGTGCCGCAAAGTTACCATACCCAAACTTGGCTTCTGGGTCACTTGGGTCGATGACAAATGCTTGATGCTCGAACGGAGACATGTGTCCGTTGGTTAGAAGCATGTCATGTAGTGCGTGGTCTGCCTTGTAGTCGATGACGTTGCGGTCGTGAGTAAGATACGACACCCGAGCGCATCGTGCAACCGAGCATTTCAGAAGGAACAGGTCCACTCCACGGTCATCGTACTTGTACGCCTCTTCAATGTCCTCAGGACGGATGTAAGGTGCATGAAGATCGCCAACACAGCGTGGAATAGGCGTACTCTTCTCGATAGCCTCACGTACATTCTTCGCGACAATCTGAATCTCCGGCTGTGCTGCTGGATGCTCACGAAGCGCCAGGAAGTTACGCCACTCTGTTGCCGAACAGATTACCTTGTGCCAAGCATACGGCTCGATGATACGGTTCGCCCACTGCTTGTGAACGCCCACATCCGCCAAACGCTTTGCGTGCTTGGTAGCAGAAGCACACGCCTCCAACCAAATCTGACGAGCTTGTGCCTGTGCGATTGGGTCGAGCGTGTCACCAGCCTGCATACCCTTCTTGTTTGCAAGAAAGGCTTCTGGGATGAATGGGTCTGTCTGCAACATTGCGATGCGCTTCTCAACCGGAATAGCTCGACTTGATGCCGAGTTGCGGGAGAACATGCGATGTGTGTTGAACTCTGCCAGGATGAAGCGCGGCATGTCGATCAACAATGTGATGAGGACTTCCCCACCCGCAGACGAGTGTGCGAGGACTTCTACTTCGTAGCTCACTTCGAGTTCCTCAACTGATCTTGAAACTTGCGATAGCCTGCGGCAAGTGCTGCATACAAGCAGAGCCAAGCAACGCCTACGAGTGCGAACACACCGCCAGCGAACAGGTTTCCGACCAGCAGTTGTGACCCGCCGATGCCCAAGCATAGACCGCCTAGAACCGCAGCCAACCTACCACTGTACAAAGACATAGTGTTCATGTTCCCTCGTGCTGTGCCTTGTAGACAAGCATGTACGTATCTACGTTGGCGTACAAGTCTACTAGCGTCTTGTCGTTGTTGAGGATGAAGTCGAAGTTGTTGATGTCGAAGTCTTGTGTCTCCGATGCATGACCCGCTACCCCAAGCGTTGTTGCCTTCGCATCCGAAGAAGGACGTAGCACGCGGATGACACATCCGCCAGCGTCGTGAATCTGCTTGAACTCGTTCTCGAAACGAATATCAGTCACCACAACACCCTCAGGCATCTTGAAGCCCTTGAGCTTGCGAACCTTCAAGCCTTCCAAGCGGTCATAGCCGTATGGAATCATGTCGCCCTCTTCATTGAGCAGCTTGCGAGTGGTACGTAGAAGGCAGTCAATCCACAGGTTTGGACCCACCGCTTCACGACCCCACTCAGTTCCTAGCGTCTGCAACATGATGCGAGGTGACAGCTTTCCGGTGTAGTGATCACGGAGCCAACAGAACCAGTGAACTAGATGCTTGTACGCACCAGCTACGAACTGCGGTTCTGAGTTTCCAGTGACACGTTCGATGTACTCGTGCCCGTACATTTCGATCCTGTACTGTGCCAGGTTCCAAGCTTCTACAGTGTGATATCTTTCGTCCACACCATTGCGGCGATCACTCGGACCCCATAGCTGGTCCTCAGTGAATCCGAATACGTGATAGCCAAGATGCTTGATTGGATCTGCCAATGCAATCTTGGTGAAGTCGTACTTCTCGACAAGATAGTCACCGACTGTATCCTTGCCAGAACCTGCTTGACCAGAGACACCCATGATACTGAGCTTGTGCATCACTTTGGCTTTCGTAGATAGATTTGACAACGGTCCATTGTTGCCCAAATAACAAGGACCACGAGGATAGCAGCGTCACACCAGTCTAGAAAGGTCATAGTCCCATCCTTTGTGCATCAGCAAGCGTGATACGGTATACGCGTGTCGGACTGAAAGACTGTCCGAGAGTCGTCAAGGCTCGAATCTCTTTCTCAAGCCATGCAGCCTTCTCGATACACGCCTTGAAGAACAAGGCGTTTGCTGTGAGCGAAGCGTCACCAGCAAGCGAAACCATCAGTGCTACCGCGGTCTTCTTGTCCGGCATTTCCAAGTCCATGCGATCGAGCAAAGCCTTGTACTGATCCTGATACAAACCGACACGATTTCGGATGATGTCTCGTAGAGCTTGGCCTTCGGCTTCAACGTGATCGCCACCTCTGGCATCTAGGATAGGAGCTTCCTTCATACTACGAAACCTCTAGCTGGCGTGAGAGACTTGATGCCACTGAGGGCGAATGCGTGTGCGTCATCACGCTCAAACACTGCGGCCTGCAACTGACGGTCAAGTTCCTTGAGTCGGTGCTGTGCAAGACGAATGGTCTCTTGTTCCTTAGCGATGAGCTTCTCAACGATGCGCACACGCTCTACACGCTCAGCGTACTCCGAAACGAACTTCATTGCGAGATTTGAATCCATGTCCATCCTCCGAGCTTCCAAGCATACTACGAAACGGTCGACGTTCAAGTATTACTGGAAATCCTTGGTCAGTGTTGACACGCCGTTTTCCTTCGTGATCACAATCTTCTGATTGAAGAGTTGCTTGAACGAAGACTTGTGTGTCACAACAAACACAGTCTTGTAGCGTTCCTTCTGGTCTGCGAGCAGTGCGGTGATTGAGAGGTTGCCTGCGTCGTCGATGCTCTCGAATGGCTCATCCAGGAAGCGCCAAGGCAGTTGCTTGGCAGTTCGGAACGTAGCCAGGTCGCCCAGGGCCATCGCGATTACGAGGTCAGCACGAGCCTTCTCGCCCTTGCTGACGCCCTTGTACTGCTCACCGCCATGATTGTAGATGACACTGATCTGGAACTTATCCTTGACGTCGCCCTTCTTCAAGGCAGTCTTGGTAGAGAACGTCACCTTCATTTCGTTGCCGGTAAGCACACGAGCATAGTAAGCAGCACGGTCATTCAGAACAGGTGTCACGTAGTCAAGCATGTAGCTACGGAGACCAGCCGGTGAGAAGCCATCGACCCAGAAACTGCAAAGCTTCTGCTCGCTTACCAACTTCTTGTGCTCGGCCATGAGGGCACACAGCTTATCCACCAACCCTATTACGAGCTTTGCCTTGTCTCCGAAGATCTCTCCGAAGTTGTGTTCCTCTGATTCTACCTTCTGCAATGCCGCTTGTTCCCGAGCCAAGTCAGTCTTGTGGCGAATCATCGAATGAGAGAATGCAGACTTGGTTGTGGCAACAGTGCGCAACGTGTTCATAGCCATAGTCTTTATGTTGACCATGCCCTGCAACGTCGCAAGCTCATTTGCTGCGGCATTGATTTCACGCTGGATTTCCCCATCCAACAACTTGATTTCCGTAGTGTGCGCGAAGATGAGGTCTTGGTAGCCTTGCTTCTCCACGTCAACTTGTGCCAGTGCAGACTCAAGATGATCGGGTGTAATCTTGGCTTCACAGGTCGGACACGTGCCCTCAAGCTTTTGCAAGCGTTCACGACGCTTATCCTGCGTCGTGATGCCTTCCTTACCAATCATGAGTTGTAGTTCTTCGTGAAGGCGTTCGTCCTTGAGCTTCTTGATGCGAGCCTTGGCTGGTGTCTCGATAGCAAAGATCTGCTTGTTGAGACCGTCAATCTCACCCTTGATATCCTCAGCCTCTATTAGAAGTTGAGGTACCTTATCTAGCTCAGCCTGACAGTTTGCAATGTCCTGGACGAGCAACTGTATTCTTTCCTTGATATTAAATACGCTAGCCGCCTTGTTTTCAGTAAAGCTTTTCTCCAAAGCACGAAGCTGCCCAACTTCCTTCTCGATAGCATCGAGGGAGTTGCGACAGCTTATTTGCTTCGAAGCATTCAGCGACAACGCACCATCGAGTTCACGTGCACGTTCGCGGGCTTGTGCATATGCCGAGGAAAGCTGTTCTGTCTGCAACAGCTTCTCAAGCAGTTCCTTGATTCCAGTATCGGTCAACGTAGCTACGTTGACACCAGCACCAGGCATCATGGCACAGAAGGTGATGAAGTCGAAGCCAACAATCTGGTTGATGACCTCTTGCAACTGCTTCATCTTCTTGGTCTTTTCGACCCCATTGATGAACAGGCGCAAGTCGTTGGGCTTGTCGATGCGGGTATCCTTACGATGGCGAGACACGATATACGTGTTGTTACCATCGCGGAGCTTGAGCCTGACCGCACAATCCTTTCCATGGCGACGGCGTACCACGTCATCACCGCTCAACTCTCGGGCAGTCTTATCCCAGAGACACCAACAGATAGCGTCAAACAACAGGCTTTTTCCGGCGCCGTTGCTCTCGAATCCGATAGGTGCGTCCTTGTTGACACCCGTGACCAAGATGAGACCCGGCTGATTGAGCTTCAACTTGACGTGCTCAATAGTGCAGAAGTTCTCAATCGTGATCTCTTCAAACTCCATGCTTGCCCTCACGTAAGTAGTTCGTTAGCTCACACACTACGTCATGGATGACGTCTGTTCGATAGAAACCGGAAGAGTGGATGCAGTTGATTTCCACGACCTTGAGGTCGAAGCAACCACGCCCCGAGCCGTACTTGCCATTACCGTCCGCAGGTACACACGCTACGTCCAGCACAAACGCACCAGCCTCAGCAATCTTGTCGCCTTGTTCCTTCGCGAACTGCTTGATTTCATAGGCTTGTGAGATATCACGCAGCGAACCATCTGGCGCTGTATCTACGTCAACCAACCATGGGTCAATACGACCATTGTGCTTGTAGCCTACAACTGCGGCAATCTTTCCACCAATGTACCAGGTGCGGTACTCTGTGCTGATTGGCAGTACGCGGTTGACGTACACCGGAGAATCCAAGGTGAGAGACAAGTCGTCACCTAGACGTGGCGCATTGTCCACAATCTGCTGGAAGCCTTGTACGTCTGTGACCTTGCCACCGAAGAGCTTGATACCCAACTCAGGACGCACAAAGAAGTCCTTCGTAGGATCCTGTGCCAGTGCTTCACGCACGGTCATCTTCTGTGCACCAGCGTTCAAATAGTCAGCGCCAAAACGTGGGCCATACCACGGCACCGAGTGCATTACCGGGTCGTAGAAGAACGCTGCCTTGTCACACAGTGTTGGGTCGTTGTGCACCATCTGCACAAGCTTGGTCGACCCGTAGTAGATACGAGGACCATCCCACGTGAAGTTGGGCACCTGACCGACAAACGGAGGAAGAGGGAACGCACCCCAGCTAATGCCGAAGGCGTTGAACACCTCGACCATATTGGCTGCGCTATCTTCCTGCTTGAGTCGGCTCTGCACCAACCACAACACTTGTGACCAACTGTACTTCATACGTCTCTTCCACAGTCTGGACAGTACATGGACAGTTCTCCCATGCATGAAGCTCGACGCTGATTCGGATGCTCGCAATCGAGTTGCAAATGCTTGTACTCAATCTGTAGATGATCTTGCTGGCGCTTCAACTCTCGACTGAGGTGGTCGAGGGCGCGCTTGCGCTCACGCACTGCTTCGGGTGTCATGTGACCTCGTGGACATGGTTCACATTGATCCAGTGACCATCGACACCCGGACCCTCGCCGTCAGTTTCGCGTGAGTCCAACTCTGGGTAATGTTGAACGATCAGCTTCAACCACTCAGATTCGTTCTTCGGTGCTTGTGCCATGTCAAACTGCATGTAGTAGTCATCACTACTTTCACTCGTGACGTGAACTACAAACTTCTTCATGATGGCTTTCTTCATACCTTCTCCCTGTTCGGAGCCACATCCTGGAACGGCTTATCTAAGCCCAAGTATTCCATGTGCTTGACGAAACCATTGCGAGTAAAGAAACCCCAATCCTTCTCATCCGGACCAGACACGAAGATTGTCCATGCGCCAGCCTTGAGATCCTTGAGTACCACTCGATGGAACGTGTCACCTGTGATGTAGTTGAATCCAGGTGCCTTCCTGTCGAACACATCCGGTTCCAAGTACGAGAGCGCGTGCATAGCGTTGTGTCGGTACTCGTAGTACCCACCCGTCAGGATGAGACTGAAAGACCAACGCCACGGATGGTTGTGCAGGTCACGGTCCGGATCACTCTGATAGAAGTGATGGAGATAGATGCCTGGAAGACGCCCGTTGTGCTTGAGATAGAAACGATGAAGATACGGCTTGCCGTCAACTTCAATCAGCTTCGCTCGTCCCGGAAACTTCTTGATCAGGAAGTTGCCCACCAGATTCACGATACGGACCCAGAGTTTCATCATGTTCATCCCTCGTAATCACGGCGAAGAGCCGTACGTTGTAGTGTCCGAGCGGCAGTGTAGCCTTTCCTACGCACGGTGCAAGTGCCACTCGGTTCACGACCTCAGCAAAGTCAGCTTCAGTCTGATCGCCTTCTGCTCGCAAGGTGAAGTCTACGTCAGCCATAATGTCAACTACCGACGTGTTGACATTGGCACTGAGTTCAATCTGACGCTTCACTGTTCGCTCTCAATCTTGCAGCCGCATCACCGCGAATCTCGCTCATCTTCTTTGGCTTGTTGCGAACAGCCATTGCCTCATCGCCATGAACCAGAATGTCAGTGTATGTCGATTCGAGGATGAGGAACTTGTCCACATTCACTAGTAGAGCCCGCATGTCACAAGGCCCAAACATGTGAACTTCCTTCTTGGACACAACCACGCGAGCCTTCCACTCGCCAGGATTGCGCGTCTGAAAGAAGTGCACGTCCACGTTCTGTGACGCAGGCTTGAGCTTGATGTTAGAGAAGTCAGTCATTCTCTTGTACTTTCGCGAGGATAGTCCTGCCGTATTCGATCAACTCCTCGTGAGTCACATCGGGCATGTTTTCCTTGAGCCAAGGTTCGTTTGCCTTGACCCACGTCTCAACCATAGCAGCCGGGGTTAGGTGCTTCTCGTCTAGTTCGATAGCTTGCAGCTTGGCTTTCGGTGGCACGTAGATGACCTCGCAGTTGGTGGACTTGATCGTCTTACGCATAGCATCTGCGTCTGCCGGAGACAACCGCTTTTCCGTGAGCACCTTCACGAAGTCCTTCTCGCGAAGGTTTGCCGTAGTGAGTTCTTCTTCCGTCACTGCAATGAACCGTGCAGCTTCACTCTCAATGAAATCGAACTCGATGTGGTGCTGGTAGACACGCACATGGAGAAAGCCACGCTTAGTATTTACATCACCCCAGTTATGTTGATGGGATGCTCCGATGTACCAGCCATTAGGAAACAGTGGTTGATGCTGGTGGAAGTGACCGAAGAGACACCCTGCAAATGCTGTATAGGGGATGTCACCAACGCCAATGTCGCCTTCGCTAACCAAAACGTAATCGCTGCCAACCTTGGCACCCTGCATGCCCAAGTGAGCAAACAAGAGCTTCGGACCTTCGCACACAGTGTCTGCGTGGTTGCGAATCGTGTCTATTGCAAGCTGTCTGTTCTCTGTGTACGGAACAAAACACAGAGTGTACGTGTCTCCACGACGACCACGAACATGCGACCTCAGACTGCCTGAGCGCTCCCAACCCTTCACGACAACGTTGGGTATATGGTCAAAGACTTCCAGAGAGTGGACCTTACCCTCACGGTCAAAGCAATCGTGATTACCGACCAGCATGTAGACTGCTTCTACATTCTTGGCGAACTTGGCAATCTCACGCGACGTGAAGTTGAATGCGTCAGTAGACACTGCCTCACGTGTGTGAAACAAGTCCCCACCGAACACAATCTTTTCGATGTCGTGTTCGTCCGCATACTTGCGCATCTGTTCGATAACCTGGCAAGCGTCTACAAGACGGGAGTTCGTAAGAACCCCGTCGTGCATGACTTCTTGTGATCCGAACGGAAATGGGTGTGCGTGATGGTCCGAGAAGACGAGCAACTCGTCAATCAATACATCTGCCATGTGGTATTTCGCTTGGCTTGTATACAGGACAACCCGCCTTTACCCAATCCATACGCTCGCCTGTAACATCGCGCACAGAGTTCTGAGGGTCTGCCAGTTTCTCTAGCAGCTTCCTCAGAACCGGATGGAGCGGTGTGAAATCAACCCTTGAGATCATAGTGCTTGCGGATCGCCTCGGAAAGCGGAGCAACCATGTCTGGATGCTGCCTGAGATATTCCACAGCCTTGTCACGGCCTTGTCCAATGCGCTCACCCTGGTAGCTGTACCATGCGCCGGACTTCTCCACAAGCTCAAGCTGTGCGCCGATATCAATCAGCTCACCGAAGTAGTCCACACCCTTGCCATAGAGAATGTCGAACTCTACTTCACGGAACGGAGGAGCTACCTTGTTCTTGATGATCTTCACACGTGTACGCGTGCCAATCACATCTTCTCCACGCTTGAGCGTACCGACCTTGCGAATGTCCAAGCGGCCAGAAGCGTAGAACTTGAGTGCGTTACCACCCGTCGTTGTCTCTGGGTTACCGAACATCACACCGATCTTCATACGGATCTGGTTGATGAAGATGACAAGTGTCTGGCTCTCACCTACGATTGGTGTGAGCTTACGGCATGCCTGGCTCATGAGACGAGCCTGGACACCCATCGTCGCTGCGCCCATGTCTGCCTCTTGCTCTGCCTGAGGCACCAGGGCGGCCACAGAGTCGATGACGATGACGTCGTAGGCTCCGGACTGCGCAAGGGTCTCAACGATTTCTAGGGCTTCCTCGCCGCTCGATGGTTGTGCGAAGGTGAGTGCGTCCATGTCCACACCAAGCGCACGAGCGTACGCCGGATCGAGAGCATGCTCAACGTCGATGAATGCAGCCAAGCCGCCATTCTTCTGAGCGTTTGCAATCGCGTGCAGCGTCAAGGTCGTCTTACCGCTGGCTTCTGGACCAAAGATTTCGATGATGCGACCACGTGGGTAGCCACCAACACCGAGAGCGATATCCAAACCGAGGCTTCCCGTAGTGAGAACCTCAACATCCTTGAGTGTGCAGTCACCAAACAAGTTCACTGCGTCATCGCCATGCGTCTTCTTGATGAGTGCAATAGCAGCAGCAGCGGCCTTTTTCTTGTCACCGCCAAACTTGGTTAGGTCGACCTTCTCTTTTGGGGCCTTCTTGCCCTTGCGTTCGATAACTGTTTCTTCGTCTGACATGTTGTACCTCTACAAATAGAAAAGGCCCACAGCTACAAAGTAGCCATGAGCCTTCGCCATTCCCACCCTTGTTCTTCTCAGTCGTCGAGCTGCTTGCGCATGTCCGCAGCGAGGTCATCGCCGCCGTCATCGCCCGCCCATGCAGTCGAGGCTGCCGACTTCTTCGAGCTACGTGTCTCAGGTTCCGCTACGACACGAGTGTCCGATGCGCTTGCAGGAAGCAGACCGGAGAACTCCGATGCGGGACCTTCACCGAGCAACTTCACCATGTCTGCGTAGCTGTGAACCTTGCCGATCTTCGAGAGGTCGGGAAGCTTGAAGTCCGCAGGGATTGGCGCACGAGTTGGCTTCAACTCTGGCGTCACGGTGTAGCGCGTCTTGAGTGGATCCTTGTTCGGGATCTTCGTCAACACGATGTTGTAGCCCGCCTCAGCGTCCGTGATGTCCATCTCGTTCGCAACGACGATGTTCATCACCTGCTCAGCGATCGTGGACGTTGCGGCGTAGCACTGCACCTTCGGGTCACCAACCTCGAACGGACAATCCGAATCCGGACGTTCCTTCTTCCAGTCAGCGATATCCTTCGCGGTGTAGCTCTGGTCATTCATGTCAACAATGGACATGAGATACGCGAGCTTCGCACGCAAATCCTTGACAAGCTGCTGGGCTTCTACGTCGCCCTTGCGCTGCTTGAGCTGGTCCACGAACTCACAGATAGGGCACGACTTGTCGTCTGCCGCGTGTGGGGTCTTGTGTGGGCAGAGCACAGGTCCGGTGCCTTCCGCTACGTTCCAGTGCTGATGCACCTCACGGAAGAACTGACCAGCCATCGGACCCTCATCCGTCCACGGAGGAAGGATGCGAATCACGTTCTTGCCTGCCTGGGGCTTCCAGAACTTGAGGCTTGGTCCGCCACCGCGTGCCATTCGTGCCTGTAGATCCTGCGCCGCCTTCTTCAACTTTTCGTAATCAAGTGCCATTGTGATTTCTCCTGTTTGTTTTGTTGCTACCTACTTGGTAGTTGAGCCAATACTTTACCACGGACGTGCGAGTTGTCAACGAGTATTACCCGAAATCGTCTCTCGCACGGCGGCTGCCTTGACAGACAAATCTGCCTGCATTTCAGCCCTAAACGCAGAGCCAAGCTGGATGAGCATGTCCTTGCGTTGAATCATCGAAAGCATTGCAACCTTGAGCACGGAACACTGCTTCTGTGCTTCAACGGTTTCCTCTTGGAATGCTAGGTAGCGGTCGTCTGTCACCACTGAGTTTTCGATCATCTTCTCAGTGACCTTGACACCCGCGTTCATCAGCTCTGCACGCTTCTCATGATCGATGAGAGCATAGAGACGCTTGAGCGCGTTCTCATGCTGCTGCACCTTGATGCTCGCAAGTTCGTAGCAAGTTGCGTAGAACGCGAATCGTTCTGGCTGCTTCATGAACTCGCTGTTCAAGTCACTGCGATTGACGAAGAGGTCTTCTTCTAGTTGTGAGTTGTAGGTGGTATTGCCTACTGTGAATGTTGGGTTCAACTCTCCGAGAGTTGGTGTCTGTTCGATGTCTGGCATTTGTTTCCTCGTTCGCTCCATCGTAGCAGGGCGATTGCCACTGTCAACGTATTACCAGGTCCGGGATCTCCAACGACTTCTTCTTGCCCCATGATGGATCTGCTTCGGAGAAGTCGGCTAGGATCGGCACAGTGAAGTGCCAGTCTTCCATTGCGTGCTTGATGCGTGGCAGTACATCCAACTCAGATCTGTGAATGTACATTTGGATTTCGTCGTGAACCAAGTTCACGATCTTCGATTTCTTTCCCTGTAGGATCTTGTCAGAGCGAACTACTGCAATCTTAAACAAGTCAGCAGCAGTACCCTGAATCAAGAAGTTGACGCCCTGGCGCTGTGCACGAGCTTCCATCCAGAAGAGCTTCTTGTCTCCGAGAAGCTTGCAAGCCTGTGCATTCGGCAAGTGACGTACACGACCGAAGTAGTTCTCAAGCTCTGCGTTCTTCGACACGAGACGCTTGCCCTGGTTCACGAAGCGCTTTACGCCCGTGTACTTCGACAAGTATTGGTCGATGAACTTCTGACACTGTTGAATCCATTCCTCTTCGGAAAGGTGCTTGTACTGTGCCGGACGGGTAACTTGCTCACTCAAGCCCGGAGCACCTACACCGTAGATGATACCGAAGTTGATTCGCTTTGCCACTGTACGAAGCTGGTTGTATTCCTCAGAGAGTGGGTGATTCTTGTCCTTGAGAATCTTCGCCACTTCCTTGATATCCAGCCCGAACATTTCGCAGAACGTTCTGGTGTGAATATCCTGGTTCTTCGCATACGCGTCAAGTAGTAGTGGGTCCTGAGAGTAGTGCGCAGTTAGTCGCACTTCAATCTGCGAGTAGTCGGCAAGTACGTAGATGTACTCGTCATTCCAACTAAGGAATGCTTCACGGATGATCTTGCCGGTAGTCGAACCTGGAATGTTCTGTAGGTTCGGGTCCTGGGACGACATACGACCAGTCTTCACATTCTGATTGAACTGGCAGTGAAGAATGTTGTCGTCAGTCAGCTTCTCAAGGATACCCTCGACGTACGTGCCTTGGAGCTTGGACAACTCACGAAGCTTGAGGATATCCCCAATGATTTCGTGCTTGTTCTTGAGCTTCTCAAGAACCTTCTTGTCCAATGCGAAGCGAGCTTCCTCGCCAGGCAACATGTCTTTGGCATCCTTCGTCGTCTTGGTCAGCTTCACACCCGACGAAATGAGTGAGTCCGCAAGTTGCTTCGTAGACTGTAGGTTGATGTCTCCTACCTTCTCAGTGATGGAAAACTTTAGTGCCTCCATGTGCTTGACGAACTCTTGGCCAGCCTTGACCAACAACTCGCGGTCAATACGTACGCCGTGCTCCTCTGCATCGAACAAGACACGCAGTAGTGCCATCTCGTTCTTGTAGAGCGCGCTTAATGCATTCGTCCACTGGATGTTCTTGACAGTGAACTCGTACAACCTGTACGTGAGGAACGTATCTAGCGCTGCGTATTCCGTCATGAGGCTGACCGGAACGAATGAGTAGTCAACGTCATCCTTGCCGTTGATGGCATACTCATGCTGTGCTAGTTCCGAGCACTCAGCAATCCACTTCTTCAACTGGTTGCGGTTCTTGCCTTGGTGCTCGATGTTCTTGTCAATACGATCTGCCTCAGCCATCACGAGCTTGCGGAAAGCTTCACGACGTGCCTTCGATTCACGAGTACGGAACTGATCGATCTCATCTTCCTTCGCATTCGCAGTAGCGTCAATGAGACCCTTGTGTACGCGACCTAGGTCGTCCTTCCAACCAGACGCGATGATCTTCAATGCACCCGGTGCGTTCTCGTCGTAGAAGTGCCACAAGATACGAGTATCATGTAGCTTCGTCTTGATCATGATACCTTCGCGTGCATAGAAGTGCATATCGAACTTGGCGTTGTGCCAAACGGTAGTGCGCGTAGTATCAGCGAAGAAGTGGATGAGGTCATCACGAATGTCGAAGATGCTCAACTGTTCTGGTGCTGGACCTCCGAGGATACTAGCCTTGTGACGGACTGGCACGTAGAAGTGCATGTCCTTCCAGCCGAAAGACATACCGCAAATACGGTGTCCTCGGTACCAGTAAAAACCGGAGGTTTCTGTGTCGCACGCAACCAGACGCTGTTGTTGAAGCAGCTCAAAGAACGCACGCCATTCGTAGATTGTATTGACTAGGTGAAGTTTGCTACCGCCAACACCTGGCCAGTAGCTCATTTCTACTCCGTTGACGTAGTTTGTTAGAGTACCTGGGATCATTCAGCCACCTTCATAACGCGCGCCAAAATCGATGCCGAGTCGATAGGTTCAGTCCCTTGACGCATTCCCTCAGTGATACGTGGGTCGCCCACACACGTGTACTGACGACATGTCCTTGGTCGGATGTCGTAGATTCCGCACCTCTTGTTTTCCATTAGGAATGGACAAGGTTCACCAATCTTACCTTCTAGGAAGTAAGCTGCTGCGGCCTTGGTGGGGCGTGGCGCGGTTAGCATCTGTGGGAGAATCAAGCGGCTTCGAAGCTGCTCGAAAATCTCCGGTGTGAACTTGACGGCGGCATCGCCGTACAAGCCACTCTCGTACTCCACCTCTGTGATGTTGACGACAAACACATGACAACAAGCTGCTGTCTTACATGTGTCACATGGAGGGGTCTTGTCTTCTGGGATAGGCGCTACGGTATCGTGCAACACCTTCAAACGTACTCTAGCCTTGGCTGCCTTCGCTGGGTTGTGCGAAGTCGTCGGCAACCCAAACTTAGGCATCATTGATGTCTTAACAGGCAGAGGTTGAGCCGGTACATTCGGGTCAACACCAAACTGTGTCTTCTCGATACGCTTGTCTTGCGCTAGCTCATCTAGGTGAGTAGGACGCAATAGAGCAACATGTACCGGCTTCTTGAGTACGTCTTCACTCATCGCTTCTTGCTACCCATCTTGATATGACGACTCATCACAGCAGTAGTTGGATCCTTCTTGAGCATCTTTCGTGTATGGTCACGAGAGCGCTTACGCAAATGCTTGGCCTGGTCGTCCTTACTCATCATCGAGTAGGACATGACGCCAGGACAAGAAATGCCGATGAACGCTTGCTCACCACACTCCGGGCACTTCTGCTCGTTCTCCTCAGAACGCTGGACTAGATCATCCCACTCGTGCTCACAGCTTTTGCAATAGAAGTCTCGACTGATCCAACCCATACGTGTTCCTCACTGCCTGTGCAATATCGCGCATCTGGTAACGTTGGGTCACTTTGATGCGCTTGGTGAATGGGGCACTCTTCTTAGCGTTGCCCTTCGGAATGGCGACTGTTTGACCCCATGAGTAAACTTGCATGCCCGAGTTTACCGGGTCATTAATATCCACCCAACAAGACTCATCTACGTCTGTCCAGATACGCAACACTCTGTGACCATTGATCAAGAGTAGATGCGAGTTCGTGGAAGACGCCCACACCAACATACCGAGGTGACTGTACTTCTTGTTGAAGTGAGCAAGAGATCGATAGTGCCAATGCTTTGGCATCTGTCCGTTGCCTGGTATCTCGCGCAGGAAGTCCTTGAGCAAGAAGTCACACTTCCTGCCAAGGTCTTGATATCCTGTGCGAAAATACTTGAGGTCTTCTAGATCAGCTTCCGGTAGAACCGTAGCCGCCTTCGCCTCGGGCTGTGACGTCATCGAATGCCTCGACCTCTACCATAGCAGCACGTGTCACAGGTGCAACCACAAGCTGCGCAATCCGGTCACCCTTCTTGATGCTCGTGATATACCCGTTACTGCGAAACAAGATGACACCAAGTGGGCCACGGTAGTCTGGATCAACCGTTCCAGGTGTGTTGAGCACAGAGAGACCTTTCTTGAGAGCCAACCCCGAGCGCGGACGAACCTGCACTTCGTAACCATCTGGTACCGCGATCTTCCAGCCTGTAGAAACTAGAATCGGATCTCCACCAATATCCGCATCTTCTACTGAATAGACGTCCCAACCCACAGCACCGTCCGTGCCTCGGGTTGGAAGAATCGCATCAGGATGTGTGCGTACAAAACGCACCTTGGGCAAAGCTGCGATTTCTTGCTCCACCACATTGTCCTGCCATGCCTTACGGAATGCCTCGATCTGCTCTGCGGTGACTTCACCACCAATATCAAGTGTACCCTTAGTTACTGTCATGCCTTCCATGTCCACTCCAATCATTTCATCTGCACGCCGCCACGTAGCATCTTGTCAAGGATGGTTAGCGGTTCGGCAACTAGGTCTTCGAGCTTGTTGATTACCACATTGTTCGGGTAATACTGCCTAACGTCCGTGGACTGAATACCGAAAGCAATGACTTCCACGCCCACGTTCTTCGCACCGGCCACAACATCGCGCAGGTTCTGCTGCACACGACCTGTGTTACCGAAGGAAGGATACGGCATTCCGTCGTTCAAGACTAGCAGAATCTTTCGCTTCTCAGGACGCGCGAGCAAACGCTGAATGCCATGCTTAACAGCTTCACCATCAATAGTGTTGTTCTTGCAGTTGTGTGCTGCACCCGCAAGACGGATTGCGCCCTTCTCCCATGACTCACCAAAGTCACGATAGTAACGAACCCAGAGACGGCCCCAGCGTGCGTACATACTAGTGTCTTGTGGACGCTCGATAGCGTCCTCAGTTGAGTAACCGTAGACCATGAAAGGAATACGGAGGATGTTGAGCACGTCACCCAACACGATCGCAGCTTCGCCAGCTAGCTCTAGCTTCTTACCATTCATAGAACCAGAATGGTCGATAGCCAATCCGACAACAGTATTCAAGTGCCTCTTGTCAGAGAGCTGCTTGTAAACGTTCTCGGAAGTTCCAAAGATGGCGTGATGTAGACGACGACTGTCCAGTTTGCCTTCATCCTTGCCACCGAGCCAACGACGGCGGGACAATGCACGCAGCGTATTGACGAGACGCGTCTGGATGACAGACGTCATCTCTCGGGCTTCGTCACGAAACTTCTGCAAGCGCTGACCGTTGGAGGACAAGTTTCCATCGGGCATCGGAAGATACGTGTCTCCTGCGGTGGAGTACACGAGATACCCAGACTCTTCCAAGCCATGTTGATAGCCAGCGAAACCCTTCTGAGTTCCGGCTTTCTTGTCAGTGAGTTGCTTGGACACCTGTGCCAGTGCAGCACCAATATCACCAGCAGTAGTGATCATCGGCTTGCCAGCAGAGTCCTTTTGCTGGCCAGTACCACCCTGACCTTCTTGGCCAGTCTTTCCTGCCTGCGGCTGTTGCTGCTTCTCTTGCTCTTCTTGTTGCTGGCGACGCTTCTTCTCTTCCTCAGCCAGATCCTTCAACACCTCGTACATACGAAGCCCGGCTTCTAGAGCATCGAGCGTGGTGTTGATCTGAGACTGTGGACCGATTGCATCGATGCACTTACTGACACGTTCCTTTGTTTCGACGTCAACAATGGTGTTCCAAAACTCTGTGTCCTTGTACTTCTCGTAGTCGAAGTACGCGGATATTACACGACGGAAGGGTTTGATATCCTTCCAGTGTTCCGCGATCCTGGGGTAGATCCAGTCATGTACACGGTGCAAGTTGTACGGAGAGCCAGGGTACAAACGTCCCATGGCATACTCGATACGCACATCCTCACACACGTTAACACACATGAGTTGTTCTGGTGTGAGTGCGGGGCGGTAGCCGGACACCACGTTGAACTCTGTGAAGATGATATGAGCCGTCTCATGATCGAGATAGCCCTGCACAGCCTCTAGAAGCTCGTCTGGGGCGTCGTCAGGAAGAACCGGAAGGATGATCGTCTTGCCTTCTGTCTTGGCTTGTGAGCCGCGCCAGACGACACGGATGCCGTACTCATGGGCAAGCATACGTGCCGTACGCTCAACCGTAGTCTCAACAAGACGAATCCTTCGGCTCTTCATCAGTCACTCTCGTGTTCGGGGTCCAGGCAGTCACTGACTAGCTTTCCATCCTTCTTCACGGTAAACTCGATATGACCCGTAGATTCGCAGAAGCCCTCGAAGTATTCGGAGCGTTCCTCAGCATCTCGGTAAGCGTCACGCTTTGCTGCGGTGGTGAAGAACCTTGGTGATGCGCTACCATCCCCGTTGTTAACCACATAGTAGTACAGATCAACTTTCATATCAGACTTTCTTTACTCGGGCGTGGAACATCATACGAGTCTTGGTTGTGATTGCATCACGAGCTTCCTTCGTGTCGATGATCTCAAGACCAGCCTCTCGGAAGACGTCTTCTAGCATCGCCTTGAGCACCTGTCCAGTCTCTCGCAATCCTGCGCCTGGAATCTTGTCTAGCACGTGATCGAGACGAGTTTCGGTTACCCACTCGTTCGCAATCTCTAGTGCATCAGAAAGCACGGCAAGCTTTGCTGGATCCTCGACCTTGCGGTCCGTAGCGGTCTCGCGCTCTTCTGGACGCTTGTGCTTTGCCATCACACGGTTGCCGCGACTGTCCGTCACCTCTGTGAGAGGACGGAGGACAACACCTTCCATGAACTTGTCCATGCCCATACCGTTGCGGTATGCCTGTACGGACTTCTTGTCGCGTGCCTCGTCACAGGCTTCCGGGGTTCCGGGAATCTTGTCGTAGTGTACGAACTCCAAACCGAGCTTTGCTGCCACGTCCGCAGCATCTGGCACGGTCAACCAAGTCCCATTGATGTTGATGTCAAAGACACCAAACTTGAGGTCTGGACCGTATCGGTAGGCTTGCTTCTGTTGGCTGCCACCGTAGAGTTCACCGTGAACAACCATGGACTCGATGTTCATCGCGTCGCAAGCGTTTGCAAAGTCCTGCATGTTGACGAGTTGCTCGAACAGCACAATCGATGCACCGCCCGAGAACATAGACACCACACACTCAGGCGAGTTCTTCACCGTGGCACGAAACTGAGAAGCCGTGCCTGAGTCTACAAACTTCACATGTGGATCCTTGTGATACGCGATGTGGGCACTTGTTCCGTGCAGCTTTTCCAGTGCGTATAGTTCCTTGAACATGAGGACCGTCTGGTCCTTGTACAAGTTATTGATGTGCATGTAACCCATGTGTCCCTCAGGCTTTCTTCGAAAGATCTTCCTTGATCTCCATGTCGTGGATGTATTGCATGACAAACTTGCCATGTTCCGAGGCTGGTCGAATACGCACTACCAGTTCGTCTGGTGTAGTCTCGTACGTAGCTGCGTAATCATCTGGCTGAAACTTTACATGAGTCAGAGAGTCCACCACGCCAGCCATCATGCTTGACATTTCCTTGTTGGTAGACAAGACGCGCGTAGCAACAGTTCTTCCAAGGTTAGTTGGTGTCATCACTTCCTCGCCGTGAGATACTTCTTGTCATCCTTTTCCGGAAGCTGCATGTTGCGCTGAATCATCTGAGCGATGCTCATTGCCGCAGGAACCGGAAGCTTATCAAGGAAAGAGTAACGTGCCGCCTTCATAGGATACGGCAAGCGTGAGATCTTTTCCATCCAGTTGATTCCGTCACGAGTAGTGAGCGGGATCGCAATCGTGCCACTCTTGAAAGCTTCACGTACCGCAGCGAGAACCTTGACAACACCAGGAATGAACTGCTTGGCGTGGTCTTGAGGGAACATCGCCATGAGCACCTTGGTCTCAGCTTCTGGCGTGATGTAGTCGATTTGGATACATGTCTTCCAGCGGTTCAAGAACGAGAAGTTCTGAACGTTTGTACCGGCGATGTACAGCGACGAGTCGTCACCAAGACCGTTCGTGTTCGCCGTACCCACAATCGTGTTCTGTGGGTGCAGGTTGAAGATCTGGTTTGTCTCGTGCATGAGGAAGCGAAGCTCATCCGAGATTGCACGCTGTAGTACGAAGGCAGTCTCAGGCGGACACGCGTCTACCTCATCGAACAAGACAATCGTTCCCGGCTCGGTGAACGCGAGCGGAACAAGGCCGTAGCGAAACTGCATCTGGCCATTGACAATCTTCCAGTCGCCAATCAAGTCTGAGCGGGACAAGTGACCATCGAAGTTGATGGTAACCACATTGTAGTTCAACCGCGCAGCTACTTGATTCGCAAGCTGTGTCTTACCAGATCCTGAATGGCCAATCAGGTACGTAGTGTCCCGAAACTGTAGGGCCTTGAGAAACTCGATGGTTTCTTCTTGCGGGAACTGGTAGTTCGGATTCTTTTCCGGCGTGAGGATGCCAGGTTCCTTGAACGCTTGAATCAGAACGTCCTTCTTCACTGGCTGACCGTTGGCGTCGAGAACCTCTTTACCTTTAGTCTTCTTCACACCAGTGTCGAGACCAAAGGTCGCCACCATGGAAACGGCTTCCTGTTCACGGTTCGGACGATTCGGAACCACCGTGATCTTGGAGTTGAGTAGAGCTTGAGTATCCACGTTTCCTCATTACGACAAATCCCAATCTGTTTCGGTCTGGATGATCGGGTCTTTGCTTGGCTTGTTGGTGTATTGTTCGGGTTTGTTGACGAAGGAAATCTTCGTGTTCGGGCCAACTGTGAGCACGGAGCCTGCCAGTATCATAGGCAACGCGTCGTCGTTGTCAAGGTGACGCGAGTGGATTTCGATGCCGTGATCACGAAGTAGATCACGGATCACACCAATCACGTGGGTGATGCTCAGCAAGTCCAAGTCATACTCAAACAAACTCACGTTGCCTGGCATTTCCCAGCCGTTTGGCAAAACGTATGAGTTGCCATGAGACAGTAGGATGACAACCTGATGATTCTTAGCTAGCGTCTCGATCGCTTCGGAGTGAGGTATGCCTACGGGGAGGACAGAAGGGTCCTTCACGAACACGACGCGGTTGACTAGAACTCGGTCACCCATCTTGCATACTCCATGTCATCGTATGTATCCACACGATCTTTCAGGGCTGCTGTAAGTTTATCAGCCCCTGAGGAGTCTGCAAGCATGTTACCTGCATCTTGATTGTCTGGCCAGCCAGTCATACGCGAGACATACACTTTCTTGAAGTGCATGTGTAGCTCAGGAATAGCTTTCATCATCTCGGGCTTGGCGTCTCGCTTGTCCCAGAAGAGTGTGACTTCTTCGATGCCCCAAGTCTTTAGCCGGAGCATCTGGTCAAGTCCAATCTTCTTGGAGAAGGTTGCGTATGCACTCACCTGTGGTATGCGGCGAACCGCCAAGCAGTCGTAGATACCCTCGACAAGAATCGCATGCTTGTCAAAAGGTTTGACGTAGGGCCAGAGAGTTCGGTGGACCTCGGACTCGGGAGCCATGAGATACTTCATCTCGCCCTTGTCTTTGATCGAAATGTCACGACCCTGCCACGAGACAAGTTCGTGCTGTCCACCGTAGATGGGAACCACCACACGGTTGCCTAGGTCACCACGACGCTTGCCCTTGGAGTCATGTACTGCCAACGAAGGCTCGGGCGTGTAGTGAGCCTGGATCGCACGAATCTCGAATGGTGTCAGACCGCGACCGACCAAGTAGTCCCAGAAGCGAGCGTTCTCTTCTGTGCGCTCTTCCAAAGGCTTGAGTCCCTTCGGTATAGAACGAATGGTCTTGATGTCCGCAATCTTGGCTTGTGCGCTCTCATGGTCATCCGCCAAGCCATCACGCAACTCGGCTTCAAGCTCTGCATCCTCAGGCGTAATCGCAGCATACTCACGAATCAGACGAGTCATTGCCTGATAGCGAGTGATGTTCTCGGTGATAGCCACGAAGTCAAAGACGTCGTAGTTACCCAGCTTGAAGTTGCACTTGAAGCAGTTGAAGACTTTCTTCTTCGGGTTGATGTAACACTTGTACTTGTCTTCTCCGCAGAGCGGACAACAAATGCGCAGTTCGTCCGAAGGAGTCCACTTGACTGTGTGGTGCTCCTGTACGTACGAGTCCCATTCGAACTCGCGCTTGACTCTGTTTAGAAGACTTGCTCTCATGCTGCGTCGTCCGGTACCGAAGGTCCGTCGAGGATACTGCGAATCTGTGCGATGATCTCGCTCTGTGAGATTTGCAAAGGCTTGGACTTTTCGTCCTTACTCATCGTGAGCTTGGTAACTAGCTTTCCGATGTCCTCAGCAACCTCTGTCGTCTTCTTTGCCTTCGCTACTTCATCGGTAGCGAACTTCAAGCAGACAGTACAAATACACACGCCGGATGCCCATGCGAAGCATGCGTCATCTACTTGAGACATACAGAAGCTACAGACAATCGTCTTGTATCGCGAGCGAGCCCTACGAACCGCAATGTCTTCACTCATGTTCATCCTCAGTCTAGGATTACTGCACCATTGATGTCTTCCGGTACCTCGGCGAGTTCTACCTCATCCGGTGTTACCACGTCCGAGACGTTAGCATGTGCGGTTCCGTTCTGCAATGCCGTGTCGTTGACAGAGCCTGCGTAGAACGTCATGTGTTCGAAGTCTGTGGCAATCTTGATGGTGCGCTCAGACGGACCATTGCGGTTCTTCTTCATGAAGAGACGCATGATGTTGTCTTCACGCTCATCTTTGTTCTGGGCCATGATGATGAGTGCATCGGCTGTGTACATACGCGAGATAGAACCAGCCAAACCAGATTCGTCCGGAGTCTCTTGCACCATGCCGCCACGGTTCAACTGTAGGGCGGACCAGACGCGAGTGTTGAACTCTTTCGTCATACCACGGCAAGCCTTCGCAATAGCAGCTTGCTCTTGGTTGATATCATGGTAGTGACGGTGCGGCTTCATGAGGTCCAAGTAGTCAATGATGACTAGACCTGGCTTCACGCCGATAGATGCAAGCTGCTTGTAGTGGGCCTTGATGGTGTTGATGCTTGCTTCATCTTCTGGGTATTCCTTGATGATGAGCGAGTTGCCAAACTTCTCATGATAGGTGTGCAGTTCCTCGTACACCTTCGAGTTCAACGACTTCAACTCTTGCGGCTTGATATGGCAGAAGAGTGAGTCGAAACGGTCAGCGATGTCTTCTTGAGAAAGCTCAAGCGTGTAGTAGACAACCTGCTGCCCAAGCAACACGCCTACTCGTGCAAGCCATTCCAAGAAGATGGACTTACCGCGACCGGAACCACCAACAACAAGACCCATCTGCTTGTTCTTGAGGCCGCCATACATCATGGCGTCTAGTTCGGGGATGCCAGTAGACAGTCTACGGATTTCATCACGCTGGTCGCGTTGCGCCAAACGTGCCTCGAACTCAGCAAAGAAGTTGTGTCCAACCGTGAGAATGTCCATTCCCTTGTTACGGGCGACTTCTACACGCTCGACAACTTCATCCCAAGCTTCGTTCTTGATCAACTCCATCGAGTCAAGGATGGCCTGCTTCATCGCCTGACGACGAACGAACTTGCCAAACGTTGCCTGGATGTGCTCCTCCTCGAAAGGAAGGACTGGTTGCTTGATGAAGTTGTAGTAGCCTACTACTTTGTCAACTTCGTGTTCACGAATACTCTTCGTCTTAGCTGCCTTGAGCAACTCTTCACGAAGAGTAATCTGTGTGAGAGGAATCGGCGAACTAGAAATGGTCTGGTAGTACCACTGTAGTGCGCGGTTCGCGAAGTGTTCGATCTCGATCGTCTCACGAGCAATAGAGGTGAACTGAGGATTCTGTAGCATGTAGCCAAGAACCTTCACCTGATATTCCTCGCTGTAAAACAGCGTGTCTTTCTCAGTCATTACTTTCCTGTCATTTTGCGCCAAACGGGATCAGCATTCAGGTAGATATCTGGGAATGCGATCAGGCGCGTGAGCACCAGCTTACGGTACACGTCCTCACGCGTCAACCCTTGGGCGCGCATCACATCGTTCATCTGACGCTCGCAACGCTTGAACAACTCTACGGTTCCTACGTTGGCTGGAACGTTGTTCGTACTTACCTTCTCAGGCTTGACTACACTCGCACGCAATACAGCAGCGTCGGTAGTCAACACGTGAGGCTTTGGAGCCGTCTTGAACGTGTTGTGGTAGAAGGTGAACTGCGCCTTGATGAAGGTCTCAGAATCGACACCTGAGTCCTCCACAGCCTTGCGAACGCGCTTCCACAGAGCAAGCCCGTGTGGTGTGAATGGCTGACCATAGTAGCTGTACAGTGGCTTGCGTTCGTATGATTCCAACGTGCGCATGTACAAGTCGCGAAGTTGGTACTCAGCAAAGTGCTCACTGCCTGCGAACGGAGAGGTTCCGTTCACCACAGCAGTGGCACGCTCGGCCGTTGAAACTACACGCTTTTCCTGGGTCTCGGAAAAGGCAACGCTACGCTTGGCAGCAGTAAGCTTCTGCTGCCTGAGAACTGCAATCACATCAACCATGCTCACACCTTTGAAAGCTTTTCGTAGGCGCTCTTAACACGCTTGAACTGCTCCTCATCGCCGCCACGATCTGGATGCAACTCTTTAGCCAGCGCCTTCCACGCAGCGTCTATGATAACCCGAGGAGCGCCGGGACGCAAGTGTAGTATCGCCCACGGATCGTCGCCGACTGTCGTAGTTCCGCTACTGTTCATCATCTGCCGAACCTGGTCTGCAAACTTGTCGTGGACATACCAACGATGCGACCCAGACTCTCCTGCAAAGGTGCGGAATGTCGATGGAATGCTTCGGCGTACGAACTCCAAGACACGAGCGTTTGGACGTACTACTTCCCACCAGTTAGCCCACTGGCCTGTACCCTTCTTTAGTTCCATGTCAGGTCGACCTCCTCTTGCGTACGATACGCATAGAAGCCGGTGCCCATAGCTACCTGAGTAGGACGCAAAGGATTCTGTGGACGAGGAAAGTGTGCGTACTTGCTAACCAAGCGCACGCGCTTGAACGCCAAGTAATGAATGTCTGCACGAAGTGGCGGCTCTACGGCACGCTCCAACTTCGTCATACGAGCACAGTCTACGGACAGGATGTGGTTGACTGTATCGTTCGCAATCACCATGCCCATGAAGTTCTGCAAGTCATCCTTGTCGAACCTGTCATGACGAGACGGTACATCACGAAAGATTGTGCCATCTGCTCGGCGCTGCTTACGCAGTGCGTAGCCAATCTTCATCCATCCGAGAATCGAGTCTCCGGGTCTAAGCTCGCTTATCTTTCGCATTCCACAGCCTGGCTATTAGTTTAGCATCTGGCTGGGATTGGTACAACGGAAAGCATTCCTCCTTCTTGTAGTCCTCGTACCTTTGTAGCGAGTGCCTAAGAAGGTGGTCATGCGTATAGTTCGCGAACTCTACGGCAATGAGCTTGTCGCCACGTAGACCTCGACCTAGACGTTGCATGGTCTTGATTCGGCTCTTACGAGAACCGGCCAAGATGAGCGCATCAATAGTTGGTACGTCCACACCTTCGTCCAGAATGGTCGAAGCAATGAGGACTGGAAGCCTACGCTCACCGAAGTCCTGTAATCCAGACTGTCGTACTTCCGTAGTTTCCTTGCCGTTGATGAACAAGTGTGGAATGAACGCACCGTCTACCGCAGTCCAGAGAGCAGCGTCGATGAGCTTTCCGTGCTCAATCTGTTCGCACAAGATGAGCGTAGATAGTCCGTTGTCCGTGAATGCTCTTGTCCAATCTACGATCAGAGAAAGAGCATTTGGGTTCTCTACTATACCCTGCTTGTACGCAGTAGCATACGTCGTCTTCTTAGGCAGCATTGGTGCTGTGACCTTGGAGAAGATGACATGTGTACGCGCGGAGATACCACGGTCAACCAAAAACTTGTTGGGGATGTCTACGATGATCGGACCAATCGCCGCCAACAAACAAATATTGGCACCGTCAGTACGGTCCATAGGAGTTCCAGAAAGACCAAAGCGATAGTTCGCAGGACAAGCAGTACAAACACTGTACCAAGTCTCGCTACCCGCATGATGGCACTCATCCACGAAAAGAACCTGAGTATTCGCAAGTAGATCCTGGCACGCTTGTTGCTCGAAGCGGGATTCAAGCGTATCCACCGTCGCGATTGTAACCCAGGAACCTGGCTCCCAGATACCATCGCCAACCAAGCCGACCTCTGCATCTGTAACTCCTAGTCTCTTCTTGAAGCGGTCACGTGCCTGGTACAACAGCTCTCGTGTTGTCACCATGAACAGCGTTGGCTGTCGAAGATACTGAGTGATTGCACAAGCAATCTCTGTCTTGCCGCCGTTGGTGGCAATACGCAAGATACCCTGCTTTGCTTCTACCGCCTTTTCTGCTGCGGCAAGTTGGTAGTCAAACTTGCCCTCCATCTTGACACCGATGAGATCGTACGTGCTACCTTGAGGTGCCAGCGGTGTACGATGGTCATTCACCTCGTACTGCACGCTTGCTACATCGAGCACATGCTTCACAATGTCAAGTAGGCCAGTAGGGAAAGCGCCTGTGTTCGTCTTGAACAAGTGCTTGCGACCGTCCCACACACCCTTGCGGTATGCCTTCGAAAACTCGGCGCCCTCTACTGCGTATGAAGTAGCTTCACGAACTGCATTGAGAGGATACTTGCCGGTGAGCTTCGAGATTGGTCCGTAGATATCAATGATGGCTTGTTGCATTCTTGATCAGGCTTTCTACAGGAATGAGCTTTGGAGTTGGTGCCATCAACAAGAACTCGTCTGTTGGAAACCAACTAAACGTCAAGCCCTCACGTTGAAACTTCTTGAAGGCTGACTGGTTGAGCGTCATCACGACAGGTTCGGACATGTCGCGAGTAAACACCCCAGCTCTGATTGAGTTTGGGCGATCGCGGTATTTGAAGTATGCGATGATTTGCTTCGCGTCAGGAAGTACGTGGGTGAATAGGTAGTTGACACGCTTTGCGAGGATGTCCATGCAGCTCTTATTCGCTGGACAGTTGTCGTTGTTGAGGCAGAAGAGTGGCGATAGCTGCGGGTATGGCTCAATCAGCGTCATGCACTCTGGATAGATATATCGGAGAGGCATGAAAACTGAGTGCTTCTGGAACGTGAAGAATACTACCGCTTCTTTCATCTGTCACCAAATCAGTGCCATGGAGTCTGCCACATCCTTGAAACGCTTACGTGTTTCTTCACGGAAGGCATTGAACTCTTCACGCAGCGTATTGAACGCCTTGTAGTGTTCACGTAGCTGCTTAGCCTCGGTCTCCAAATCCCTTACTTTGGATTCCAGGACCATAATCTGCTGCTTCTGTGCCGTAACCTTTTGCATGGTCAGGTTCACGTGCTGGTTCAAACCCTGGAAAGCTTCACGCAAACGATTCGCTTCGGCGATCGTGATAGGCTGCTGGGAAGCCTTGAACTCCGGGTTTGATACTGCGTGCATGAACGCAGCGATTTCTTCGGGCGTGTGGATTTCGTTCATCGGTGCTCTAGTCCTAGGATGAGGCCCAGCACAATCGTAGTCACTGCAAAAGCTGCTGCCAAACTCCATGGAATCCAAGACCAATCTGGCTGATTCTGTGCTTGACGAAGTGCCGCATCTGCTTGCTCCCACTGTTGGGTGAGCCGTGTACGCTCTGCTGTCAGCGTCGTGATCTGGCTTGTTGCGGCGTCCAACGACAGGTGAAGCTCGTCGCTAGCATGCGACAAAGCTGCGATCTGTGCAAGGTCTGCCGTGTGTGCATTGGTCAGAAAACGCAAGTCCTCGTCAATCTGTAGGAGCGCTTGATACTCTCCGAGATTGAAGCACTGATACGTCTGACCAGACGACTGGCAACGGATACCAGCCGGAAGACGGAAACGTGTGATGGTGTCCTGTGCCATCGCCATGCCGGGTGCGCCAAAGAGCATCACCACGACTAGTAAAGCTGCAATGATCTTCTTCATCACTTCACCTTGCTGTCTACATCAGACCAAGACGAAATACCTGCGATGATTTGCGTGTTACGCTCGTGCTGGTCCTGTAGTGCTTGAATCTGCTGCTGGATAGCCTCGGCCTGTTGCTGGGCGGCTGCTGCCGCCTCTGCATGCTGCTGCTGGGCCTGTGCGTCCTGTGCGAGCTGTTGGTTCGTCTGCGCCTGGCGTACGGCCTCCTGAGCGACGTCACGCTGTGCTTCGAGGCCAGCAATCTGAGAGCCTCGTGCGCTAGCTGTGATTGCCCAAATCGCGGCTGCTACTACGGTAGCAAGAACTACGAAGATACCAACGATCCACTTTCGCCATCCAGTGGGGTTGGACTTCTTGTAGTTGTCAATCCATTCGAGTAGTTGGTTCATGGGAACTCGTCATTTCTGGAACCACCAATCTGGTCGTCCTGTAGAGAGATAGCAGAAACCACGGCATGAAGCAAGGAGTCCAAACGCTTGTCAAAATGTGAAGGCAAGGACTTCAACATGAGCATAGTCTTGGTTACACGTGCTTGTGTTGGAGCAGTGAAACCATTCATTGCAGGTACACCATCGAGAGTGTCAAGTGAAGCAAACGAAATGTTGTAGTAGGCACCATCTGTGAACGGTGTCGTTTCAAGGTACACATAGTCTGCAATCAGCACACCTTGTGCGGGCGGAATCACGCGTACAATAGCAACAGCATCTGCCGTTACAGGTGTGTCAGTACGGACCACGGCTGCATAGTTCGTAGCATCTGTATACGAAGCGTTTACAATGACCTGGGTGTTGAGCTGCAAGCGAATATAGGTCGGCGAGATAAAGCGTACAGTGTCAATCTGTACGTTACCGGAAACGGATGGTTGTCCGCCACCCCACGGTGTAGTGCCCCACGGACCTGTACCCCACGTCATCAACGCACCTCGTGTGTATCGTCTCGCTCTACTTCTACCTTCGTAGTTTCAGCTACGCGCGTTTCTACTACAACAGGCGCTTGTCCACGTCCGCGAAGAAGTGGATGACCAAAGAAGCCAGCGATTGCGGCGATTGCTGCAAGCAACGCACTCAAGCCTGGTCCCAAGATCGTTAGCCACGGAAGGCCAACGAGGATACTGAGAACCTCAGCCTTGACCATCAACAAGAAGAGAGTAGGTGCTCCAAACGCACACACAACGAACACAGACAAGAGAACTGCCTGTGGCCAGTGGATGTTGTCGAAGTATGCCTTGATGTCTTTGAATGTCATGTTCACCTCACTGCAACTTGTTCAATCCGCCGTAAGCACCTGCGCCAGCACCTGTGCCGTAGTCCCATGTAGTTGCACCGATAGAACCTACTGCCGGTACGATAGTACCTGCTGCGACTGCTGTTCCGACGTTGTTACCGATTACGTAACCGTAACGGTAGTTGGTTGTGTCGAAATCCAACTCACCACCAGAAAGGGTCGAACCGTCACCAGTAACCAAGTTACCCGTGATTACGTGCTGGTCCCAAGTACCGCCAACCAAGTCATCCTTGTATACGATACCACGACCTTCGATAACTCCAACACTGTTCCAATCCACTAGGTTGTTCGAGCACACTGTAGATGCGATAGCACCGCGCACACGAATACCGATTCGGTTTGGGTTGTTGGCTAGAAGAGCACCAGTCTTCACACCAGAAAGCATGTTGTCACAGATAGACACACAACGTGCTACTGCCGTCTGACAGAACACCGAGATACCGATGTGTGTGATGTCGTTCGCACTGTAAGTTGTCTCTTGGATGACGTTGCCGTGAACCTTCGTGTTCAACGAGCCGTTACCAAGTTCAAGAGACATTGCAACCGCGCTTGCCGTAGTGCTACGCCACACAATCACGTTCTCCGATACACTGCCATCGATTGCACCACCCACGCCATTGAGCGCGATGGTCTGCCCGCCACCCGTGCTAGAGCGGCAGTGGTTGCGTTCGATGATGTATCCGTTCAAGCCAACCGAAGGTGCGGCCACCACGATGCAGTGGAAAGCATTTGATTGGGTAGCTGCGATAGCCTGGTCAACGATGTTGTCGGTGATTACCAAGCCCTTCGAGTTGGTGGTAGCATTCTGGAAGCGAATACCAGCACCAGACTGTAGGATCGTTCCGAACGAGCACTCAACACCAGACACGATGTTCTGTGTGATTCTTGCTGGACCGCAGTTCTGCACCTCGATACCGGATGCGATTCCTGTTGGTGCAGCGAAGACACCGAAAACATCGTTGTCCGAAATCGAAACGCTTGGCGCACGACTCGTGATGTTGTTCTGGTTCGCTACGAAGATGCCGTATGCCGCAGCCGTCGAACCTGTGTCGCCGATGGAATCAAGGCGGTTGCCCTTGATCTTCACGTTTGCTACGTTCGTTCCACCAGGGTTCATGTAGATACCGCTTGCTACAGTTGGCGAAGCAATACCCTCAGCGAAGTTGTCACTGATGATGAACTGGTCCTGGTTGTTGCTGCTTCCTGGAACAAAGCGAACGAAGCTACCTTCATCATCGCCTGCGTTGATAGCGAAGCAAGTGTTACCAGATACGTCGTACTTTCCACCAAAGAACGAACTGAAAGCGTTCGTAAGTTCGATAGCAACGCGGATACCGATACCAGAGCTGGCGCCCAAGTTCGTGAACATGTTGTCTCGGATGATCAGTCTGTTGATTCCTGGGTCATTCAAGAGACGGATACCATATACGTTGTCGTGTTCTGCACTTTCGGCAAACACGTTGCTCTTGATTTCCAAGTCACACGAGAGCATACCGCCGACTGGACCACCAACACGCACCATCTCTTGCATACGAGTGCAGTAGTTACGAGACCAAGATGCCTTCGTAAGCGAATGCTGGTCAAGCTGTGCACCGACGATGAACGAGCCCACGTTACAATCAATCGTGTTGTCATCTACCACGATGTCAGAAGCAGCCTGTGTGCTCTTGAGCCACAACAGCATGTTCGTGAAACCAGCCGCGGTTGTACCGCCCGTGTAGTTGAAGTAGTTCTCAGTGATGTGCACGCGGTTAGTACCGGCTGCCGTGTTCCAGAAGCCGAACACGTATGCGTTGCCTGTTACGGCTGGCAAAGTGAATCGGTTGTTCTGAGCTACTACACCACTTACGGCTCCGGTCACACCAGCGCCCACAGCAGTTACGCTTGTGATGCTCATCTGGTTGTTAGTGATGACTAGACGAGTTACAGATCCGTCCGCAAGTGCGTATGGCGCCAAGCAGGCTCCGAAGCACTCGTCGATTACTACGTCATTCACACTGGATGCGATGAAGAATCCAGTAGTAGAAATCAAGCACTTGTTGAAGCGCGAGTTCGTCAACGTCGAGGTAATCGTTGAGCCGATGATGATAGACGCTCCCGACGAGCCTACGAACGTAGAGCTGGACGCGGATACGCCTGCATTCACGTTCACAAGACGAACCTGTCCAGTGAATGCACAGTAGTCGAACTGCACGTTTGTTGCAGCAGACACGTCTAGGATGTTCACGGCTGCACCACCAGCACGCTGGTAAGCGATGTTCGTGAAGCGTAGAGTTGCGGTCGTAGAGATTGCTGCGCCAGTCGTGTTCGTGCTTGAGAACACAGTCGTTGCGAAGTTCTCACCAATGAACGTCACCGACTTTGCGATAGCGACCGTCGTTGGAAAACTATACGTACCAGCCTTTACAAAGATGGTTCCACCACTTGCTGGAAGTGCAGCAACTGCGGCAGTCAACATCGCCGAAGCATCTGAGAATGCCGTGACGTTGAAATCACCGAAAGACGTAGCGCCGTTACCAATCGAGACGCTGTTGGAACGCGCACCCTGTACACCACCCGCTTGGTCAAACCAACGAGGACGGGATGCGAATGCGATCGGAGGCGCTGCCGCTACCACATCGGGACGCATAGAACCGAACTTCAACTCACGAATCTGAGCAGAGAGTGCGTCAATCTGGTCCTTCAACGAGCGGATGTTGAGGTCATCGCGAGCACCGAATACTTCCTTCGACATGGTGAGTGCGCTACCGCGAGTCTCATTCGCCTGCCAAAGACGTTGTGCTGGGTCTGGGTGACCTGGCGTTGCCAACAAAGAATCCTGAGCTGGGTCACTTGGATCTGTGCGTTCGCGCACAAGCATCGCAGTGCCGGACGTTACACGAACGATTGCGCCAGCCTTGTGAGGAGAACCCAAGTTTCCACTCAAGCCAAGCAATCCGTTCGCACGGTCAATCGAAGAAACCGTACGTGCTTCTGGGGCCGTGCCACCGAAGTCAACAGTGACGTTGAATGGCAAGGTCGCTGGGAATACGCGGTTGTCTACTACACGGATCGTACTTGCACCAACAGCCGAATCTACTTCCATGACAGAAGCTGCCGTTACTAGTGCCAAGCCTGGGTTAGAACCACCCGAGACGATACGGTTAGAACCGTCCGTACGGAACACGCCTACCGGAACTCGAATAGAGTTTGGGTTGGACGTCTGTTCAAACGACGTCGTAGACACAGGGTTGACGATGCGCCAGTCCGGAGCTAGTCGCGTAGCAACGTTCAAACCAAACTCAGAACCATCAGGTTCTGGTGCAGTGTTAGGGATGGTTGGATCCCAGAAGAAACGAGAGTCAGTGTCCGAGTCGTTTTGGATGAACTCGATTTCGACGTAGAAGTTGAGGCCAGTGCCAAGCAACGTGATGGAACGTGAATCGTTTGGTGTCTGCTCGTTGTTGGTGATCTGTCCAGAGCGGTCGGCTGCGTTACCGTTGTACACGGTAATCATACCTGGGTTAGCTGTCTGGTCCTCAATCTGTACACGGAAGCCGTCAAGAATACGAGAACGACGGTCTAGCCATTCACGCTCAAGCTCAAACTTCTGTGCCTCTTGCGTGTAGGTATTCGCACCCTGTACGTAGTCTACAAGATCAATGCGTTCACCAGAATGTACCTTGAGACTCTCGGGCATATTACCTCTTCGAAATAAACGTGACTTCTACGCCAGCAGCGCGCACCAAGTCAATGATATACTGCACTCGGTCCTGCACAGTCACAGGGAGTCTGAGTGGGAAGTCGAAGCCATCTCTTCGTGGGTATCCCGTACCAACCGATGGTGACAAAGCTTCCATTTCATAGTGCGTGTGTTCGATTTGCAAGTACGGGATGAAATCAAGAACAGCACCAACCCTAGTAGTATAGCTGATGTTTTCCTCTGGTCCAGGCGTAAACTCTACGCTTCGCTGGTTACTGTGGGAGAATACCGCACCATGTGAGAATGTCAACACATTTGTGCCCGTGTTGTTATTCGTAACGTGTAGTCTCTCTGCGAGCAATGGACCAGCACCAACATCCAACGTGATCACGTATGGATAGCCGCTGGTTGGGAAACGCGCTGTGCTTGCAAGAGTCGCAGTTGTATCCCCAGCCGACACTGCTGCCGCAAGCTGCCCACGTGCCTTCACAACGCCCGTTCCAAAGTTGAACGTGCCGTTAGCTGCCGTAGGTGACCAATCGGTTCCACCGAGGTTTAGAGTCGCCTGCGTGTACAACGGACGTACAGTGTCTGCACCACCAACCTGGATCTCGGGAGCATACAGACCGAACCTGTCTAGGTATCTTACGTTGCCCATGTGGTCATCGCCGCCAGCAGGACTGACGCGAATGAGGTCCGCCAAAAGAACTACACGAGAACCAATCGCGTGGCTGTTCACCGCAGGCACAGACAAGTTCAATGTAGTACCAGCAGACGTGCTTACCACTTCCAACACTTCGGCAGTTCCAGTGAATGGTTCAATCACCACACGATATGGACCACCATTTGGGAACTGGTTTGCTGGACCGGATGGACCCGCCAAGCTAGTCATGACCACAGCCATGTCACCTGGATTTACCAACGCAGTAGTAACCTCGTACGTGCGTGAACGCAACGAGAGCTGCTGCACTGCAAGGGTTTCTACGTTGCCAGAGTTCTCACCCATAAGCACATCGTAAGGAACCGTAGTTGGGAACGATGAAGCGTCGTCCACCTCAAACACAGTGGCGTTGATGAGTCGGTCCACCGCTAGGTTTGCTGGGCCAGACACAGTGATGGTTAGGCCGTTGCCTGGGGTAGTTTCCTTCTTATGTGTCTCTGCAAACAAGTCCCATACATATGGACCCGGCCACACGTCGTCTACGTTCCAGATATCACCAGAATCGTAGTTGCCGTAGTTCGCAACAGTGTCTGACACTGCGACCGGAGCAGTCAAACCCTTGGCAAGACGAATACGCTTTTCGTCGCGAACGATGTCCGTTACACGCACAGCCGCAGCAAGAGGAGGCACTGTGAACTCTGCATCACCAGTCACGGTGTACAACATCGTTGTACCAAGGATGTTGATGGTGCCAGTTGGGAAGAACTGCGAGGTATCCAACACAGGCAAGACAGTACCACCGATTGGCACGTCTGCGGTCAAGCGTGTGGTTGGGTTGTAGTATGCGTAACGTACTGCACCCGCCACCTCAGTTACACCAATAAAGCTGAGGCTTTGCGTAGACGTTACGGAAATATCTGTGTCTCCGATGTTTCGGATAGCATCAGCAGTTGGTGGAGGCGGTAGAAGCCCGGTACCAAACGTCTCACGAATGTACGAAGCCGAGCGCAAGTCATTACGCAAGAACTCGATAGGCAACAAGATTTCAACATGATGCGGGTCTGTCTGGAACACATCCCATGCCACACCCTTGACTTGTACTTGCGCGATTGCTGCCGTCATCGTTGGTGTAAGCAACGAGAACTCAACATTCTTTGGAAAGCGCATCAAATCCGGCAGTTCTCTCTTGAGAAGCACAGAGTGGTCGGTCTCAGACGCGCGAATGTACTGGAAGTTGCCCAACACAGTGAATGTGTCGCCCGCTACCGGAGGTACTGCCAACGTATTGCCAAACGTGAACACCGTGGTCGTGTTGTCTTCAATATACGCAATGACGTTGGTGAGCGCCGTCGTCACATCACCATTGAAACGAATCCAGAATCCACCGTAGCGGTCCGCACTGATTGGTCCAGCTACCGAAACAGAAGTGGTTGTGCCCGCAGTAGCGGTGAACACAGTAGACAAGTCACCACTCTGAATCCAGCCGCCCTCGATGAGCATCTGGTCCACGTCTTGCATCGTCACGTAAAACGTATTGATCTGTGACGCCAAACCATCCTGCTTGACCTGAATGCCAGCAACTGCCGTCGCACCAGTACCGCCCTTGGAGGAAGCTGGGATGGTCAACTTACGTGCGTCCAAACCTACAGCGGTGATTGGACCCGCCGTTTCGTACGCCGTTCCACGACCCAAGTTGAGTGTGTACTGTGTGCCAGGATTTGGGAAGCCATTTGCGTCAAATACGTTCACATGGGTTGCACCAATCGTGAAGTCCGAAATGACGCCACTCTCCCACTCGGTACCAACCGCAGTGTGGTTCTGGGTGAGTGGGTCCTTGAAATACACTGTGTTTGTGTAGCGGTCGATGAAAATGTAGTCCGCGGTCTCTTCCGTTGGAAGACCTTCGTCAATAACCATCGTACCAACCTGAGGGAACTGTGCCGTGCCTACAAGCTGTGCGTGAACTGCACCAGCGAGAACATCCGCAGAGAAGGCACCACACTGTGTCACCTTCGGTCCAAGGATGATCTCAAGAACCGCCTCGAACTTTGTCTTGATCTGCTTGTACTGTAGAGCAATCACACGAGCAATAGCACGCCACTGTGCATCCGAGAACCCGAACGGTGGACGCTGCAAACCAAGGTTCGCCGTTACCACGTTGAGGTACTTACCGTCAGCGTAGTCCAAGCTCATTTGATCGCGTACTTCCGCGATATCGCTCTGTGTAGAAATGATTGACATCAGATGACCTGGACGAGAGAGTTACCCGAAGCATCGAATGGGATTGGGAGTTCACTCTCAAGAACTACCACGTTCGATGTTGGGGTTACGATACGAATGTCAGCTACGCCGTTGATACGCAACGCCGCTTCGACAATCTTGGAAATGATTACATCCTGGCCGATACGCAACGACGAGATGTAAGACTCGATAGAAGACTGGACCAACGGTGCCAAGTCTGCTTCGGTAAACCCGTCTGCTGCCGTGAGGCTGGCGATGACTGTGATGCGCTTGATGATGGGCTGTTCCACAGAGAGGAAGATTCCGGCTGCCTTTACACCAGGGAAGTTGACTGGATCATTTACGTCACCTTCCATGACCTTCTGTACTTGAGCAATCAAGTTGGTGTAGTAAGTGTAGTGAGCTACTAGTTGAGTTCCTACAACTACTCCACCTACGTCAACCAACTGGAACTCACCAGTGCCGCGGTTGATGATGTAGTCTACACCACGCGACAAAAGTGTCCAGGTCCCAGACGGCGACTTCACGAAAATGCGTTCGCTGTTACGAACAACAGGGAAGTTCGTCATCTTGAAGTGACGCTGAGTAGCCTCAGCAGATGCGGAGATTACATCCACGAAATCGATGATAGAACCGTTCATGTGCGCGGTTGCAGTACCGGACACGAGCGCAAGTACCGTGCCAATCTTGGCATTGTACTGTACGAGTTCTGCTGGGTTAGTACCGTCTGTCTCAATCAAGACAAAGCCAGAGTTTGGCCAGTCAGAGATATCCACAGGGGTCAAGCTTGTGGCACCGGAAAGGACTGCTCCGATTGAGTCGGCCGGTAGAATCTTGGTTCGTGCGATTGCTCCGGTGCCGTCATCTACGTACAAGAACACTTCATCGTTCACAAAGTCTTCTACGATGTTCGAAGAGATAACACGATTCTGTGTGGTTGGGTCGGTGACTCCGATTGCAGAAGACTTGAGCGCAAGAGGCGTGCCACGAGACAAACTCTGCAACTGCTCAAGTGCGCGGCTGCGGTACTCCGAGTCTGTTTCACGATCAAGTCCACCGGAAGCTTTGCTGGTGTTGATGAAAGCTGCACCGATGAATGGAGGAGCCGATGGGAACTGATTGATTCTGCTTGCTCCGCAGTTGCCTGCCGTTCCAGAAGTCGTGCACTTGATGACTACTTCATTCGATTCGTAGTTACCAGAAAGGATGAAGGCCGGTTCGGTCGTCACATAGATGCGTGCTGCTTCTGTGACAGTTGGTGGTGCTTGAACTTGCGTGCCAATGTTGATGGAGCGCGACAACGAAGTTGGCGTAGTTGGCGACGTGAGAGAGCCACCCGTTACGAAGGCAATACGGTCACCGACGAACACGTCGAAAAGCAATGGAGAAGACAGACCCAATGCCATGGTCGTAGTGTTGTTGGTAGCTACCTGAATGTTCTGCAAACGCGGAGTTCCCTCTCCGATACGAATCGTGTACGGGAATCCAGACGTTGGGAAGCGAGAGGTGTCAAAGCCAGTGATAGTACCGCCACCAGCCGCTACGTCTACTGCTGCCTTGGTACGAATGAGGTTGTTGTCGTAGAACTTGCCGACACCTGTCGCAGTCACTGCTGCACGACGAGTGATACCAAAGTCAGCAAGACGACGATCCAAGTCTTCGCCCGCAGCAATAGTGAACGAGAACAGATCCAGGATCTGCACCATCTGGAAATACTGTTCGTCATCTTCCAATGCCGCAGCTTCTAGGATCGAACGGATAACCGAGCCTACGTTGTAGTCGCTGATGGACGTACGTGACTGCATGTACGCAATCATGTCGTTCAAGATCTGCTCAAATGTTCTCGGTGTAAAAGCCATGTCAGAACCTACGAAGGGCGAGGCTGGTGGACAAGATATCGCTTGAGTTTGCGAGTTCGATATCTACCTTAGCCGCTAGTTTATCTCCAACCGCAATGAAACGCAAATCCTTTACGTCCTGCACGCGGTTGTCACTCGTGAGTGTGTTGATGGTGTTAATGCGCAGTTCGTTAAAGGAACTTGGTGTTGCCTTTCTACCGATTGCGAACTTCGCACCGAACTTTGGGTGAGCTGCTAGTTCACCACGTTCCGTCATGAACTTGAGCTTGATTGCCTGCTCCACATTCGGAATACCCTGGATGCTAGCCAAGTCACCAATCTGATTGAGAGCAATGTCAGTCAGCTCAGTACCAGAGACCATTGTGGACTTGAGCATTAGGTCACGACCATATGCCTGCGTTACCGGGTCATCACCATTCTGACCAAGAGTCTCATTCGAAGTTGGGTTCTGAGAACCAACCGTACCACCAGGTGATCCCTGTCGTGGGAAAAGGATTGTATCACCAGGCATTAGAACGCCTGGACCACCCGTAGCGGAAATGAACGGAGAACGAAGACGGTTCAATGTGACAAGGATGCGCCAACGACTTGGGTCACCCAAAAGACGCGTAGCAACATCACGAATGTTTTCTCCTGGACCTACAATCGCAGATCCGACGGTGGACGTAAGTCCTTCGTAGCCAATGTACGTTGGAGACGACGTAGGTGTACGACGTGCTGTAGTGCTGGTACCTGGCGTTTCGTAAGCTGCGGCATAGCGGCTGATGAGCAAGTTCGCATCTGTAGTTGTAGACTCAGACGCTGCTGGCTCAGAGAGGATACGTGCACACGTGATTTGTGTACGACGCATGTTGCGGATGATAGGGTCCTGCACTTCCAACGTGTTCGAAGAAACAAGCTGTGCAATAGCAGTGTCCAGGTTCTGCTGTAGAGACAACACCTGAGTTCTCAAACCACGAACCACACCGTAGGCGGATGTCTTCACAGCGTTCAAGCCGTTGATCACGTTGATGATGGGCGACAGAACCGTGTTGGAAATGAAGGAAATGTATCCCTGTAGACGATTGATTTGTGTCGAAATCGTCTGGAACACGTTGAGGATGTTCTGTCCGTACTCTTGCAAACGGGCCAACATGCGCTGCCTGTTTCGAGCATCTGCCAACGGGTCGTCCGGGATGGCGTACGTGAAATCAAATCGCGCAAGAGTCTTGAGAGAGATACTGTAGTCGTAGGTGAGTGGAGAGCCTGACGACTGCGAGAGTCTGAAATCCTCAGGCTCTACAATCCAGTAGTCGGCGTCCTTGATGTTGCGCCACAACATCACTACACGACCCGAAATCAAATCGTCAGACTTCACGTCTGAGTACAGACGGAAGATGTTTCTCAAGAAGATGATGTCGTCGAAACCCGTCTTCTCATCGGCTGGAATACCACGAGTGTTAGTGTTGAGTCCGCTACCGACCAACTGTGACAACTGCGTTTCTGTCACATTGAGAAGCGGGATTGTTGGCGAGGATGACTTGTTCGGACGCAAGCCGGTCGTACCAGCCACTTTGATGGCCTTGATGATAGAGCCATAGCTCTCTACATACTTACCACCGTCCTGAGTCGCCTGAATAGTCGTTGCGAAAGGCTCAGTGATTTCGTGAGTCTTTGGCGGTACGCGGAAGAAGTATTCAGCGTTTTCAGTGCGCGAGGCTGGGTCCAAACCTGGGTGAGCCAACGTGCTGTCCGCTTCCGTGTCATACAGAAGCAAAGAGTACAGCGACTGCACCAGCTCCGTGAGCTGGGCACCCTGTACTGCTTGTGCTCTCTGTTCTGGTGTAACTCGTGTTACTGTGGTGCTGGTATCTACACCTAGAGAGTTACGACCAGTGAGTTGACGGTTAGGCATTATCCGACCCTTGTTGTAGGAGACACGGCTGCGGGGATTGCAGCAGCCAATGCGTTCGCTGCGGTGGTAAGTGCTGCGGCGTATGCAGCTTCAACGGTTGCAAGCGATTGAGCTGCGGCAACTGCGGCAGCGAATGCGGCTACAGCCGCCTGTAGGGCTGTTCCACCGACTGCACCACCAAGTGAACCAGTACCGATGTTAACACCGCCTGGTGTCGTGCTAATCGAGCCTGGGCCGCCAGAGACACCGCCAGAGCTGATGCTGAGTTGGGAACCAGACAGAGAAAGCACACCAGTTGAGCTAACAGTCAGATCCGCCATGCTGTTGATAGTAGCTTGGCCTGTGACCTGTACGTTCAACGTGGTTCGTGCTGTGATGGAAGTCTGCCCTGTTACAGTAACATCGAGGTTCTGAGTAACATCCGCGGAGAGACCACCGTCTGTAGACACCGACATGTCACCAGATACGTCCAGCGTCAAATCCTGTCCAACAGTAAGTGTAGTCTCTTCGTCGCTAGTTAGCAAGATCCTCTTCTTGCTGTTGAGCTTGATTTCGTCAGAGACGGTAAGGAATGCGCGTTCTTTCGTCAACTTGACGTAGGTATTATCTTTGGTACCATTTGACGTGTTGCTACCACCTGGGTTCGTCTGTGGCAACTGGTCATCTTGGACGTCTTCGACACCGATACCGTCTTCCTGTTCATTGAAGTCCAACTCAAAGCTTTGTGATGGCTTGACCCAGATTTTGTAAGATCCTCCGTTATCTGCGTCAGTAGATCGAGGAAACCTACCTTCTTGTGGGGACAAGTCTGATCCGAACGACAAGTTAGAGTTCGCCCTCGTCGTAGACAGGTAAACGTGACCCTGCTTCGTGATTACCCATTCCACGCCATTGATGCGCTGGAAGAAGCGACCATCCTGCAAAAGTGTAGGACTCTGACCTGCGGCGTTTGGATTGCTGTGGCCGCTAGTAAGCGGATCCATTGGGTTATGTGGATGTGGCCACCAACGCACGATGTACGGCATGTCAATAGAACCACCAAGGAAACCCACGACACACCAGTCTCCATCCAAGTCATACGGATTGATATGGTTTAGCTGGTTGTTGTAGTTCTCTCCGGTCACCAAAGAACTGCATCCGCGTGGCAAGTTCTCCGCGTAGTTATCCAATCCTGTGTGACTGTCCGGCGTGATGATAACATTCTGTACGGGGAAATGCGTACCACGACCGTCCTGAATGATCAAAACAGTGCACGTATGCATGTACCCACGACGGTCTTCACGCTGATACGACGAACGGTTTCTCTCATCGTTTGCAGGCGTTACGTCCAAGACAACACCAAGCATAGTCCTCGTCAGGTTGAGCCCAACGTAGTCCTGCTGTCTTGCAGTCATGCTTTGCTGCACCGGCAAGCCCGTGCTGTCAATGATGCGGTCGTTCATGCTAGTCCTGTTGTTGGTGAACCAAAGGAATCAAATGCCTCGGAAAGTGCAGAGCTGTCGATACCACCCTGTGGATTGGTCTGTACTGCGGATGTTGTAGAACCTGCACCAGTCAGTGTTGGATCTCCAATCGAATCCACACCTTGTGCCAAGTCCAAAGAAGACTGCGAAACGGACGCTAGAATCTGTTCGTTGTACTTGTCCTTCAAAGTACCGTTCTGATCTGCTGTATCCACCGTGTTGAACACTTCACTTGTACGTTGAGCCAAGGTCAACGCTGCGCCACTCTGACGTTCTAGCTTCGTAGCTCTACGCACAGAGATAGGGTCTGGAACGATGAAGTACGTAGCCAAACGTGAACCAGTCTGACGCTGTGTTCCGGTAGGATCGAAGCCATTGATGAACGGCAACACGTACGACGGATACGGGTTGCTTGGCTGTCCACGAGTAACATGCAACGTCGTAGTCATCGGCTTGAGAATCTGCCAGTTGTGAGAAACACCTTCTACATAGAACGAGAGGTTGCGATCTACCAAATCTAGACGATACCCAACACGAATCTCTGGCGCTCCGCGCATGTCGATCGTACCTGAAATGTACTCAAGGTTGTGTTGGTACCAGTGGTCATTGAGCAAGGCCCAACGAGCAATCTGACGACGAGTAGATGGTGTATCTACGTGGCCGACGACAACTTGCGTTGTCTCAGTGTCTACAGCAGTGTCAGCCTGGACAGGCGTAGATACTGGCGGTGTTTCTGCGGTAGGCACAAGTTCGTCTGCATCACCGTCATACGCACCATCTGTTCCCAAACTAGTAGCAGGGTCAGTAGACGTCGCTACTGTGTCTGGGTCTGCGGTATCACGTGACGTGTGAGTTGTGAGACCCCAACCGGCAAGCACGTCTACCGGATTCTGGCTCACAGAACGGCTTGAGTCTGGAAGTCCTGGCTGTGATGCGGACACTTGTGTTGTACCACCCGCCGGCGTAGAAGCGGGCGCCCAACCACCGTTGGAAGCAAGCTGTGTGTTCGTCGTCAACACGTCTGGTGTAAGACGCTGGTTCATCGAAGGATAGACGCGAGGATTGCTAGGCTGCTTCTTCAACGTCTCGAAGTGCAAGTGAGGCGCCATGCTACGGTCCACGAAACCAGTGCAACCAACTTCACCAATCTTGTCTCCAGCATGCACACGCTGACGGACGTAGGTTCCATCCGAGCGCAACTCTCGTGCCATACGCGTACGCGCGTTCTCACTAGTACCCTGTACGAAGCGAGGTTCGATTGCACGCAAGTGAGCGTACAACGTGAACATAGCACCGTCTTGAATCGTACCCTCATCGGAAGCTGGGCTATCTCCATCATGGTAGATGATGACAGTTCCACCGTAACCGTTGAATCCAGGCGTTGGTGCTCCACGACCACTTGCCAAATCAACGTTACGAGCTGGCGAAGCACATACTACCCAACCATCACGCACAGCGTACACAGGTGTGCCAACAGGTGCTGCAAAGTCCGCGCCATTGTGGAATCGCCAAATGTTGTTTCCGCGAGGCACAATGTCCTGCTGATTGAATGGACGGAACGGCGTCAATACCGTGGGGTTTGCACGATCAAGAGCGTAAGGACGATTACGGTAACCGTAGTTACTGGAAATGAATCCTTGCGTGTAGTGACCATCTGGACCCACCACCTCATCGATTGGCAAACGTGTGGTGCCGGATACGGCTGGTGGAGCTGGTGCTTCGTCCTGAGTCGTGTCCGCAGGTTGTGGCTGCGGTTGTGTACGGTTCACGGTTTCTAGTGTGAATCGACCAAAGCGCGTCTGTAGAGAACGCACGCGCAAACCGTGACGCACGATGTGAATAGGTGTGATGATCGGAAGCAAGTCCTGCATGAAGAAGCGTGCATCCTCACCAAGAACTGCGTCTGAGTAGAACTCGAACAAGTTGTAGTGGTCTGCATCACTGCGTGTGAACTTACTGGATGAGATCTCATTGTCATGAACTACAGCAACATCCAAGTGCTTTGGACCTACCTTCGTAGGCATTGCTCCGGACAAGTCTTCTACGTTCATGTTCGGAACGTAGACCACATGACGCCCTGGAATGTTTGGCTGGTCGCTGTAGATAGCACCGAAGTAAATGAGTCCGAGAGTTTCTTGAGCAGCTTCGGTGGCCCCTGAGGTGGCACGAACAGTCAACGAAATATCAGACGCGTCCAAGCGGTCGATGCTTGAGAATGGGTACTCACGCATGATGATCGCTGGTGCATACTGGATACCGTTGTTTGTATCGTCATCTGCGATGTTGCCTTCGATTTCATCGTGGTCACGACTGAAATCTGTGCCTGCTGTCAAACCACCATCACGAGAGATTGGACGCAAGTCAAAGAACAACTCGTTCACAACTTCATTAGACATGAAGTTCAAGAAGCTCATGACGTTACCCTGACGCTCCCAAACCGGAGCACCCGCAGTGTACCCGTCAATGGCGGTACGTTCCACGAAAGTGAATACATCAAGAACGTCCAACAAAGATGGTGGGTAACCAGTCAACGTCGTGTTGAGGATGTTGTACGCTTCCACGCCACGTTCACGGCCACCAACTGTGCTCTCCTCACCAATACCCGATCCTGTCGAACCAAGGATGCCAGTTGCGGCTTCACGCAGTCTGTCACGCTCTGACTGCTGCACAGCGTCTGCTGAGGTGTCATCTGGCGACGTGAGAGTCGTCACATCCGTAGACAGTCCACGATCTTGGCGTAGCTGCTCAAGGAAGTTGGCATACCCGTTCGCTTGTAGAATCTGCTGACGAGCATCCGAGCTGAGACGATTGAGGATGAAGTCTGCACGTTGCTGCCTAATACGGTCAGCAAGGCGTGGGTTGTAGCTGGTAGGCAACAAGAACTGTGTGCCAAAGCCCATCAACAGTAGCATGATGTTGATGACCAAATCAGCAGGATTGCCGTTCATTGCAACACCACGCGTCATCAATCCCAAACCACCGATGTTTGGAGTGCCAATGAACCCACCGTTGAAATCCGCACGAGACGCCACGTGTGGGTTGAAGTAAATCTGTGTCTTCTCTACGGCCTTCTGGAAATCCGAACAGGTAAGTGAGTAGACTGTTAGCGGCACGCCATTGGCATCCACGCTGTAAGACTCTTCAATACTGTCCACGAAGCCGTAGAACAAGCGCGTCCAGCCTTGGCCGTCACCGCGATTGACATAGAAGTTGATGTGGTCGTTCGGGTAAATCAGGTTCAACCAGTTACGTTCGGCAGTCAATCCAAGCTGTAGTGAACCTACAGACTTGAGCATCTTGTTCGTGCCGAAGCGTACAATCGAGTTGGAGATATCGATTGGGTTGTTTGAGTTGTGAGAATGTACCACGACCTTGACAGTCGTACGATAGCGACGAATGCCGTCAGGCCCAACTTCACGACTCAAAACTGTGACAGCACTCAAGGAGAACCTCCGGTTGCATCCACACGACCACGAGCACCGGGTGGGATTGCAATACCCAAACCTGTCATTGCGGCAATCAACTCACGACGAGTGTGAATGTCCTCAGGGTTGATTTCAGAACCACGACCCATCTGGTCTGCCAAGCGGTCAAGAAGCGCGACGGCACGTGCCAAGTCTTGCTGAGACTGTGCCACAGCGCGGTCAGCATCGGACATAGCACTGACACCTGGGATGGTGTTGACAAGAGCAGTTGCGATTTCATTCGCGATTGCGCTTGGACTATCAGCAGACTGCTGCTGTAGTTGTGATGCTTGTACGAGACCTACGATAGCCTCGCTGAGTTCATCATTCGTATACGAGCCACCTCTAGAAGCACGACTGTAGACGGTAGAACCCGCACCTTCCAGAGACCATGCTTCCTTACGCATGTCCATTGACTCACGCATTGACGTAGTCCCAGCAGTCGTGAACCCAGCAGGATCTTCCAAGAAGTGAACCAAGTTCTCAATAGCCGGTTCCAGCATCTTCATGGTCGAATCCACACCCTCAAGTGTCTTCTGCACCAAGGGCATAGTCGTCATGAGGTAGCGGTGCATCATGTCTTGCATGTCTTCCACTGCTGCTGCATACGACTCACCACGTGTGATGTCCTTCACTTGAACATCCGCTGCGCGCTTGGATGCGCCCAAGAAACCCTTCATATTGTCATCGATGCTCTTGAGTACGTCAAGTTCGGTTGCAGTGCTGGACTGTAGTAGCTGGTCTACCTTCTCTTGATCACCCTTGTCAAAGGCATCACGAATCTTCTCCAAGTAGTCCAGAGAGATTCCGGTCACCTTATCCAAGTACAAGTTGGCTTCCTGCTTCGAACCGTTGATGCGGTCTGCATTGTCGATCATCTGCTTGATGAGACTTGCACCACCTGTGCCCGAAAGACCTAGCTCTTGCTGCTTAGTAGCTTCGTAGTAGCTCGCACCGCCGCCAGCCTTACCAAAGCCTAGTGTGTTCAAGATGAACGCACGGCCTTCCTCACCGCCACCAGGTCCCTTGATAGCTGCGTCGAACTTGTTAGCGATGGCTGCACCGCGAGCACCCTGCAAACCTGCAATGCCACTCTGACCAAACAAGGACAAGATTTGTGCCATTGGCAAGCCGTTGACTGCTCCACCAGAAACACCACCCGCACCCTGCACGAAGGACTTAACACCCTCAAGGTATTCAGGCAATGTGGACGCATCTACGCCACCCTTCACAGCAGCTTGCAAGATCTTCTGGAAGTCCTTGAAGCCCTTCTCTCCGAAGCCACCGCCACCACGACGCAACTCACCGAACATGCCAGACACTTCGCCAGTGTCTAGTCCTAGGACACGCGCTGCGGTCATGCCACGTTCTGCGTCTCCACCGTTTCCGGTTGATCGGCTAAACTGTCGTACAGCCTGTAGTGTCTCTTCTGGTGAGTAACCAAGCTGTGTCATCTTGTTACGTGCAAGGTCGTTCACACCCGGTTGAGTCAAGCCTGCACCAAATGGTGCTCCCTTGTTCAATCCCGAGAGACCGCCCATGGCACGCATGTACGTGAAGTACGCCTGGTAGTCGCTTGAGACGGCCGCGAATGGCATCGTAGCGAGGGCAGCCAAACCACCACCCGCCATACCGATGCCTGCCCTCAGACCGCCTCCTAGAGCCGAGCCGGCACGTGCGCGCCAGTTTGGCTGATTGCGACCGCCATTGGAAAAGCCCATGGCACGATTGAAACCACCGCCGAAAGTATAGCGACCCTTTGGGTCACCACCACGTCCACCGCCTCGCCCACCAGCAGCAAGCCGATTCTGTTCGCTCATGAGCTTGTTCTGACGTTCCAAGAGCTTGTTCTTGCGTTCAATCTCTCGGTTCTGCTTCTTTAGCTCATCCGTAACCTTCTTGGTGTTAGCAGGGCCGCCCACCTGATTCTGCTGCTTCTGGACCTTGAGGGCGTTTGTCATCGCCTTCTTGTTGTCCGCAGTGAGCTTGTGCGCATCACGGGCATACTTCTTCATGCCCGCTTCTGCGTCTTTACCCTGCCACTTACCAATGATATTTACGACGTGGTTAGTTTCTGACATGATCAATCGTCATCCAAATCGACACCAAACGTAGGCTTGTCGAACAGCTCTTCTAGCTGTCTTTGCTTCTCTGCTGAGAGGCCCTTGAAGCCTAGTGTCTTTGCGTCTTCGAGGTTACTGGTCTGTAGGATACGTGCCATCTTAGTGTTTGCATCCTTAATAGTCATCCCCTGATATGGATCGCGGTCCTTCGCTCGCTGTCGCATCTTAGCCAAGCCTGCAAGAGACTCTTCCGTGAATGCTTCATTCAAGTCTGGGATTTCGCCACGAGCAATCTGCTCTTCCCACTTGTCGACCATTTCGTCACCAGTTTCAGAGAACTGGATTTCGCCAGCTTCGTTACGGTGAGCTTCGATTGGACGCTTCTCATATGCGTCCACATAGAACTCGGTAACTAGATCAAACAGCGTTTGATCTAGGAAGAGTTCATGGTTCGAGGGAAGCTTGTACTTTTTCGACCACCACCGGGACAATGCTTCCAGCATGGTTGGTTTGCGGAACTGGCGACGTGCTTCCTCCTTCGCCATTGATTCCAGCGAGCGCTCTGTCAGATTGCCTACTGAGAAACGTTTGCTCGAACTGCATCACCTCCTGGAACACGGTCACGATCAGACCTGTGTCCGTAACTACGTCGAGGTTCCACCATGCTGGTGCTTCCTTGATCGATAGTTCTAGGTGAGCAATCATCGCGTTGTTCTCATCGGTGTCCTTGTCGATGCCACGACCCGGGTGAGCTGCATCGTAATGCATGCCTCCGTTGAGCTGTGCCTTGCGGACACCCATTGCTGCGATGTCACGAATCGAGAGCTTCTTGATCGTGAACTTGCCGAGGTATCGCGTCTCGTCCTGATCGGACTGATAGTCGATACTAAACACGTGAATATTCTTCTGCTTTGCTTTTGTCGTCATCCCGAACACTCCTTAAACATATGTACCACTCCTGGCACAAACTGTCAAGAAAGTACGGATGGGTGGATGTCACCCAACTGTCACTTGACAGGAACCAGGACACACGCCAGGATCCTCCTGACGCTGATATCATGAGTGATCACAAGAAAAGAGAAGGGATCCAGTAGAACCAGATCCCTTCTCCAATCATTCCTGGATCAAGCAGGATTCTCGAACTCGTCGAGAACTCTGATGGACACGAAGGTCACGTTCTCTTGAACGATACCACGAGCCGTCACATCCCACGAGTGACCTGCACAACGTACGCCCTGGAATAGCGCGACTGTTTGACGAGTCACGATATCCTGGATTGCCGCTTCTAGGTCACCAGAAGTGATGATCTCTTCCTGACGTGGAAGAATGCCGAGCTTCTTGAGCGAGTCACCAACGACACGGAAAACCTGTGCGTTGAGAGACGTGCGGTAAGCTACTGGCACGAACTCACGAACCTCAAGGAGCGCGAGTACGTCCACAGGCTCGTAGTCAATCATCTCTTCACCAGATACGCCTCCTGCGAAAGCGACTGGCACAGAGTTGATGAGGAACACTGCGCGTGCTCCTGAAAATGTCTTTGATGCAGCCATAGGTTACTCCTTAGAGGAAAAGGTGGTGGGAGGGTAATCCGGAGGGGACGACGAAGACCACCCTCCCACCATAGCCCAAGTATATCAGGTAGGTAGCACGAACGCTACAACCGCCGCCTCTGCCTGAGCGATAGCCAAAGCAAGGAGCTTGTTGTTAGCAGGCTGACCGCCTGGGTGAACCCTGTCAAACACACCATCGCGAGCGCTGATGGTAATCGTCTGGCTGGAACCTGGTGCAGACAAACCGCCAGTAATAACCAACGAGGATTCGTCGTTACCACGGATGATTGCTGATACACCGTTGATGGTGAGCTTCATGTCCTTGAACTGGTCGATACGAAGATCCGTACGGGTCGTCTTGATGCGAGTTGCCGTCGAGCCAGAACCAGTGGTCAAGGTTGCCATGGTTGGAACAGTGATGTCCGAACCAAAGCTTCCGCCCGAAAGTGTTGCTCCACCCCATGCTACGTGCGTGCTGGAAGCGGTCGTCGTGATAGCATTTCCAGCCGTACCGGACACCTTTGCGATGACCGACACGTTTGCGCTGGCAGCCACGGCACGAACGTCTGCGTTGAGAGTCGTAGCCGCTGCGTACGTGGTACCCGAACCTGCACCCAAGTTGATTGCAGCGATGAGGTTGTCACGAGAAGCTGCTGCGTCTGCGCCACGGAGAACGTGACCATCGACGTTCGTCAACGACGTCTGGAAGGTGTAAACCTTTCCGTTGATCGTCACGGTGTCAGCATCTGCTGGCTGAGTGGTGATGGTGAGCAAACCAGTTGCTGATGCCAAACCATACTGCTGGCAGATCTTGATGAGAGCGTTCTGTACGATACGCCAGTCACCAAGTAGGTTACCTGGAGGCGCATCTGCCAAACCCTTGCCCTGACGGAGAGCTACGATGTCGGAGCTGCACAACGTTGCTACGATTTCATACGTATCGCCGTTGACAACTGCGGCAGGAAGCGTCTGCACAGTCAAGGTGGAGTCGGTGTTCGCGAGAATCACTGCTGATACTCCGCGAAGAGCAGCCGTGGTCGTGTTCGACTTGAACTTGACCATGTTGCCTACCTGCTGGTTTGGTACGTAGGTACCTGCACCATCTACTACCAAGGTAGCAGACGAACCAGTCAAAGCCGTGAGCGTGCCAGGCTGGCTGAGCGCGTTCTGGAAGAGTTCAAGAACAGTGCTCATGTCCTGTGCGCGTAGGAAGTTGAGAGGCAACGTCTGGATGGTTGCTTCTCCGCTACCCTGTGCACCACCCGAGAGGGCAGTTGGACCACTTGCTACGCCGATCGAACCTGCGCCAGCGCCGTCTGGAACGAAGGCGCGGACGAGTTTCGAAGCTGCCGAAGAAGCGTTCACCGCTGCGGCAATCAACGTTGCAGTGTTGTTGCCAGCGTTTGGGGTACCCGAGGTCTGGTCAAGCGCAATCGTGATTGCGTTACCAGATACGGAGACCGTGAGGCCAGCCGTCACCGAAGGAATCGTCACCTGTACGGTGATGTTGTTTCCTGGTGCGCCAGGGTCTTGCGCCTGGATGATGATCGATGACGTACCCGAGCCCAACGAGAGCTGAGCAGTACGGTAGTCAATACCAGTACGTAGAAGATCACGGATCTTCTTGATGTACATTGCGTTTACTGTAGGAAGTGCAGGCATGATTACTTACTCCTTAGATTCAAGCGGACTGAGACGCCAACGAGAGGAAGAGGTCAATCAACTCGAAGTTGATTCCGGGTACAGGGAAGATACCAACGTTGATCTGGACAACATCGCCTTCCGAGAATACCTTCAAGTTGTGGTATGCGCGGATAGTTGCGCCCGTTGCCGGGTCTGTCGAGTCAACGATGATGTTAGCAGTACGGTACGTCTCCAAGAGGGACGACACGGCATCCTTGATGGATGCGATGGTTGCAGGCGTTGCCTTGCGACCCGTGAAGCGGTTCTGTACCAATGTACGGAGACCATACACAACGAAGCGTACTACGTCGCGGATGGAACCTTCGGTGTAGGCGAGGTTATCGTCCTTCACCCAAGTCGTGAGGTCACGTACCCAACGTGTACCCTGACCGACAACAGTCTCTGCGAACATTGCTCCGTTCTGGATCAAGTCGCCGGAATCCGTCACATCGGATGGGTTCCACGATGCGTCCTGCGTGATAGCCGACACACGTAGGTACTTGTTCGTCAAAGGCTCGCCGATTTCTGGCACGCCTAGACGCATGGATGCGCCCATTACTGCAAACTCACGAGGACCCTTCTGTACTAGGTCACCCGTAGAACCAACAATAGTTGGGGACTGTGATACGCAGGCTACGTCTGCGTCGTTGATACTGTTACATGCGGTGATGTAAGCAGCCTTGTTTCCGCGGAAACCAATCCAACCGCCACGCTCAAGTCCAGCGGCACCGCGAGCTGCGGTTACGTGGTCTACAAGCTGTGCAGAAACTGCTGCCCAAGTTGCAGTAGACGAGTTACCCTCGTTTACCAAGTCCTGGTCAATGAGTGGAATGATTTCATCGCATACCTGTAGAAGCATCTTGTCGAAGCCAGCCTGGAAGCTGCTGTTCGAGGAAATGCCGCGGGTACCACCAGAGAGTAGAAATGCCCATGGAAGTGGGTCACCCGTCGTGTCTGGATAGTCTACTGTGTTGCCATCACCACCGTCAGCAGGGTCGGACGAAGAACGTGCAGCCGTAAGATACACAGCCGACGAGTTGATCCACGCTACTACTTCCTTGATATCCTGACGGAATCCGGTCGTAGCAACCGTACCAGAGAAAGAAGTCTGGATTGGTGTTGCGGTGCTGGTACCGAAGTCAAACTGTGACGCAAGTTCTACATCACCGTTGATGGCTGATGGAACCGTTGCCAAGTAGTTTGGGTTCGCGTTCACAGCGTTCTTCAACTGGTTCACGGTCATCGTAGGCGAGATCGCGATGTTGAGGTTGTCACCCGTCACACCAGTGATGGTAGAGGTAAGTGCAGTTGCCTTACCACTTGCACCCGTGATGGTCGCAGTTGCAGCCGTTACACCGTAAATCTCTACGATGTCACCAACTACTGGCACTGCGGAAAGTGCAGTTGCCAAAGTGATCGTGCTGACCGTGTTCGTGGTGATCTTGCTGATTGCCTTGAGGTTGCCAGAAGCATCCTTCAATACGAACGTCATGTTCGCGTTCGCAAGGCTTACTAGCGACGAGGTTGTCACATTGATCAAGCTAGTCGTAGAACCTGCGGTTACCAATGTGCTGTCGTTGAGTGGGCCGCCACGGTAAACGATGTGCAAGTAGTTGCGAAGCTGACCACCCAAAGTTGGGCTGATCTGCTGCTGACCCTCGAAGTTGATGGTCATCTGGTACGACTGGTCCGTTGGGTTGTAGTCCAAGTTCGCATCAATCGTAGACGTGTGCGCACCGTAGTCACGGGACGTGAGATCAATCAAGTTCGAGTGAACTACTACAGTGTCTGCGGCTGCTGGGGCCTGTGGTAGAGCGGGCGCAAAAGTGATTTGCGACGTGGTGTTTGCTGTCACACGACGGAGGAAGGTTGGCGATCCTGGAAGAGCTGCGATACCAATCTTCACCCAACGACCAATCAAGGCGCTAGCTACCAACGTAGCCGCTACTGTGACAGTTGTGGTTGTACCTGCGGATGCAGTCGTCGTCACAATGTCCGCTGCGGTGGATGGAAGGCTTACGCTCGATTGAGTCGATGCGTTCGTCTTGTACACGAGTACCTGTGCGGCACCACCTGGAATGAGTGGGTCGCCAGAGGACTGGAATGCAAGCTTGATCGCGTCAACCAATGGACCACTGCGGAAGATATCCGTAGCGCGTGATGGGTCACGAAGCGAAATGAGCCCGGCAGAGCCCGGTGCACCACCGTCAGCTTCACCAATGAGACCGAGCACACCACCAGCGGTTACACCGATCTGGTTGAGCGCCTCAGCGTTCACCCTGGAAATAGCACCAGGACGAAAACGTGTGATACCGTTAAATGTTACTGAGCGTGCCATGTGTGACTCCTATCAGTATGCCTTCATCATTTCGTCCCACTTTTCGAGCGGATACTTATTGCCAACGAGTGCCCCAAGGAAAGCGCGCATTCCACCAAGGTGGCGCGGCTGCTTGTTCTTGAGCTGTGCCCACTGTTCAAAGGAGTACACCTTCGTTCTTGGGGCTCTTACGAAAATCTTGGTAGTAGCTACTGGAACTTCTACCTCGACAGAAACTTCATCTTTGTTCTTAGCCATGTCTTCCCTCACAAAGCGATACGAGACACAATGATTGTCTCACCAGGGACGGGTGTTCCCACGCCCTGTGGGTTCACAGAGGTGAGCGTGATCTGGATTGCTTTTGCCACATCCTGCTCAACAATGAAGCTGAAAGGATAGTGGAACTGTACGGTCATGGATCTTGTGAAGACCTCGCTCGGTAGCAACTCGGACCTTGGGGCCAAGTCGGAACCGCTGATCTTCAAAGCCATGATACCCTGCGCTTCGAGGAACTTACGTTGCGCAAACAGTATCGCTTTCAGCACTGTGTAGAGGTATATTACCTCTTCTTGGTTACCAGCGATGACGTCTAGCTGATACTGTGAATCGTAGTTCGCTCCGACGCGTAGTTGACTCATGCTGTCAGTGTACGCGCGTACTGGATTTCCGTATGAAGCCTCAGGGGCATCCTCATAGCGGAGGTCCACTACACTTGATGAGTCTAAGTCTAGCTCAAATGTACCTACGATGTCAAGCTGTTCCGACGAGATTGAACTGATTCTGTACTTTTTACCAGCCCCAGCTCCGGCTACTACATACAAGAACATAGAAGGCCAGTTTGACACACCAGCAAAGATCTCGCTCATCACGTCATTCGATTCCTCGGTAAAGGTGATTGCTTGCTTCTGTGGAAGCATTGACGCAACGTGAAGCTGCCCAACTACCAAATCAGGAAGTCCCTGTGCTGTAGACACCGATGCGGCGTTTCCACCAAGCGTGTCCATATCCATGTCTGCATCTGGCATGTCGAAATGCGGAGGAGCACCCATGATATCGCCAAGGAACTCCTCAGCTTCGGTCTCACTCTTGAGCATGAGCACAATAGCTGGTGCCTTGATTTCTGTGCGTGGATAGTTGATCGAGAAGTCAATCACAGTCTCAGTGATAAACGACTTGATGGCTTCCTGCTGTGCAAGAGGAAGGTTCTTGAAGATCATGTTGAGGATCCTGGGTTCCTGACGGATGCCCTTGATGCCTTCGATGATCGCACGTTGTAGGATGATTTCTGGTAGGGTACTCATGAGGTCTGCATGTCCTTGAACAACTTTTCCACATTCTTCGGAATGATGGTTCGGTCGAGTTCATTGCTCACTTCATCAGAGAGCTTCTTTCCTTTGAAGCCTGGGTGCATCCAAGAATCTGGCTTGGAGTTCACACTCACTGTTGCGAATGCCGTGGGCTTTGTCATATTGATGTAGCGACGTGGATTCAACGGAATCACTCGATACTTGTTGCCCTTCAACAATCCAGGTTTCATGTCATAGGCTGATCCACCCTGGTCTACTACGTAAGGCAAGAATCCTTCAAGCTTGAGATAGAACGACGCATCGTCTACAAGCTGCAAGTCGATCGCCTTGACGTAAACGTTTCGGCTTGACTTGAGTTTCTGCCCTGCCAGGGTCTTCCAGAAGGTCTTTCCTTCCATGGCGATGCGACGCATCATGCCAGGAATCTTCTTCTTTAGACGTCGATCCATATCGAGTAGAGCCTCCGGAAACTCGATATTGAGGACTACTTGATTTGCACGCGGGTCAGCAAAGACAGTCAAATCTTCGTCCTCCCTGTGAGCGCGATCTGTTCCTTCTGTCTCATTGCCGGAGTTGCGACAGAGGTTGCCTGTGTGTATGCAACGTGTTTCTTGCGAAGAACTACACGCTGCTGTAGGTTGCGTCCGCGGTCCACACGCTGTAGTGGTGAAGCGTAAACAATCCACTCTGGATAGTAGTGGTACTTGAGGACATAGAACACGCCATCTGCTGGCTTGTTACCAATCCACTTCACCTTGTTGTCATTGATCTGAAAGTCGGAGTCAACATCGTAGACCACGTTGTGCTCGTCTTCACACCAAACAGCACAACCACTACCTGCATACCAGAGACGGTCCTCGGAGGGATCCAAGTCGGTAGGAATAGTGCGAGCGTTGCTTAGGTGTGCTGCGTTGCGGCAAATCGTTTGACCTTCGGTCAAAACGTCTGTGATGCACAACGTCACCTTATCCATGTCCTGCATCTCTTGCTCGTACAAGGATGGTGAGAATACAGCGTCACCAGGCAATGCCAAACCCAAGTCAATGAGCTGGCGGTTGCCTGCGTTGACGGCTGTAAGCAAGCCAAGAACCTTTGTTGCATTTCGATACATGAACCCGAAGCCGTGGCACGTAGGACAGTTCGGCCTACGGATACGAATGGCTTCGTTAGGGTTCTTCTCGTTGAATGAGGCAACCGTGTCTTCACGACGACATGCAGGGCAGGCTACGCCCGTCTCCCAAATCACGTAGTCGCCGCGATCTTGGATAAGAGCTTCAAGTAGGCCGAAATCCCAATCGGCACCTAGTCCTGGCATGATTGTCATACTACCAACAACGTTGCTCCTCTGTACTTGCCCTTGTACTTGACAAGCTGTTCATCAATCCAATCCTTGAACATTTGGATTGCACCCGTGTACGGACCGTACTTCAACTGCGTCGTGTAAGACACAGACTGAGAAACGCCGTCACGGCCAAGAGACGTGGAGCCGACACCCGGTCGAAGAGAAGCACCCAACATAGTCAAGGCATCCATGGCTGCCTTCTTTGCAATGAGTTCCTGCAAGTCGCAAGGACACTCACGCAAGCCGACAATAAAGTTGAAGTGCCAGAAGTTCGGAATCGCGGCCGCTCCACGAAGAGCATTCACCCAGATCAAGCCCAAGAAATCGAAGGCGATTGTCTGGTTGAAAGGTACCAACTGAATGAGTCCACCCTGTGGGTAGAACTGAATCCAGTCGAGGTCAATGTCGATGATGCGGGTGTTGGCAATAGAACCGAATAGGTTGTCAACACGAAGCATCTGAGGATATGGAGTCTGAATGTCTACCCACTCATCGCCCATTCTTGGAGGATAGTAGGTTAGTGGACCCACGATGTAATCGTAGTCCGGGTCAGTGAAGAGCGGAGTTGGCGCGTTGATGCCTGCGGCGAACTGAATCATCGTAGGATCACGGTCGGTCACAACCTTCGTAGGTTCGACGTAAATAGCCAACGCCACATGCTCAAGCCACTCTTCTGCCTGGCATAGATACTTAGCGAGTGTCTGATTGTCGAGACGTAGTTGTTCAACCAGAATGTCATCTGACTGGTTCGAAGTAGGTAGGAATGTAGGTCCGGACACACGGACCACAATGTAGTCGTTGCCCATGATGCTGGAAAGCAAACCCATCTTGCCACCACAACCAGCACCGCCACCAGAGCCGCCGTTACCACGACGGAGAATGTACTCGCCAGGGTTGTTCACCGACACAATAGGTCCGCCATTCCACGAAAGCTGACGCACTTCTGGCGGACCAGCTTCATAGATATAGTTCAAGTTGAATACACCTAGTGGATGATTCGACGAAACCTCGATGATGGTTACACCCGTGATGTTTGTGGGCTGATTGCGCACAAAGCGAGCCTGACCAGCTTGTAGCGGAATACCGAACAAGAAGTCCTTCTTCAAACGTTCCACTGTGACGATGCGGATATCGAAGTCCGGAGACTCGCCAGAAACCTCATCGCGGCCACCTGTGAACGCTGTAGGGCCTTCTACGGCACTCAACGACAATCCGGACGTTCCAGTGAACGAAGCGCTTGCGAAGTTCGCTAGGGTCGAGTTGATCAACGCAGTGATTCGTTCACGCGTGTTCTTGCTTGGATCAAGTACACCACCTGTGTATCCCAACGTGATGGTCAAAGCCGTGCCAGCTACCACCGCACTCAGTTCAGATGTGCCACCGCCATGAGCGACTTCAACCGTCAAAGAGTTTGCGTCAGTACCAGTCTCCACAGAATGAAGAGTGATTGGCGTGGAAGTGCCACTGCCGATGACTACCGAAGCGTTCGTAGCGAGAGAACGGGCACGCACGAAATACTTGCCGTGGCGAGCCAAGTTGATCATATCCTGGTCAACAAGGTTCGGAAGATTGAAGGTCGTAGACTGTACTTGCGGAGAAGTCGAACCTGTGAAAGACAACGACATTGTTCCGACTACAGAATCGCGCGAACGTCGTGCCTTGACTAGCTCGACTAGAACAGACTCACTGGAATACGGTGTACCACCACTGCACTGCACAGTGACGTTTACAACATCACGGCCAGATTCGTAGCGAGAATACTCAGTGTTGTCTGTCAAGACAACGATACCAGTAGGCTGTCCCATGTTACCTCGTCATGGAATGTCGAACAAGTTCGCAGTTGAACCTGGGACGGTGATAGTCCTGCGGTAGTTTGCATCAGCAATGATGAACTCTGCCGAAGTACCTGTAATCAACGACAATGTGAAGAACCCGGTGTCATCTGTGGTTGTCGTGAGGAAATCTGCTCCGATGAGGATGCCGTCAGTAGTTGGGTGCACAATCGTAGGCTGAGAGACGATGCGTGCTACTACCGATGTGCCACTCAAAGGCTGTCCTGCGGAATCGTAGATATATCCGTAGATTGCCGTGATAGGTGGTGTGAATCCTGGGGTTGGGATTGGCGGTGCCGTAGCCGCAACTGCCACGAATGCTGCAAGCAACGTAGGCTTCGTCGTGGCACTAGTAAAGCTCAAGTACAATGAGCCAAGTGTGTTCGTATCACCGCTAACGAGGCTGATTCCGTAGAACCCGTTGCCCAAGTCAGCGAAGTTACCCGACGTGAGAGTGAACGTTGAAAACGAACTAGCTCCGGCTTTCTTGATACCTGCCGTTACAGCAGTGTAAGCCAAGCCAGTTGCCGGAGAGCCATCAGCAAGCTCCAAGTAGATTACTACAGTCGTAGCTGCGTTTTGAATGAGAAGAGGCGTGTTCATGTGGCGCTCCAAAGACAAAAGGAGTATAGCACGCCGTTTCCGGCAAAGCTATACTCCCTTGTGGTGCTACGCGGTGAGTGCAATCAGAACTTGTCTGCTGCCGTCATCGTCTCAAGCTTCACAACTTCCTCTGCACGGTGAAGTGGCTGAGTTGGGGTTGGGCGTACGCCGTAAACCAAACGACCAGTTCCTACGTGTGGGGCGCTCGACGAATCGATACCCGTGGAAAGTGCTGCGCTCAAAGCTGCTGCGGCTTGCGTTGCAGTCGTGGTTGCTGCTGCCTGCTCTGCCGCAATGTTCTGTAGAACAATGAGGAAGGAGTTGTAGCTACGACGTAGAGCTTCTAGCTCTGCGCTGTTCTGATCACTCACAACCAATCTTACCTTTGCTGCCATGATTCAATCCTCACTTCTTCTTTGAAGCCTTCACTAGCTTCATAGGTTCTACATCTGATACCAAGAAGCTCTGGTCAATCTCCTGAGGAACTACGTCCTTGGGGTCTTCTACCACTGCTTCTGCCACCATAGGTGCGAACACTTCTGGTGCGGGTTCTTCTACAGGTTCTACTGACGACTCCACCACGATCGAGAAGCGACCAGGCTTCATAGCCATCTCACGCTCGAAAAGCTCACGTAGGTGACCTGGCACCCTGCCGTGACCATCGGAACCGAATACAACGGGGAAACGGCCATCCAACAGGATCGTGCGGTTTCGTACGTTGCTCTTTACCTTCAAGTCCTTCATCTTTACCTCAGTTCTCAGGATAGGCTTGATTACTAGCTTAGCCATGTCCATTCGTACTTCGGAAAATGACTTACCTGTAGCTCCACCCTGTGCCTTGTTCAACGGGCAAGACCCACATACTACCGGCCCATTTTCATAGACCGTCACACCATTAACGCGTTTCTTGACACGTCGTGGAGTTGGGTGCCCGTAGATTGGCTTGTTGCAGATTGAACACGTTTCCATCAGAAACACCTATAAGGTGGGCGGTTTTTAGGCCGCCCACCTCAGGTTAACTCAACGAAGGTTGAGCTGTCCGATGTTCAAGAAGCGCATCCACTTCTTTGGTGCGAAGAGGATTGGCGTACCGTATAGGAGGATCATCCAACGGTATGCAGGGCTGAGCACTGCAAGATCCATCTTCATGAGAGGCATGAGCTGGCGGAAGGTCAACACGGATGGCGTCAACTCTCCAAGGTATGCCGACGACGTGAATGGAAGGATCAAGTTCACATCGTTGTACACAGTCGTACCGGAAGCAGTCTGGCTGCTTGCAGGAACCTGTGCGATGAGCGCGTAGCTAGACAACGAAGCAGGAACTGCGTTGACCGAGCTAGCTTCCGAACGATAGATCTTGAAGTATTCCGCAGGGAATGCTCCAATCGTCGAAGGGTTGGTGATGGTGAGAGGCAAGTAGTTGCCTGCGTCCTTGTTGGACTGCGTGAGTGCTACTGCTGCGCCGAGCACTGCCGTTGGAGCAGACTCACCGAAGCGGTTTGCAGCCGTCACTACGTACGAGACGTACGACGTACCTGGGGGCGCACCCTTGTTGTGATCGCCGGTCGTACCCGTTGGACCGCCTGCTGCGATAGAAGCTGGCGTTGCTGGTGCGGACGCCGACGTCTGGCCTGCTGGTGGGGTTGCCGTCTTGCGGATGAAGACGTCAGGGTTGAACTCAATCACGCCTGCCTGCGTTGCCATCGTCTGGACCGTGTTACCGATCTGTCCGTTCATTGGCGCTGGCATCTGGATACGCTCACGTGGATAGAACGTCTTCACGAGATCGCTCATCGTACGCGTACCGAGGAACATGTCGGTTGGGAAACCGAAGTTCTCGATGATGAGGTTTGCTGCCTCTTCGATGTCTGCTTCCTGCAACGTACCACCTTCGAGGTCGATGACCATCGAAGAGTCGATCATTGCATCGAGACCGTCCCACTGCTCCGACTCACCGTCGAATGCGAGCGAGGAGTCACCCGAGAACAAGTGGCGCTCTACCTGCTGTAGCAACCAAAGAATACCGTTCTGGTTTTCCAAGGCGATGAGGTCACCGTGTGCTGGGTGCACAAGCGTTGCCTGGTGCGTCACTTCACGAGTGGTACCGAGGAACTTGACGAACTGCGAACGACGAACGTACGAGCTGTCAGTAGCCTGTGGTAGTTCACCTTCCTGGGTGAAGGGCGATGCATCTCCACCGTAGTCAGTGAGCTGGTTGTACTCTTCGATCGTGGAGTACGCTGGGCTCTTTGGGAGCTTCTTCCAGAACTTCACGTGGGAAGAGGAGTAGGTGAGAACCTTGAGGCTTGCCTCAAGCGACTCGACACGTAGCGCAGAGCCACCCGTCTTGCCAGCGCCTTGCTGATAGCCAGCTTCAAGTGCCTTCGAAAGCTCCTGAATGTCTGCTTCGCTACCGTTACCAAAGCCCGATCCAACGGAACCGCTCTGGAATGCTCTTAGTCCAATAGTCATTGTCTTTCTCCTTCTTTCCTACCGATTCAGCGGCTAGCTACCTTGCGCAATAGCGCGTCGGAGAGCTTACCCGTTGCGTCATACCTGAGAACGTCCTGTGGCGTAGCCTCGGACTTCTTGACAAGCTCAAGAAGACGCTCGGATACGATTGCCTTGCTCAAGCCCTCGCCTTCGCCTGCGTTGCCGTCAAGCGGAGCGTTGGACTTGTTGATCGTCTGCTGCGACTTTGCACCACGTGCTGGGGCAGCTTCGATCTGCTCGATGCGCTGTGCGTGGAGCGTGAGAACTTCACCAAGAGTTGCGAGGCTCTTTGCGAGGTTGTTCTGGCTCTCAGCGTCATCTGCTGCGGACTTCGACACTGCCGTTACTACACGGTCAGTGATACGAGATTCCATCGCCTGTAGCGACTTGTGCATTACCTGGACGAAACCAGATAGGAACTCAGACACTTCGAAGCCTGGCTTCGTTGCGGAGTTTTCCTGCACGTTGTCAAGAAGGGACTTGTTGACATCGCTCTTCTCAAGGGCCGATGGCTTTACCATGTCCTTGATCTGCTTCTTGTCTTCCGCTGCGTCAGCGTGGGACTTGTCCATGTCCTTCTTGTCGTCCTTGTCGCCGTCCTTCTCCTTGAGGAAGTTCAATCCGCCCTTGGAGACGAAATCAACTTCACGGGCCGAAAGAGGCTCGGACTTCGAAAGCTTCGACATGATGCTGGAAGCAATAGCCTTCGCCATTGCCTTTGCAGACGTCAAGTCAGTGCCATTCGAAGAAATGCTGTCTTCCCAGCCTTCACCGCGCCACGAGGAACCTGCCCAACCACCTGGATCGGAGTTCGCTGCCGTGTGGAATAGCTGAGTTGGTCCGCCCACACCAGTCATCGCTGGAACTGCCGTAGTAGCAGTACCCGTCGAGCCGTGGCCCTTTGCGAGATCCTGGAGGGCAGCCATTGCCTTCTGGAGATCAGTAGAATCAATCTTCTTGTCGCTCATTGTTCACTCCTGTCCAAACATGCCAAACGCCACGGAGACGATTGACTTTACTGCGGCCTCGTCAGTAAGGCCGGTTTGACTCTTCACAACCGCACATGCTTCGTCGTACGTTAGTGACTTCGCAACAGTCACATTCTTTTCGTTACCCTCAAGGCTAACTGGTACTAGAGGTGAACTTGCTGCGCTAATAGCCTTTTCAGCAGGTTCCTTGTTCTCAGATTCCTTTTCCTTCGCCAAATCCCACTTCTGAGCATTTAGCGACTTTGCGATTTCTGCCCACGTAGCAGTATTCACTGGCTGCGTGGTGATTGCGATGTCTTGAATCCAGCACTTTTCAATGGTGTTTCCGTTACGACGGACAACCTTGCCCTGGATTGAAAATCCGACCTTACGGTCCGACTGAGACGCTTCGAGCGAGTTCATCAACTCCCAATACTCATCAGCTCTCTGCTTGTCCTTGAACAAGAACCCCTTTACCCAGAGCCCATTCTTGGTGAGCTTAGCCTCAGTTGGCTGTCCGATCTTTGCGTCCGGACCTGGCTTGTGGTCATCGTTGAAGTATCCATCCTTCAAGAAGTGAGAGAAGTCAATGCCCGCTTGGGAAATGATCTCACCTTGTAGATCGCGGCCGTCAGTCGAAGCAATGCCCTGAATCCAGCGCTTGCCTGACTTATCAGCACCCTTCTCGCCGCCCTTTACGACGACCATCTTAGCGGGTACAAAGCAGTGGAACGTATCGTTGTCGGTCCAACCAGTCTTCATGCGAGTCCTTGAAAAGCAGTAAAGGGAGGACAAGCCTGGCCGGCTCATCACTCCCTTTATGGAGAATCTCAGTTGTGGTATTAGCTTAGCTGCGCTCTGCTAATGTGTCAAGCCTTTTTCATCTCTCTGATGTACAAAGGCATGTTTCGCTTCGGCGAAGACATAGACTTTAGCATGTCTTCATCTACACGCAAGGGAATCTTGACTTCTGAGTTGCAACTCTTGCAAACAGCATAGGCGCCATCATCGCGAAACACTACGACCTTAACGCCGCGCACTTTCGTGTCGGCATCCAACGACTTGAGGATGACTTCTCCACATCGACACGAAATCAGATGATTCATCTAGTTACCACCACGCGGATTGCGTCACCATCAAATGTGATGCTCTTGTTTAGCCCCTCCGCATAGTCTGCTGGAACGTCCTCAAAGCCCGGTGTTGGGTCACCTTCAATCGCGATGTCGCTCTTTGTCAACTTCTCTGGGACAGCAGCGACTTCGGACAACAAAGATGCATTGACACCGAACGTCTTGACCACGAAACCAAGCAACGCTGCGGGAGGTACGTTACCTTGTGGTGTCAGGTCGAAGCTCTTGTAAACACGGTCGAAAACCTTCACTTCCGTAGATTGACCGTTGCGACCATAGAAGTCAATAGTCGTTGGAGTAATAACTCCATAGACCGTCTCTGCTTGGGTCGATTCTAGAGGAACCACGGACCCGGGAGCTGGGCAGCGCGACTTGACCAAGTAGAACACGTTCTCGTCAAACGAGTCACCACGATACTTGCGCGCTTCAAGACGAATCGAGTCCGGCACGGTTGGTCGGAATCTAACCACGTTTTGACTCTTCTGGATAGACGCGGCATCCATAGCCTCCGTAGCTTCTGGGTTGAATGCAGAGAAGAACGAGTCCTTCACCAAGTCCCAACGGTATACGTGCTGATTGTGGTCACCGTACACCAAGCCTTCGCTTGGCACACACGTGTATGATCCTGTTGGCGACTTTGCCTTGACAGATTCTGCTGCCTTGGACTTATCCTTGGCCGCCTTGTCCTTCGCCTTCTTCGATGTCGCATGAGCTTCACCGGCTGCCACATCGCCTTCATCACCCACATCCGCTACACCAGAACGTGCCCACAATGCTGGGTTCGCTGGATTACCAATGCGAGCAAACGTTTCTGCGGCTTCCTCAGGTGTTGTGTTTGGATCGATGACTTGGAAGTGGTATGGCGCCACGTGGAAGCCAGGGTTGCCATAACCCAACATGAAGTGCAAGTTACCTTCTACCGAGCCAAGCAAATGCTTGATTGGTTCACCACCGTGCGAAGGGTGGCAACACGTGAACGAAATAGCGCTTACGCCCTTGCCAGCAAGCTGCTCTGCAATAGGCTGCAACTTAGCCCACTGGTCGAGACCCTTGGCCTTGCGTGCCTTCAATAGAGGTTCCCAAGCATCAAAGATGCTAAATACATCAGAGTTCATTCTGGTACCTCATCGTCAGGCGCAGCCTTTGGTTGGTCAGCCTTGTCATCTGGGTGGCCGGGCTGTTGTCCTGGTTGACCAGGCATCTGCTGCTCTTCCTCTGGGCGTTCCTGCACTTGCTGCTGTTCTGCGGCCTGCGCACCAACTACGTCTGCAATCTGCTGTTCCTCTGCTGGTGAAGTGTCGTGCATAGGCTCAAAGTGCAACCACTCGGAGAACTCTTTCTCGTCTTCACGCAAGCTGGTCAAGTCAGAGCGAATGATAGCCACACCAAAGTCATCTGACACGAGGTGCTGCAACCCCTTCATAACACCGACTTCGTAGTTACGCATCAAGGCTACACGAACCTTGTAGTCCACCAAGTAGTGAACGTCATCTCTCGTTCCGAGAGTACGTGCAAGCTCGTCGAATGCCGTAGCTTCTACGTCTTCCATAGGAATCTGCTGGAAAGACAAGCGATTCATGATACGGGAAAACAAGTGAGAAGCATTCCAACTGAGCAAGAACTTCGGGCTGCAACGCACAGAAGCGAACACAGAGTACAAGTAGTTCAAGCCTACTGGCTGCTTACCGTGAACTGTGTCCATCTGGAACAGTGGCTCCACTGGCGCGCGCTGAGCTACCAAACTGGTCATGAAGTCGTAGAAGGCTAGATCACACACAAACTTGCGACCCAAGATCATCACGACCTGATCGATGAACTGTACATCGCCAACGGTTGCGTTGACCAGCTCCTCTACTTCAAAGAAGCCTTGCTCAACAAGCATGATGATCGCGCCGGTAACCTTGTCCTTGACATGTTGCCCCGCAAACAGCTCTGTTGCGTACTTGCGAAGCTTCGCAAGGTTCGAATCCACAACACGAAGTTGAAACTGGACATAGAGGTCCAAGTTTTCCTTCACGTCGGCGTCTAGGTAAATATACGCCGGACGCTCGCCACCAGACACCACTTCGAACCAAAGGTTTCGTGGGTCATTCTGGTTGTAGGCTGGGTTGCGCATAGGCGTAGTGCCCTGAGGTACAGCCATCGAGAGTTTGTATCCTTCGGGTGAGAAGAACTCGGTATTCTTCTCAGGCACTGGCTGCTCTGGGTCCATCAACGGCAGCCCCACAAGCGGGTCATAGTCCGGATTGTCCACAGGCGCATTTGTGTAGCGATAGTAGTTGCCAAGGCTATCACGGTACCAGTATTGATACATAGAGCCATACTCACCAGACTTGAAAATGTACTGGTGTGCTGCGTCAGTTGAGGGCATTCCGAATGCCTTCTTTATCTCAGCAAAGCTCATCGTTCACCTTGTATACGTCTATCCCGAAGTGGTCGGGATTCTTAACCAAAACGCCAACGTCAGTCAGTTTCCTCAATGTATCAGGTCTGACCAGCTTGAGCAACTGTAGCTTCGTTACCGGCCCCAGGTTGCGAAGGTACTGCACCAGCATCAGGTCCACCGGAAGGAGGACTGGTGGCGGGCTGTCCGGTCTGTGGCTCTTCGCCAGCAACTTCTCGATCTTCTCCTTGTCCTTGATCGGATCCAAGTTGTTGAGCTGCATCTTGCGTGTCATATGACTCCAAGTAGTCCTTCAAGTAGCCCTTGATTTCCAAGCGATGACGACGCGCATCAATATCCGTTGGATAGCCTGGCCAGATTTCGCCCATGATGTCCTTGAGAATCTCAGGGTCCATAATAGGCAACAACGCCATGAGCTTTTCAATGCCCTCTGGCGTCTCAAGGTCAAAGTCATACATGGACTTGCGAACCAACTCGCGCGTGGTCGTAATACGACCAACCGAGAGATTGAGCATCTTCTCGGCTGCGTCATTGTCAAACGAGTCTTCCAAGCCTTCCAGTACGATCATACTTCTTGACCCTTTTCATCCACGACTACCTTGCGGCAGAACATGTATCCGTTGGAGAAACGGTATGGTAGCACGTTTAGGAAGTCTTCTCCATCAGAGAAGCGCATACCATTGATTTCTTCCTTGCGTAGACGGGACAAGAAAGACTCTTTGTTTGAGCGAATGTGCTTGCCGTCCCACCACACCAGCGCGAGCGTGGATTCATCCTGGCCAGACACGATCTTGATTGCGTCGAAGTGCTTGTCCATAAATCCAGTATTACCTCACTTGTCGAGCTTGTCAATCGGAAACTTGGCAGCCGGATCAATCCAGAGACTCTTCGTTACGGCCTTCTTCGCAGGCTTGACCGTCTTCACATCCTCTACTGGCGCAGAAGGTGCAAGTTCCGTCTTGCTAGTACCGATTGATGGCATACTTGGTGCAGTACGTAGTGGCTTTGGGGCTTCTGGCTGCTTCTTGTTGTAGCGACTCTCGAAGCTCTCGCACTTCACACCCTTGTACGCAGGAATACTATCCCAATGGCTCTGGTGATCCTCAGACCCGTGGTAGTCCTTGTCATGGATGCGACCAGGCTCGTGAAGTGGCATTTCCTTTGCCATACGTTCAAAGTCTGCGTGTTCGGGCGAATCCTTCTTTGCCAGGCCCTTGTTGATGTAGTCCTTTGCAAATGAAGAGAACAACTGGTCAGGTAGTTGACCTTCGTCCTTCGTCTTGTTGTAGTTGTCCAAGCGGTCCATGATGCTATCTGCACCTGGTTCACCAAAGCTTGCACCAGGACGAGGCATTGGGTTCTTGCCTGCGCCTTGAAGAATGTAGCGTGTAGTCTCTGGTGGGATGTATCCGTGGGTTTCCTGCAAGTGCGATACGTACTTCTGTCGAAGATGCGTCTGCATAACCTGCCAAGGCTGCAATCCAGATCCTTCCATTGCACGCTCTGTTGCACCCAAGCTGTTGGACTTGAATCGCGTCATGAGGTGGTCTGGCACTGTCAGCGGCTTACCAGCAGCTTCCATACCGTAATGGATGCCGTTCTTGTGTCCCTGCATACCAGATGCGAAGGACAAGCCGTGGTCGATACCAACAACATCAGAGTGGTCTTTGTTGACCACTAAGTTACCCATGTGGCGGTCGTTGTTGTTCATCACCATGTCCATGACCGCAAGCTCACTCATCTTGTTGTCAAACTTTTCCTTGTCTGGTGCAGCCGTGCGAAGTGCTTCATACGCATTGTTCGTTTTGTTGTTCGAACGTGAACCAGACATATTGGCGTCAGGCGTAGCTACCGTCTCCTCAGTGCCGAAGGACGCAGGAAGATAGCCATCCTTCCACTGCTGCAAGCTCGTCTCGCCCTTGTGTGTGCCGTGTTCACCAGTGCCAAGGCGTGCAACTGTAGGTGGTACGTGTTCAGTCAAACCAAGGCTGTGTGCAAGATTCGATGCACCAACCTCCGACTTGTGACCAGAATCACGAGGCATGTTCGCTGCACCGTCTGCCCATCCGCCACCCTTGTAGATAGCCTCAGGAAATACAGGCGCAGGTTTCATAACTCCGGAACCGTTGCCTACAATCGTCACCTTGTGACTTACGTGCTGTCCTGCCAAACCTTCGGATGACAAGTTCTTCGCAGACCCGATGTCGCCCTCGGACAAGTGCGTGAGGGTCACGTCACGTGCGTGTGGTGTGCCGTTGTACGCAAGAGCCGTTGCGTCCATTGCCTTGTGCTGTGCTTCGATAGCATCTGGTGTTGTTGGCTTGGCACCACGCATCATAGCTTCCTGGTGCTTTTTCATGATCGCACCACCAGGCTTGTGCATCGTTGCCCCATTGCCGCCATGCTTCATACAGTCCGCGCCACCACCGAACGGACACGAGACATACATCGGACCGCCACCAGAGCCACCAGGCGTGCCTGAGCCTGGCTTTGGCAAACCGCCCGACGGACGACCTGGACCTGCGTGATTGCCCGGTGCAGCGGCACCTGGAAGCGACGGCGTACCTGTGCCTTCCTTCTGATTCGAAGGAGCACCCTTTGGTTCTACTGTTGGTGAGATTCCACCCGAGACGCCAGAGCGTGCCTTTGCCAAGTGCTCTGCAAAGAGCGACTTGTTGAGCATCGAGAGCTTACCATCAACCCAACCATGTCCTGGTGGGACGTACACAATCGAACACCCACAACTTGGATGTAGTGGTGGCAAGGTGGTCTTCCAGTGCGTATGTCTACCGTTCTGCTTTGTGTGCGTGACGTCACCATCAGCATTCGAGCCAGCGCCCAAAAGTGTGGAGAGACGAAATACACGTGGTTGACCATCAGCACCTGTGTAGTGGGATGTACAGTCCTCACAACAAAGTTGCCCTGGGATGACGCTTACCATCGACTCTGGACCGTCTGATAGCGCGTAGATACCGACCTTGTTTACGATAGCTTGTGCAGAGCCAGCTACCTTCGCTGCTTGCATAGCCGTTTCAGCCACAATCTTCCAGTTGCGGCGTTGGCCTGTCTGCAAACGCGATGCCAGGTTAGACGCAAGATCTTGTGCAGTCTTCCTGTAAATGATGGCAAGCGCGGTCTCGTCCGCTACTGTTTGGGAAACTACCGCCTCAGAGACTGCCTTGCCTAGCACTTGCGATAGCGAAGTATATACACCGTCTGCGATGTCCTGTGCAACACCCTTCATTTGCTGTCCCGCACGAAGGCGAGCCTGTTCGACTACCAGCTCTTCGAGCGGTGACAACTTGTGTTGCGATTGAACTTCTTCGTAGTTGAGGTAGCTGTATTCACCGCGCTTGTAGAGCGCGCGAAACTTGCCCAAAAGATATGACTTGTCCGTCAAGTTCAGCGCTTGACCCATAGGAAGCTTTCCGTACTTCTTGAGTTCGGTTACTTCTGTTGGACTTAGCGCTGACTCTCCCAAGGTCGCGTATACAAGCCAGTTGGCATGGAGCCTAACAACGCGCTTTAGCTCCTGCATCTTCTGGGAGAACGATTGGGTCATGCAACACTATATCAGGAACCCGACTTTGCGCCAGCCTTTGCCGCGAAACGTGCGATTGCTGCATTCATTGCTGCTACCGACTTCGCCATTTCCTGATCTGGCTTAGCTTCTGCTTCCTTGCTCTTGAACGCAATGTACGACTTGACGGTCGTCATTGGATCCTCTGGCTGCTGCTTTGGCAACTGAGGGCGTTCTGCATACTTCTCAACAAGAGAACCCTTGGTGATGTACAACGCAGGGTCTGCTGGACGAAGTGCGGAAGGACGCATTGGGGTGAGTTGCGTACCATCTTCGGCACGCTGACGTTCGATAGGCGTCAAGCTCTTCACTACAGTTGGGGCTTCAACCATAGGAAATAGTTCGTTCTGGAACTCGGGACGCAAAGGCTTTGGGCTCCACCAGGTCATGTTCAATCTTCCTTGTCTAGCAGGATTCTGCTCACTTCTTCTTGCAGGTTGTTGATGGCGAGGTCAAACACAGACTCTGCTCTACGAATCAACTCACGTTCTGCGGGATTCTCCAACTCAATCTCGGTCTGCTGGCTCTTTGAGAGCTTGATGAGACCATGACCTACTTTGTTCAACTCCGCGGGAGTTAGGTTCGTCTTCACCTTCATGAACGAACTGCCAACCTTCCAGGGTCGCCACCGCCACCCAAGCCAGCGTTGTAGCTCATCTCAGCCTTCAAGTGGGCTGCCACTAGAAAACGTACGGCATCAATCTCGTGTGGTGCCAAGCGCATGTGAACTGACGCCATAGAATCTACCAATCCAGCGTCTACGAACATGTAAACACCTGGGAAGAAGACAGACAACACCATCTTGTCTAGGTCGTTCAATGCATCCGTAGAATCACATGCACGATGCACAGCGTCCACTACGACATGCTTTGCAGCTTGCATATCTAGAGAGGAGTCTATGTTGCGACGGAACAACACGTTGCCTAGGTTACGATCACGTGGTGCACGGAACTGAGGGTGCATGTCCTCTACAGGCGCAGATTCGGTCTGGTTGTAGTCAGTGCCCGCGCCTGCGTGACCACCGGAAAGAGCTTCACTCTTGGCCAACTGGTCAAGGTCAAAGCTGCCTTCGTTTGGCTGCACAGTGGCAACACTCTTGACGATCAAGGCAAGAGGACGAACAGCGACTTCCTCAGTCTGAGACTTGAGAAGTGCTTCGTTGGACTCTAGGAAACGTACTGGTACACGTGGAAAGTGTGACATGTTCAACCTCTCACAAATAGGCGTAGAGACTTCTCAGTCTTTTGGGAATCCTTGGGACTGAGTAGGTTCGAGTGGTGCTGCTTCTTCGTGCTTTCCTCGTGTTCCTTCTCAACCTTCTCTTCTAGCTTCTTACCGGAGCTAGACTCCTTCTTCTTGCTGCCCAAGAAGCTGTCGTACTCTTCTTGTGTCTTGAAGTAACGGTAGCGTGGGCTGCCATCGGCTTCTGTGCCAACCTGAGCACGAGCAACGTATGCACCTCCGCGCTGTTCACCAGACTTGCTTGGTGCAGCGGGCTTGTCTGAGTTCTCAGACTTTGCAAGGTCTTCGCGGAGATACAGTCTCATGATCAACGCCTCCAAGCTGGCGTAGCTACACGTGCGTCTAGTGCTGCTACCTGAGCGCAGCGTGGGCACGAAGAAAGACTCTTGTGCATGTAACCACAACCGCCGCATGACGTCATAAAGTCAGGGGCAAGAGGAGTTGCCGCAGACTGCACGACTGGAATCTCTACCGAAGCCACAACAGGTGCTTCGAATGGACGTGGCACGAAAGAAGCCTGAGCTACCTGTGGACCGAAGAGCGTAGTCTCTCCGGATGTCGCGATAGGGTCAGGCTTTGGTGCAAGCTTTTCCTTCGAACGTGTCACCATAGAGAGAAGACGAGAGTTCAATCCCTTGAGAATGTCCGTTGCGCTGTGCGTACCGTTGCACTTCTCGCAAGTTTCACCATCGGTATTGTGCTCACAAGACTTGTCAATCTTCTGGCCTTCCTTCAATGGCTTTCCTTCCTCAGCGGCATGGTGCATCTTCTTGTCTCCGTACTTCTTGTTGCCAACAGCAGCAGCGATCTTGGCTGCACTCTCGGCAGAGTGGCCTTGTCCTTCAATCTTGCTCTGTAGCTTGTCAAAGCCGATGTGTGCCTTTTCCATGCCTGCGTTCTCCAAGTCTTCGTATGTGGCAATAGCCTTCTCAAGCTTAGCAGATGGATCCGCTAGGAACAAGTGCTTGATTAGTTTGCCTTTGTGGGATGTGAGCTTTTGCTTGAAATCGTCCATGTGGAACTCCTTCATTGAACCGAAGAACTTCGGGTCGTTGTAGTGGTCCAAATAAGCCTGCTTAGCCTCAGTTGCTGAATGAAATCCGAGCATTACCTTCTGCTCGTCTACTTCTTTGAAGCCCGGCTTCTTCATCTGGGTAACTACGAAGACCTTGGTTGAGTCCTTCTTCGGACCCACAAATACGTCTACTTCATCACCGTCTGTACCCAACGTGCCACGAATGTAGCCATATGGATACTTCATCTTTGTTGAACCCTTCTCACCTGAGTTTGGGTCATACCAATGGCGTGAAGACCCAGCTCGATTCTCTACGGATATAGGAAGACCTTGAAACTCCACCTTTCCATGGAGTTTGTAAGCCTTCTCCATGTTCTCCGCAGAGAGATAGAGATTCATCCGCCACCTCGGTAAGCGTCCATCCATTCATCTTCCAACGAGATTTCCAAGACCTTTGTCTTGTCACCCAGACTGATGGACTTAGTAAACCCATCAGAGTATTGAGGTCCGCTGCCCTTGTCAGGCTGCTGGCTTCCCTGGTCGCCACCCTGGCCTTGCGCCTGTGCTCCGGGAGCTGCCCCAGCCGTTGCGCCGGTTGCTGCTTCCATCTGCTTCTGCTGAATCTCGCGCTGTCCAAGCTGCTGGATGTACGCGGTGTACACAGGGTTCATTACTACGTCACCGTGTGGCACGTCAGCCAAGTCCTCGGCACGACGAATCTCGTTCATCGTCTTGTACGTCGCAAGTTGTTCCTTGCGAAGTTCATGCTTTTCCTGCTCAGTAAGCTCATCCAAGCCCACGAAATCAAACGTGAAGTTGTCATCTAGCTTGTGAACAATCTGGTCATTGATCTGCTTTGCGATGAAGCGAAGCATTGGCTTGAGACCACGGTCTCGGGATGCCTTGAGCTTCCATTCCTGAGACGACTCGAAAAGTGGTGTCTGCTGGACACCGCCATGCATGTCGAAGTTCAACTCAGCGGGGTCGATGAGGAACACAGCGCATGTGATCTTGATGAGGTACTCGATCCACATCGAGTATTCCATCTCTTGGTTCGATGGATGCAAGTCAACCCAATCGACGCCCTGCTCTGCCTGCATGATAGGCGTACGCCACGAGTTCTCAACACCTTCAAGGTTTGCACGCCACTGACGCTTGAATGCCTCAAGCTGGTCTGGCGTCAAGTTGTCACCCTTGAAGTTCAAGATACCCTTAGGAGCCGAGCCCTGCATGAAGAAGCGGCGGTTGTACTCCTCAGCGAATAGGTGGGCGGTGATGATGGTGATGAGCTGCTCAAGTTCTGAGTAACCGTATCCCTGCACGTAAATGTCCGAACGTGGGTTGCGGACGCCGAACGCAAGTTCGTTGCGTGTGTACGTGCTGCGCACAACACCGTTCACAATCTGGATGTAGCTCGGAACGTCTTCAATCTCAGGATTGCGTACATGCATGGTCTTGTACGGCATCTGTAGATTGGTCATCATAGCGTTTGGCACAATCGATTGTGGCCACTGACCCAGGTTCTGTGTCACTGCGTGCCTCTGTGCCGTAGCGTAGTCGAGGTCGATGTTGTTCGCTGCCAATCGAATCGTAGATGCATCTACAGCCATGAACTCGTAGGGCATGCCACGACGGTCCGGCACTACTTCAAAGCAAGACTGGTCGTACATGAGTGAGTCACGTACGATCTTCTTGAGGAAGGTCTCAAAGTCATCGCGAGCTACCGGGCTGTGAGGATTTGGATCCTTCGCGCCACACTTGTAGATGAAGTTCTCCATCGACTGGATGAACTCACGTTCACCCTTTGTCGTTGAACGAGCTGGATTGCGGTGCTTGATTTCGAAGCCCAAAGACTTGGACATACGGTATGGGCTAGCAAAGGAGGCAACCTGCATACAGCGAGTCTGGATGATTGCAGCAATCAAGGAGAGTTGCTGAGGAATGCGCTTGAGCACATCATACGTGAGCGAGTAACGACGGTCCTTGTAACCCATAGCAAACTGAATGCTAAGTGGGTCGAACATCAAAGACTTCGGACCGTTCTTTGCCTTACCTGGTTCGAGTCTGGACTTCGTGATTTCGTCATGTACCAATAGAGGCACAGCACTAGTAGCATCACGCCACGTGCTTACCTTGTCTACCCAAACGCCGAAATCGTTACCTGTGGTCATCGTGCCAGCTTTCTGATGGACTTACGCAACTCGTCCTGTAGCCAGGTATTGAAACGGTTGCGCTCGGAACCTGTTATTGTAGCATACCCCTTCATGACGTCATCACGAGTATAACCACAAACATCGACCAAATATTCGATTTCACGAGCATTTGGTGTAACCACGTCTAGTTGGTCCTGCAAGCTAGCAGTAAATGACTTGAGCAAGTCAAAGCCATCCACATTGAACGCCTTCTTGACGTCTGGCTTACCTACAATCCCGCGCTCTTGGGCAATCTGAGTGTCCAACTTGCGGTCATTCTCAAGCTCATCGTCGAGAGAGCCAGTATTATCACCGGCATCATCCGAGTGTACCTTGTCATCTGGCTCAGAAAGCGCGTCAGTCTTACTGGTCGTGAACGACTCGTTGTATTCACGAATGCTCTGACGTTCTGGCTTTGCGTCGTTCGCAGTGTTTGGAATCTGCACTGCTTTGCTTAGATCAAGATAGAGATTCATGCCTGACCTCTTGGTGTGTTCTTGGGAGCCTTGGTATCGTCCTTGGTGACCGGAGGCTTGCTCTTTTCGCGGTCCATCTGGTGCGCGTCATGTAGAAGTCGGTGACCCGCATGTGTTGCACCAGAAATACCATAGTTTACTACCTGAGAACCTGCCTGGCCAGCCGCGCCGTATGGAGACGTTGCCGAAGCTGCCAAACCATGGCCAAGCGCACGACCCTGATGAATCATGTTCATAGCATAGTTTCCGCCAGTATCCACAGATCCTGCTTCATCACCCTGTTCTGTCTCTGGCTTTGGTGGCTTACCATGTTCACCCGATAGCTTTTCAAGCTCTTGCAGTTCGGCCGTGTGTGCCTTTCCGGGCACCATGTCCATCTGTTCGTGCTTCTGTAGCTCCGCAATGATGTGCTGGGCCTTCTGCTGGTCCTCTGGCGACATGTTCGGATTCTGCTGCATGTGCTGCTCTAGTGACTCACGCAACTTCTTTGCCTTGGACTGGTGTGCCTGCACACGTGCATGATCCAAATCAGTCTGAGGAGGCTGAGGCTGGTCAGCGGCGGCCTGTGCATCTGCGGCAGCTTGCTTTGCTGACGTCTTCTCATCTAGCTTCTGCTGCTTAGTCTGTTGCTTCTCAGAAGCTGCACGGTCCTTTTCAGCCTTCTTTGAAGCTTCTGCCGTGTTCTTCTTGTCTGCCTCTGCCTGCATTTCCTGGTGAGTCTGTTTGATGCCCATTCCAGACACCGCATTCTCTACGTCGCCTAGTTCCTTCTTGTGTGCTGCGGTTGGTGTGTAACCGATGTTGGAGTGGTACACAGCCATCTGGTGAGCACGCTCAAGGCGCTTACGGTCACCAGGGCTCAAGTCCTTGTTGTTCTGTAGGTGAGACTCGGCCAAGTCTGCTACACGCTTTGCACGCGAAGTGTGCGTGTCGTGCTGCAAACGCTCGTGGTTGTTGGATGGTTCTGAAAGCTCTGGCTTCTCTGGAACCTTCTCTTCCTTCTCAAGCTTTGGCTTCTTGGGAGCAGCACTCTTGCCGCCCATTTCCTTACTCATGGAGTGAACAGCCTTCTTCTCTTCGTAGTCCTTCAAAGCCTGCTTGTTCTTTTCCTTGAGAGCCTCAGCCTTCTCTTGAAGCTTCTTGTGCTTTTCCTTCGACGAAGCCAAGTCCTTCTCGGCCTTCGAACGCTGTTCGTGATGAACATCGCGCATGCCTTCTTGGTGCTTCTGCGAGTCAGCTTCTGCCTTCTCAGGCTCAACTTCCTTCTGACCTTCGGTTGCACGCTGGTGGATACCCTCGTGGTACTTAGCCTGGTCGTGCATGCCTTCTGCATGCAACTGGTTCGCAAGATCCTTGTGATCTTCGGAGCCCATGCCCTCAGTGCGCTTACGTGCCATGTCCTGGTGGAACTTCGCTAGCTCTGCGTCACCGGACTGTCCAGCTACCTGTGAAAGCCTGTAGTGGTCCATTGGCTTGCTGTCTGGTGGAACAGAAGCTTCATTTGCCACCATAGGGTTCGGTACTGCGGCCGTACCCATGCCAGGACGGTCCATGTTCTGACCGGCGACCTGACCTGTGAGCTGACTTGGTGCCTGTGGTTGTGGCTTCATAGGAGCCACAGATGGTTCATCCGGAGTTGCACCCTGCAACATCGAACGAGTCTTGGCACCGTGTGGGTCTTGCTTGAATGCCTGTGCAGAGAAGTCTGGGTGTCCCTTTGGCTCTTCTTTTGCAGGGTCAACGGTCTCCGTGTGGAACTCGCTGGTGTTAACCGGAGTGAATCCCGCTTCGCCCTCACCTACATGTAGTGGGGGTGGAATACGCTTCACCTGGTCAGATCCTACACCACCAATGTTGGTAGCGCCTGGTGGCACACCTGGATTGCCTGTGTCCTTACCCGTTGACTCGTCGCCAGGGGTTTGGCCAGTCTGCATCTTCGCCTGTGCCTCTTCTGTGTGTTCCTGTAGCTTTGAGGAACCCAACTGATGGTGACCACCATCAGGACATGCTGGACCTAGAGGACAGTCCACAGTCTGCGGTCCAGAGCCGCCAGTGGCAGCGCCAGGCGTCTTAGGAGGTGCAGAAGCGCCATTAGCGCCTCCTCCGGTTGGAGGGGCGCCCATAGCTTTCGATAGGTTCTCTAGGTCCAGGTACAGTCTCATCCAGCTCCCTCAGCATCGAAGTTCATGACGGGCTTCACGTTGATGCCTGCTCCACCAGCATCAGTGCGGAAGAACTCATGTGATGACTGTCCCCTTTGCGAACGCGGAACCGTTGGTGCCGCTGGTCTATTTGCACGCTCTTCTGCAATCTGTTGTGCAACACGATTACGGCGCATAGACCTGTCTACTCCGAACGTTACCTTGTTCTGCTTATCCGCCTCCGTGAGTGGAGTCAACTCGGCGGCAGATACTTGTGCTACTACTTCTGCGGGCATGACCTCTTGTAGAGAGGATTCATACTTCGAGTCCTGAGTCACGTAGAGTTCAAGCTTACCTGGACCCGCTGTGATACGGTGCGTTGTGTCGCTAGAAACCACAACTTCGTCACCATGTGTAAGGTGACGCTCATTCATCTTGCCAACAACAGTCTGACCTTCTTCTGGCTTGTCGAACGTCTGGTAGATACCGACGCCTGAAACAACACGATAGACTCGTGTCTTCTTCTCGTGCTTCCACGTGGGCGTCATGCACTGAGGCATGACAGTCAAGAACTTCGTCTCAAAGCTCTTGGTCTTCGAACCTTCTACGAAATAGCCATAGTCGGTTTGTTCACGAGGTCCAACTACCATCGGTGGTGCTTGCAACTTCTCCATGATGCGAGAATGCTTGCGTAGCGTCTTTGGATCAATCTGCTGTGGTCGTCTCATGTCCCTGCTCCTTCAATGCGTTGTATACGCGTCTCTGTTCAATCACCCACACTCTATAGCGCTTCTCCGTGCAGGAACATGCTGGTACTACTTTTTCACCGGAAGGTGTAGTCAGAGTTCCTAGGATACCACGTCCGTGGCACTTGGTGCAACTTCGCTTTGCCCAATACCGCGAATCTTTTGACGGAATGACGGTTTGAAGCCATGCAATGAACTTTTGCCGGTCTTCCTCATACTTCTGCTGTACTTTGTCTGCCACTGCGGGTGGAAGGTGGCGGAACATATTTACTACGGCAGTATCTACCTTCTCAGTGCTGTTCATGGTTACCTTCTACGTTTCGGCGATGTCGTACGTCCAACAGTCAGAAGATTGCTCGCACGGATCCGTCCATTTCGAAGCGCATTCTTACGCGCTTCGACCTCTGCCCTATGTTGAGCTTCCCAAGCCTGTCTCGATTCTGGACAGTCACATACAGGCATCATGCCAACAGGCATGTCTCCGGTGAAGTCGATCGTAGGCTTGATGTCCTTCTCACAATAGGGACACTTGAATACGGGTGAAATCATTTGCGGTACGCAGTATCCGGCTGATTCAAACGAGGCTTGTAATAGGTTGGCGTGACCAGTCTGATAGCCGTGCCTTGAATGACGCCGTTGGGAAACCTTAGCTCCAAGCGGTAGTCCTTACCTATCTCCATCCGGTCGCTAATCGATCTGATCGGCTCATTGTTGAGGAACACAAAACCAGCGCGAACATAGTTTCTACTCTCCCTCGGAGAGTTTGTCAAACCTGAGAGGTCGAGAACACGCCAAACCTCGGCATGGGTTGCTATACGACTAGGCCAGACCACATTCATGGCGTATAGTGTAGCACAAAAGCAAAAGGCCCGTAGCCATTGGAGCTACGAGCCTTCGTGTTGGTAGATTCGGGCGCGAGGAATCGAACCTCGATTGGTGGGGTCAAAGTCCACTGTCCTGCCTTTAGACGAAACCCGAAGCTGGTAGGGAGAATCGAACTCCCTCTATTCCTCGTTACGAATGAGGTGCCGCACCATTTCGGCATTACCAGCATGTGGGTTGGTGTTACCCAACCCGAGCGATTATGTTAGCACACTGCGGTCAGAGTGCAACCTGATTGATCTTGTCCGTCCAGAAAGTTGCCGATCCGGTGTTGGACGAGAACTCGTTGATTACTTCGAACACGTTGTCCGAGAAACCACCAACATTCAACGTATCCTTGCGGGTCGTTGCCTGCGTCGTGTTCTCGACCTGAATGTCGATGCAAACCAACTTTGCCTTCGGGTTTCGTGTCTTGAACACATCCCACTCAGACTGTAGGTTTCCGCCGTAGCGTGCTCCCCAGGTGTAGTTGTGTGCCCAGGACTCGTTATCCGAGACCATGATGATGAGATCACCTGCCGCCTTCTCACGGTTCAACAATGCAACCGGAGCTGCACAGTTCGTTCCGCCACCAGGCGCCTTCATGATCTTCTGCGCGTTGGTCATGATGGAGTCGAACGGATTCAACTTCTCACGCCATGCGTCCGTGTGGAACAAGATGACCTCTGCGTCAGGGTTCTTGCGAAGAACCGATGCTGCCACGAGGGCTGCAACATCCTTGCAAGTCGTCTTCGACGTTGCACCCGCACGGTGACCCGTAACAGGTGAACCCATCGAACCCGACACGTCAATCATCACGTAGACCTTGCCTTCGTACTTTGGAACGTTCGCCGTAGCGTGCTCCATTGCCTCTTGCAAAGCGTTCGTGATCTTCGCAGGCACCGCAGGGTCTGCGTTCAAGTACGCGGTAAGAAGCTGATAAGGGAAAGCGCGAGCCTTCAAGACCTCATCCTTCGAACCGAGACGATGTGCGATGGTGTTGACCATCTTCTGGTTCTTGAGAACGCCGTGACGCTCAAACGTGTTGAGGTTCATGCGCGTCATCATCCAGCCCGCCTTCTCTGCGATGGACGACCACTGCTTCTCAGTGAGAGGCAAGGACGTCAACATGCGGAAATCAACGTCTGGAACTTCCAGAGAAGTGTTCTTCTTGAAGTTCTCGTACTGCTGGATCACACCAGGAAGAGCTGCGGACTGTGCATCCGTCAACTTCTTGCCGATGAGGTACGCGTACATAGCCTCACGAGACGCACCTTCTGGCGATGGGTGGACCATCTTGATCACGTCACCCAACGAAGGCTTGTCGCCTACGGAGTCACGGAACAAAGAACCGTCCTTACGACCGTTCAACCATGCCTGAATCGCCTTCTTCGGCGCAGAGCCAAGTGACTTACGTCCAACTGCACCGGAGCGCATGATCTGGACGAAGTTACGAAGCATCTTGCCATTGTCGATGACGCGAGGGAACGTCTTCTTGAAGAGGTCAGCATCACGCGTCGAAAGAACTGCAAGAAGGAATGCAGGCATGTCCTTCATGAAACCCTTGTCACGAGCGTAGATTGCCGTCTTCGCCAAGAACTCAGGGGAAACCTTCTGCGCGAGCGCAAGAGTTTCCTTCATCTGACGTTCTGCCGTCGAATAGAACGTGTCGTTGAACGTACCAGTGCATGCATACTGAGCTAGCGCAGCCTCATCAGCCATTGCGTAAGCCGTACCGCCTGCCTTGTTTACCGCGTCTGGCTTACGAGAAGCCTTGCGAACTGCGGATACACCACCACGAAATAGATTTGCGTTTGCCATAGAAACATTCTCCTTTCATCCCGTTGGAGACAACCCAGCACTATGCTGGTATAGCTATTCAGTTTTAAGCTGCGTTCCGGAATCGAACCGGATTCTCCGCGTTACAAGGGCGGCGCGTCACCATTTACGCTTATGCAGCATGTTTCCAACTTTCCCGCCGACTTAGTACGACAGCAAGCATCTCTGACTGCGCGGGTGGAGTTGGCAAACGTCCACAATCAGATAACCTGCTGTGTGAAGGTGCAAGTGGGAATCGGACCCACCTGTAACAGTTTTGCAGACTGCATCGATCCCAGATCGATATTGCACCAGATCCCGAGGGTGGACTTAAACCACCGACCTTTAGGCCAAATGTGTGCACAACAGCCTAACGCTCTATTTCTCTGAGCTACTCGGAAAGCGGCTAGCGGGAGTCGAACCCGCGCGTCAAGGTTGGAAGCCTCGCATGCTACCGTAACATCTCAACCGCGTAGTGCGGGTACAGGGAATCGAACCCTGTCCGAATGGCTGGCAACCACTCATACTACCATTATACTTTACCCGCATTGATTTCCCGGTGGGTTTCCTCAGGAATGAGGACCGGGAATGATCCATCGGAGAATCGAACTCCGGTTCGCAGATTGAAAGCCTGCCGTCCTAACCACTAGACGAATGGACCGTTTGATGACCCTACGGGGATTTGAACCCCGATTCTCAACGTGAGAGGCTGGCGTCCTAGCCATTAGACGATAGGGCCGTCTTGATTTCACCAGTATGACCTCAGGTGCGGAGGTTGTCAAGGAACTTCTCTATAGCCGCGGTTTTGTCCAAAATCGACTGACAGGGCCGATTTCTGTTTGTACATTCCTCTAGTGGCATCAACCCGGGCGTCAACATCCTGCTTTCCGACTCTGCCCTGTTTGACTTGCTCCCTCCATGGTACGGACGGCTTTTGGCCTCCCATGTCTAGCAGTGGAGCCGCGAACTTCCTCACATCCCAACAAGTGGGTTAGTGCGTACAACCGAGAAGAAACCACGGAGAGCAGAGGAATCGCACCCCATACGCTTTTACACGTACCCTCTGTTTAGCAAACAGTGCCGACTACTAAGTCGAGTTACTCTCCAAGAACTTCACACTGTAGCAGACTTGGAAGCCTGTGCAAGTTCGATCTTGCGAAGTTCCTTTTGCAGCTTTCCTTGGATTTGCTTGGCAAATCGCTTCGTCGTACGGGACACCTTGTCCAAGCGCTTGAGAGCAAGACGCTTCTGTAGGTTACCCATGCGATCGATGAAAAGCTTTCCTTGAAGATGGTCCAACTCGTGTTGGAATGCCACAGACGTGATTCCAGAGAGCCAACGCTCGGTCACCAGGCCGCCTTCGTCTTGGTAGGTGACACGGACCGACTCAGCGCGCTTGAGGCGTTCCAGGACGCCAGGGAAGCTGAGACAGCCCTCATTGGAGTCCACCTGGTCCGTGTGGACTGCCAGAATCTGCGGATTGATGCACGTGATGTATTCCTGAGATTTGAAGTCACGAATCACAAACATCGAGTACAATGCACCAATCTGGTTGGCAGCGAGACCCTCAGCGCGAAATGCCTTCGCCGTATCTCTCAAGTCTGCTGACAACTGCGCGATACCCTCGTCAAAGATTTCAACCGGGTCAGTCTGCTGCTTGAGAATAGGATTCGGATAGTGAAGGATTTCTTTGATTGCCATGTTGTCTCCTCACGGAAAGCAGTGGAATCGAACCACCACGGGCGAACCGTGCACCTGTTTTCGAGGCAGGGCTGCTCCCAGAGCAGGTTACTTTCCAATACGGAGAGCAGTGTACTCGAAACACCTACCCTTGCGGGTATCCGACGCTTTCCAGGCGTGGGTGGCACCTAGCCACTCTACTCTCCAAATGGTGACTCACCTTCCGGTGGCCTAGCGCGTCACCAACGCTTGAACTGGACTTTGCAGGATTTGATCACGCCGGCATGTGGCTTTGCCTATCCATTCGGAAGAAATAGGAGTCGAACCCGACCTGTTACGGCACCCTGTTTTCAAGACAGGTATGGCACCACTGCCATCTTTTCTTCCAGGATGTATTATGTAGCAGACTTCCTTTCGGCACGCAATCGCTTTGTTAGCTTGTAGCGGACAATAGTGCGTGCCAAATGGTCAATCTCAGCCTCAGTCAACTCATGGGAAACATGAGCGTATTCGCCAAGCATGATCATCTTGATCATGTTCCAGAAAGAGAACCGAGTATACACCTCGATAGATGGAGACTCAGGTTCCTTCCTGTCAATGTAGTGGTGGTGAAAGCTACTCGTTGTCATTTTCCAACTCCTGGTTCCAGTAGAGGTAGTCCCTCCAACAGTCAGGAGTGTTTGGAAGGGCAATGATGAGCTTCTGACGTGGAGTCCAGTCAGGCTTTACCGGCTTCGAACGCAACACCATCCTTGCCTCAGCCGGAGTTCTGTCTGCCTTCTTACCGTTACACCTGATACAGCATGTAGCGATGTTGTCCCAGACAGTCTTTCCGCCCTTGGAACGAGGAATCACGTGGTCATAGGTGAGGTTCTGTGTACCTGGCTTGTCACCACAGTATTGACACGTGTACTTGTCACGTGCAAATACGTTGATGCGTGAGAACTTCACACGATGCTTCTTGCCGTTGACGTACTCAAACAAGCGCACGACAGCGGGACACTTCATGGTGAGTGACATTGAAGTTAGCTCGAAGTCTTCATATTCCTTCAAGACCTCAACCTTGTCTTCGAACCAGAGGATGACTGCACGCTGCCACGAGATCACGCGAAGTGGCTCGTAAGTAGAGTTCAACAGCAAAGTTCTGCGCTCTATGATGCTAGTCATTGGTTCCTCCTCAATGGACCTGGTGGGAGTTGAACCCACACGGTATCGCTACCACAACGTTTTAAGTGTCGTCTGTCTGCCTATTCCATCACAAGTCCTCATGGTGCGTACAGGAATCGAACCCATCTTCCGGTGTTTATCAGACGTATCGGTTATAAACCGACCTGTGGCAACCAGCCACCTACGCACCTCAATGTCTATTCAGACCACGCCACACCCAATATGCGATGTGATCCAACACTTTTGGGTCAAGTTCGTAATCTTTGCAGTAGTTTAGCACTTCTTCGTCTTCTATCCACTCAAGCATAGACTTCCCGCCGTAGTGTGCCATGTACGCCCACTCAACTAACTTAGCCCTAGCCCTTGCTTGAGAAGTTTCCACACTGCCCCTACTCGGTGCTGCCCCGAGCTTCGCGGGTTTAGAAGCCGCTGGCCCTGCTGATGGCCCATAGAGGCTCGAAGTTCTTTCATCGCTAGCGGCAGATGACGTACCGCTTCCATTGCTTGATCTGTAGCCTCTATTGCGAGGGCTGTCAAGCTCATACCCATATCCGGCTCGCGGAACAGGGAATGTGCAATGCCGAGAGAGAACAGCTTTCCACTCAGTTCGTTGAGTTCTTTCTCGTCTGCAACAGACAGGAAACCCAACGTGTTGGATTCAGCATGCCACTCTCGGGCTTGATCTGGATTTTCGAACTTGAACTCAACCAAAGCATGCATGCCTTGCACTGCCTGCGCACCCGGAGACAAATCTCGACGAGTTACGACATACAGCTTTTGATTAGTCCGCATGGTAGAAACCTACGCGCCACCAGTTTTTGTCTTTTCCATACATGCCCACGGCGAGAGTCGAACTCGCACGCCTGTCAAGGCAACGGTTTTTGAGACCGTCATGTCTGCCATTCCATCACACGGGCGTCACCTGGTAACCAGGTTATCTTAGTCGCTTCGAACTAGGAGTGCCAATAGGAGGACTCGAACCTCACGAGCAGAGCCTTATGAGAGCCCGCTAAGCAACCTGCTTGTATTGACATTGGGAGCGGCCCCGGAAGTCGCGTCCGGTTGTGAGAGCTTATGAGACTCCCCTGTCATCTCCAACTGCACCGCTATGGGCACGGGGAGAGTCGAACTCCCACGCTATTCGCGCCAGATTCTTAGTCTGGTGTGTCTGCCATTCCACCACGCGCCCGTTATGCCGAAGAAAGGAGTCGAACCTTCATGTACGAAGTACGGCGGCTTCTAAGACCGCTGTGTCTGCCATTCCACCACTCCGGCATTGTATGCACCACCAGGGTATCGCGCCCTGCATTTGACGGTGTGTAAAACCGTTCTCGTCGCTTGCTGAGTCGTAGTGCGTTGAGAATAGGATCTTTGATTAGCCTCTTCGGTGAGATTTGAACTCACACCACCCGCCTTAGGAGTGCGGTACACTATCCGTTATGCTACGAAGAGATTACGCTCCTACTAGGATTCGAACCCAGATCGCAGCGCTTAGAAGGCGCGCACACTATCCATTGTGCTATAGAAGCAGTCACGTACCCGGCAGGAATCGAACCCGCATTCGGACGTTCGTAGCGTCAGAGTCTATCCGTTGACGTACAGGTACATTGGTGGTGACGAAAGTGATCGTGAAGGTTTGATCTTGAAATGATGTATTCACGGTCGGCATTCACCGAAGCTGGTACAGGAACTTGCATCCTGATCACATCCATACCAAGGAAGTGTGTCTCTATTTACACCTTACCAGCGATTGGTCAGTCGGACGGGATTTCCACCCGTAAACTCTATGTTCTAGGCATAGTGTCTTTGCCATTGCCAGTCTCGCGACCGACTAACTTAGACTACCGGCTGATGGACCGCTAGGGAGTCGAACCCTATCTTTCACGGTGCAAGCGTAACGTATTCCCGTCCTACTCGCGGCCCATTGTTATGGTAACACACCGTAGTGCGTTGTCAAGCACGCTAGGAAGGATTCGAACCCTCTTGACGCCGGTTTTGGAGGCCAGCCGCTCTCCCAGGAGCACTAACGTATGGTCTTGAGTTTCTACTCCCTCAGAGCCTCCCACCCTCCCTCCTCCGTGTTTTCACACGGGATCAAGTCGGGCAGTCCGAGTATCCCATAGAACCTCAAGTTTGAAGATGATCATGAGCATCTTCGACTCGCATCTGCACGGGTTGGTTACCGTGTACAAGATTGGTGGAGCGTGCCGGATTCTAACCAGCTCTCTACCTTGCCCATTGAAGGGCCAGGTTGGGACTTCGCCATACTTAGTATGTGCTTACATTACACCAACGCCCCGAAAACATGTGAGGGTGACTAGGGGGAATCGAACCCACCACCGCCGGATTCACAGACCGGCATGCGGACCTCTACACTATAGTCACCATGAAGCGCGCCCAAGGAGGATCGAACTCCCCTGGCCTTGATTGACAATCAAGTGTACTCACCAGAATACTATGAGCGCATTGTCCAGAGGCTCTCCGCAGGTTTCCCTGCGTGAGTCTGGTATGGAGCTAGAAAGAGTCGAACTTTCGTAACATCGTTATCAGCGATGTGTACTAACCGTTATACGATAGCTCCGTTAGAAATCTGATGCCGCCGACTGGACTCGAACCAGCATTTGTGTCCGGTTAAAAGCCGGGTGCCAACCTTTAGGCGACGACGACAGAAATCGGAGTAGGGTGAATCGAACACCCGACATCACCGCCCCAAACGGTGCGACATACCACTTGCCTATACTCCGATGGCAGATTCCCGTGGTCATACTCCACGATCTTTCCCCGTTGTCAGGGATGCTCTGAAACTTGAGCTAGGAACCTATTAGTTAGTGACGAGAGTGACCGAGTTGTTTAGCCTAGCACTGGCAGCCCCGTTTGTTTAGAACTGATGGAGCTTACGGGAGTTGCACCCGCGTCGGATCATATTCAGTGATGTAAACCCAATCGAGCATTCACTATGGTTGAGGAAGGAATCGAACCTACTGTTCCCGAAGGAGGCGGTTTTACAGACCGCTGCGCCGACCATTGACGCGTCTCAACCAGATATCAGGGCGACAGGACTCGAACCTGCACGGCGATCTTGTGTTACTCGTCTCCAAAACGAGAGGGCTACCATCTACCCACCTACACCCTGGTATGCAGCTTCTTGGAGTCGAACCAAGTTCTACGGCTTTTCAGACCGTCGCGTATGTAACCCTACTCGCTCAAGCTGCGTTTGTACGATGGATGTAGGACTTGCACCTACCTCGGGTAAGTTAACAGCTTACTGCTCAACTTCCTGAGCTAATCCACCATAGATAGCTGGGGCAGAGGGAATCGAACCCCCGCACATACGGTTAACAGCCGTACTGTCTTTCCAACGCGACATACACCCCAATGAGGTACGCCGAAGCGTACCGAAATCAATGACCCTATTCAGTTTTCAAATGGTCTTTCGACCTACTCCGACGCAAGGAATCGAACCTCGATTAACGGTTTCAGAGACCGCTGTCCTGCCTTTAGACGAAATCGGAATGTATGTGACGAAAAATGTAGAGAGGTAGTGCGGGCTTGCGGCCCGCGTATCTAAACGCGATGTACTCCCCACGAGCATTCACATTGGTATCTCATTGTTTAGCGTTGTCGTGAGAATCGCGACACTTTTATGGAAGCGGAGGGAGTCGAACCCATCTATGTTTCGGTTAAGAGCCGAGTGCCTGGCCGGTTAGCTTCGCTTCCGTTGAGTCTCTATCGTGCTGTGCGTTCTGTCTGTTGTCAAGTCACTTTCTGCGTTGGGTCTCTCGAACGATTAAGGGCACCGAAGTTTCCTTGGTGCCCTTGTGAATCGATAGAGAATGCGTCTAGTTATCGATTACACGTCGGCACCTACCCAAATCTGGGCATAGTCGAACTTCGGGTGAATGCGATTAACTAGAGTGAGCATCTCTTTATCCTAGCAGGGCTTCGAACGATGTCAACCGGAAAGTGAAGGTGCTAGCAGTTTTGCGGCTACTAGCACCCGGTATGAGCATCACAGCGCACATCCTATCACTTCCGAGCGGGCTGTCAAGTGAGATCGGAGGTCAGAGGAACAACTTGCTGCATCTTCACACGCGTGTTCTCGATCCTCTTCGCCACACGATCGAAACCCTTGGCGATAACCACAGGCACATCCGATTCCTTCTCCATACGCTTCGACACGACACGCATCATGTCTGGTACACGAGCAAAGACCGGCTCACAGAGGAAGAGCACAGCAGCACCTAGCTCACCATGCAGAGCATCAATCAAGTTTTCCAACTCATCGACGTCTGCTTCTTCCTTCGTAGTCATCCCATTGTCCTTGAACATCTGGTGTAGTGACTCAACAAAGGCGATTGCGTCCAAAGCCTTTTCACGGGCTTCATCGGCTGGGTCGCGTTCCTCCTCAATCTGCTTGGCTGCTTCCTCGAAGTTCATGGCGTCACAGGCTCCACATCAGGAAGTGCTTCCTTGGCGATCATGCCCAATGAAACCATCACAGAGGTCTCGATGAACGATGATGCGCTGATGTTTGCTGCTTCACAGTGCTTCCTCAGTGCATCGAGCACCGCAGGATCGATCGTGATAGACGTGCGCGTCTTGGCTTCCTTCTTCTGCTTTTCTTCCATTTCAAACCTTCCTTGTCCAGTACAGAGCGTCATCAGAGTTTCCCCAAGGCAAATCAGGCTTGTAGAGCTTGAATCCACTTGCAATCAGATTGTTGCTTGAGAAGACGTTATCTAGGTCAGTATACGTGATCACCGTTGATACGCCACAGCTTTTTGCCCAGAGCAAGCGCTTGCGAATCAATGCTTTCTGCAATCCAAGTCCACGATATTCTGGAAGAACACCAGCGCGGCACAGATATACACGGCTCTTTTCCTTGAGGAAAACCGCACCTGCGTACGCAACTGGCGTCTTTCCATCGTATACGATCCACCACACACCCTCGTCAGTGTTGACTGGATGATGTTCCTTATAGTTGAACACAGTTGCATCAAGTGCATGTACAGCGTTCACATCTTTGGTCTGGCGGATTCGTAGTTTCATGGCTCACCTCAGGCGTTGCCGTCGTATACCTTTCCATTCCATGCGAAGTGACCATCGTTCATCACAACCACAAATGGGCTGCAATACTTGTTATCTGGTCCGTAGAGTTCCAGAATGGTGAACCCGCGCTGCCAATCAGGGTCGTTGGCATACTCGTGGTCACCTGTCATGCAGGGATTGGCGATTGCGACCGCTGTACGGCCGCGAGAGGTCTGGCACATCATCTGTGCGCGGTGGAAGTGCCCGAACACCTCCGAGGTGCCCATGGTCTTGGTGAGACGGTTGGCAGCTAGGTGCTTGCCTCCACCGTACTTACCAGACTGATTGTGGCCGTGACGAAGCACGAAGGGACCACACTGTAGGCCCTTGTTGACCGTATCCTCACGAGTCCACGTGATTCCCTTGCGAAGACCCTGCAAATAGCACTGATCTTCAAGGGTGAGACCGAGGGCGTCCTTCAACGCGTGGGCAGCATGCATGTGCAAGAACTTCTGCCAGCGTTCATCGTGATTGCCTTCACAGATGATTAGCTGCACACCCGGATGGATGTCACGCAACTCGTTCATTTCCTTCACAAACATCTTGATCTGAGGGATGGCGTTCACAGGCGCACCGGGGCCCTGTGTGTATCTGCTCATCATTCCGAGGTCGATGAAGTCTCCAAGGACTACGACCTTATCAGGCTTGACGTCTGCATACCACTTCTTGAATGCATTCCATGTTGCAGGGTCATGCAAATCGAAGTGAATGTCGCTCACAATGGCGACGAGTTCTGACTGGTTTGTTACGGCACTTAGCTTCTTTTTCTTTGTTGTCATGCAATCCTCATAGGCGAGTTCTCGGTCAGAGAAACCCACAGATCATGCACACGCTTGACGTATGCCGCTGGGAGCGTCTCTACGGGAGGCAGTTCTGACCGCGTGTCAGCCTTTGGCGTATTGGCGATGTTGGGGTGCGCAGAACTCAAACGTCCCGTTCTCGTCAACACATTGAATGTCTTAGCAGCGTTCTGTCGGCTCAAGAAGCCTGCACAGCGTTGTGAACACGTAACACGCTTGCCAGTGGCTGCATAAGGTGTTTGACACACCACACAGATCCTGGCGAAGTCACCTTCTGGTCCGTTCATCGTTCCTCCGTGTGTGAGTATGAGTCGTGCGCCGGAGTGTGTCAAGGTCGATCAGGAACTGCTCACTTACCAGGCTTGGTGAATGAATCCGAGGTCTTGTGTTTACCTGTGTCATCCTGCGGTGCCACAACTCGGCGCAAGTCTCGTGCACTTTCTTTTGACGACCTTGTAATCGTCTTAGCTTCTGCGAGAGTAGCTCCCATTTCAGCAGCTACTGCGACGACAGAAGGCGGCACAACTTCAATCTTTACAGGCTTAGGCTCCATGTTGTACTCGACATGTTCCTCAAGACGACCAAGACGAAATCGAAGCTTGTTAAACTCGATTTCCAAGTCCTTGATCTTCCTTTGGAGTGCATCGAGATCCATCAGCGAGTCTTTGCCAACTGCAAGAGAAGTTCATGCATACGATCAAGCTTTTCATCTAGCTTACTAGTATTCTGCACAAGTTGATTCACGAGACCACGCATTTCGGACATTTCATGCTTAGCAGCAAAAAGTTCCTTCGCGCGTGAACGTTCCTCTTCCAACTCTTGCTTGACGTGTGCCACCATCGCCTTGTGAGCAGCGTCAATGATGCCAGGCTTCTCTTCCTGGATCACAGATTGGGTTCGGGTCTTGTGAATCGCGAGTAGTGCCGGGATTGCCAGCGACGTGACTACAAGCGAAATGATTGCGATGATCTCAGCCATGCCCATAGGGAACTCCTCAGGACTGGTATTGAACTACGAAAGCTTCATAGGCCGACGTACCATCAGCGGCCTCAGCATAGACGTACGTACTCCCCCTAGAGTTGGCATCGTCTGATTCTGGAACAAACGGAATCTGAGACCATGGACCATACACAACGTCACGAGTTGGGTCCACAGCACCCGCACCCAGAGCCTTGTTACCAGAGAAGCGTACACGTACACCTCCGGCACCAACAAGAAGCAAGTGAATCTTGCCCTCGCTCAAGGATCTATGCGTCTGCGTCTCAGCAGTACCTGTGCCCGCCAAACGCTGTGGCGTACGATTGCCAGGAACCTGGTCATCGACTAGTGGCGGAAGAGGGAAAAAGTTTCTGAACAACATCATGACACCTCAGTATGGCATAGCCAGACAAGTATTCTAGCTTACCTAACTACCGAGGTCAATCGTATCATCCGATTACACACATGTCGCCGTCACAAAAACGGGATGTGAGTTCATGCTTCGCGTCTGTAGTATCAAGAGGCGTAATACCGCTCTTGATCGACTCGTATTCGGTCTGCGAGATTGTTTCGTACGGTGCTTGTTCGTAGCCATGGTCTTCTAGTGGCAAGAACGACACACCCTTGAGTCGAGTCTCATACAGTTCCAAAGCGTACTTGATGTCCAACGCTTCTTCACTATCGAACGTGACCGTGACCGACACTTGGTTATCAGCCCAGAACTGCTGCATCTGTGCTGCAAGTTCAAGCTGTTCCCACATCGTCACGTCATCCTTGCTTCGATCGTAGTTTCGTTCCTCAACCGGGAACGATGCCACCACCGTGTTCGGACTGTACTTATCCTTCTCGATTGGGTAACCGGCTGTACGCAACTTCTCGACCAGTGGAGAAGTATCCTGCAAACGCACACGACGAATATAGTAACGTGCGTGAGGGAAGTGAATGCCTGGCGTGACACCTGGAAGCAAGCTGACCGTGCCGGAAGGCTTTACACTCGTCACCTTGATGGATGTACGTACACAGAGCCAGTCAGCATACACGCGATCGAGATCACGAAGGTATTCGTAACCCTTATCACAGAACGTGCTGAGAAACTCGCGACGCCCGAACTTCTGCATTGCCTGGACGATACCGCTCATGGAGCAACCAATGCGTCGGTTGCGCATCATGACCGTGTTCGTACGGTCATCATGCGTTGGCATCAGCGTGACAGTCTTCGCATACAAGTACGCGTACTTCAACGTCTTCTTGTAGTCTTCGAAGTTCTCATGCAAGCCCGGGAACGTTTCAACCAAGCAGCACAGTTCTCGGTCTTCCAAGGACTGTTCTACACATGGATTTGCACCCATGACACGCATGTCGGAGAAATCAGGCTCTCGTCCCATACGTCCGAACTTGCGAGCATTGTCCAACCACTGGTATCCAGGCTCACCGTTCTTGGAGGTCATACCAGCTACGATACCATAGGGCATACCGACCTCTGCAAACACAGAGTTGTTCGATGCCCAGCGGTGGTGCATCAATGCATCCTTATTCATGTCTGGATTCTTGAGCAACAAGAACTCTTCGTCTTGAGGATCACCAAAGGCAATCTCAGCAGAACGACGTACGTTACCTGCTACGACACAGCGTCCGATCAGGTTACAAATGTCCACAATCGCTGTGGAATCAATAGTTTGACCGTACAATGGCTCAAAGATGGTTGAGATAGAGTGAACTAGCTCTTCCAGCGGCGCAGGACCGCTGGCGACTCCACCGAACCCTCGGATTGGTGCTCCGGCTGGTCGTACTCTAGAGTAATCGATTGTTTCCGGGATCGAGCCTCTGCCGACATGGGCATCGAGATAAACACGAAGCAGAGACACCCAACCCTCTCTAGTGTCCTCTACAACGAAAGTACCGTTGATTGAGGCAGGCTTCTGGATCTTGACGAGACCGACACCCTTGGTATCGAAGCCAACACCCACGCCGAGCATCAACATGTCCATCAACCAGCAGAATGGGTCTGCAAAGTCAACAGCAATACCCTTCGTCGAAACGAATCCGCAGTTATTGAGAGCTGCACCACCAAGACGGTCGATAGCAGGAGAACCCATCATCCACAGACCACGACCAGGTGGAAGCCACTTGAAGGCCCACATGCGTCGGAACATTTCCTGAGCAGAACGCTGCGCCTTGCGGTCATCCCACGGAAGACGCAAGTTCTTGCAGTGACGCTTCTGCACGTCGTAGGTACCTTCGACTACGCGCTTGCACGTCTCCCAGAACTCTTCCAGAGACTCATCTGGCTTCGTGCGAGCATACGTACGCTTGTAGACAACATAGCCTAGGCCGTTGTAGCCCCAGGCTGGTTGTTTGTCTCGGTACTCGTCAAGGAAAGAATCGGAAAGCTTGAAAGATCGAATGGAATCAGCAGCACTCATTACTCATACCTATTTCTTCAACACAACGCCGCATACGTCGATTTGAGGTGAACGATCAGCTTAGCACGCTGCTCTTTGTCGATCGACAACAAAGGTGTCTCGATTGACGATTTGTGAAGCGTAGAACCCCGCGGCGTGTTTACTACATGGTAATCCTGGTAGATGCATATCTTACTGGAATCAGGTGTGATTGCGAGGCACTCAACAAACTCCCGAAGCCAGCATCCAGGAAGTCTCATCCCGGGCATACCTGCTTGCTTGAAGTGAAAGCGTATGAACAGGTCATCGTCCTCACCCTTACACTCTATCTCTAGCGGAGTGCCCATATCAGTAATCCTTCTTCAAGACGGCAGGATCGAGCCATTCCTTCAACCCGTTGTTCCACTTGACCAGAACGCGGTCAAAGCGCTTCGGTCCCTTCTCGGAATCGTAACGATGGCGTTCGACGATCTTACCAGAACTGCCAAACACATCATCGGCAGTTAGCAAACACACTCGCATACCAACGTACGGTTCTGTGCGTTTCATGATTCCTCAGGGAATGCAGACTTTAGTGCACGGATGATGAGACGCCACATGTTGTAGGACAAGCGTGGGTAGTCCTTGACCTCACCTGTCCTAGTCATCTTGCCACCGTCCCACGGAGCACGTGTCTCACCCTTACGACAGACGCCGACCGTGTAGTCTCCACGATTCGGATCACCATTAGTGGTGTCGTCGTTTGCGATGTACATACGGCCCAGCTCCCGAGACCGAGACGGATGGACGGCACTGACGAGTTCAACCTTGACTACAATCACAGCTTCCAGTCCTCGTCACGGAGCAGTTGTGAATCGAGGCCATGTCCGTTGATAGCAAGTTGTCGATACTCGATAGGCACACCACGCTTGATAGCGTCATCGATTCCGTACTGCATGCCCTTGCTGATTCCGAGGTCCGTGTAGACCACCGTGGCCTGTGCTACCTGGCGCCAAGCGAAACCAGCTTGAATGCCATGGTTTCGCTCTTCTGGGATGAGGTCATTCAGCACACCATCCTGCGTGTACAGAAGATGGCTTGCGTACGGTGCCTCACCTCTCATGAGGCAATCCTTCATACACATGCGTGCGTAGCGAACGTTTGTCTCAACGTCACCAGCGTATGGTGACTCAAGAACTACCAATCGGTACATGTTTCACCTATTCCATGCCGGCTCGACTGCACGGTCGAGAACCGAAGGATTCATCATCTCCCAAGCCTGGGGACAGACGAACACCATCCCGTACTTCTGCCACGTGCCAAGCACATAGCGATCATCCTCGAAGAAAAAGAACGGTCCCTTCAACTCCTCTTGATGAACGTAGTCGAGAAACATTTCTTCCTTCATCTGAGAAGCTGGCTTTCCAGTGTCCTTCATGGGTCGCATGATGAGGAAATCGCCATCTTGCTTGTACCCATGCTTGATGAGCCAAGCATCAGTCACGTAACGGTGCTTGGAGTTGCGTCCAGTCATGTACGTGATCGTGAATCCGTGTTCACGCATAGCGTTGATTACATCCAGAGAATGTGGCTGTGGTTCATCCAAAGCCATCAACTCAGGCTGTAGGAACTGGTCCCACGCTCCCTGAGGAGTGTGATGCTTCTCGCCTCCGCAGTTCTTGCAAACAGGTCGGTGTTCACCACCCATAGGCATCTTGCAGCCCGCACATACTCGCTTGAGCAAAACCGCGCGATGATCGTTGTTTGCGATCGTAGTGTCGATGTCAATGATTGCAACAGGTGTCATGCTCACACCCTACCACGCCCACGCTTGTCGTCAACCACAACGCTCACATCCACTTGCATGACGCGCTTGGTTGGTCGAGACGAATACACCTTTCCTGTGCGAAGTAGGACGTAGTGAACGTCTTGGTCATCGAGGTCGATCGAATCGATTACCATGTATACATTCGCAGGGTTGACAGCACTAGCGAACCTAAAGGTTTCACCCGGCCCCAGCTCTTCGAGCGGTAGTGACCCGGGGATAACGACTTGAACACGACGAGTGGATTGCGGATACCTACGGTCCAGTCGCAGTTCCCGAACTTGCCGAGCGTAGTAGGCGTCCCAGCCTTCACGCGGTTCCTCTTCCTGGAAGTCATCGTATGCATATTCATCTGGAAAGTAGTCTTCTGCTGCCATGGTTTCTCTCGTTTCGTATCTTGGTCGACAGTTACCGCATAGTGGGGACGACTGTCCACAGCTACACTCAGATCCGTCAGGGTTGTAATCCGCTGGATACATACACGTCTCCTCTTTGATTCCTGGATCTTCTGATCCATCAGGATCTGATCTTCCAAGGAATCTACTTGACCTCTCGGTCCCTCTCATTCAGTTGAGTCAGAACAATGGTACCCGGTATTACGGATGTTGTCAAGTGAGATCCTGCATGGGCGAATAGATCGTTTTACAAGAGGTCCCACTCGTATTCTATGTCGTCTTTAGGTACCACCACAACCTGTTGTACCGTTGGCACATGGACCAGTTGTTCTACCCATACCAGTAGTGGTTGGAACGGCAGGTTGACCATCAGTTCTGGCCATGTGAATATGTCCTCGTAAGCTAGCACTTGCTCGATCGAAGCTGACGCGTAGTCCGCGAACTCATCGACTAGAACATGAATGCCGCCAGAAGGTATGAGTTCGCCGCAAGGGTTTGCAGACTTCACGTGTCGCTGGACACTAAGTTGAATACTGTGCCTCTTGATTGGCTGCGGCTGATGTATGTCCTCAGGCATGTGTACGACAGGATTTGCATCCTTTCGTGTCATCATGTGCACCGTGTATTGTTCACCTTCATGCGTGAAATGGAAGAACGGCACAGGTTTCGCCCGGGGCATTGCTGGCGTCGTCATTTCCATAACAGGGAGAAGTGTGGACATATCACCACCAAAAGGTAAACAAATACAAAGAAGATCAGATCATACTCGGGGAGTATAATGGGTTTGTTATTGTTGATCCCGGCGCTCGCGTGTATTATCCCTGTACATGATTGCTGTTGGATACAGGGTCAACACGGTTCCACCGAACGTACACATGACCATCGCGCTGAGTAGTTCTGTGGTCCCCGTGAAGGTCGCCAGAGCCGCCAGGACCATCGCACCCACCGCCATAGCCTCACCACCCATGAGAACGCCGTACAGAGCCACACGGGCGGCGGAAAGCGGCTTGCGGTCCCAGCCCACGAAGAACGGGAACAGCGACACAGCGATGACGCCCAGAACGGCTGCAAGGGCAACCTTCGTCTCAGAATCGAATGGACTGAGGAGCACGCCCCAGATCGCACCCATTGTGATACGTCCTAGGAACTTCGCTGGAAGAGCGACAAACGGATGCCGGGTAAGTAGGCTGAACATGTTCATTCCTCCTTGCCAGACAGCTCTTGTTTGATCACTTCCTCTTTCAGCACCTTGATTGCGAAGGTACCAATGAGCGTCCTCGGAACTATCCGAATCTGCCAGGTATCCTTCACAAAGTGGAACTGGATGTCGAAGTCCGCACCGACGACCATCGTACGGGTGAACTTGCGGAAAATCGCGCCAAGCAGCCCAGAAAACGGTCCGCTCTCAGCAAACGCTTGCTGGTAGAACTCCTGGCGAATGGAGCCGATCGTCGGCGGCACAGGAGGACCGGATGTGTTACTGTTGATGGACTGCTGTGCGGCTAGAGCCTGTTGCACAATCATCTGTCGAGAGTTTGCCATTGTTGACCTCGTTTGGGGTGGTTGCGTCCATATTACCACCCGCACACGCGTCGTCAAGGACCGTGAAGGCATGAGCCAACACTTTCAACTCGATGTTGATGTACTCTATTTTGAGATAGGGAATGTGTCCGACGTCGAGGGCTGAAAGCTCGTAGCCGCCAACAAACCTATCCACAGACTCAAGGTCGCCAGCCAACCCAGCGCGGTAAGCAGCTTCAATCTCTTGTTGAACCTGTGCTTGCTTAGCGTTGTGTGCCTCAACATCCGACATTGAGTGCGAGTTGTAGACCTGGCGATAGATAGTCGCTAGAGGTGCCATCCACGGCTGCCAGGAATACGTCCCATCATCGTCGCCCGAGTTCACGTGAATCATATGAGCCCACATATCATCCATTTCTTCTTTCGTGAAGATACGGGCGTGGTGTTCATCAGTATGTTCGTCGTGAGCAGCTTTGGCCGACATATGCAGTTGGAGCAGTTCTTTCCTGTTCATGGTATCACCTACGTATCACGACCCTTGATACGCTAGCTCCATCAAGCCGACGTAGCGGTTGTATGTGTCCCAATCTCGCTTGAGCCCAGCCTTGTACGCACGTTTCAGAGCTTCTGGGTCGCTAACGTGGCGATTCTTCTTGTAGATCTCGATGAGTGGGTTCATCCAGTCTTCATGACCGATCCAAGACGACATGGCCAACAAACCACAGCAATATCTGTGCAGACCAACCGTATCATCCCGGTACATGCTCTTCACCCACCAATCATACGGATGGTCTAGGTTAATCCTCGTGAGCCAGAAGCAACATGTCCACAGTGACCCAATCGCCTCGTCGACCCGCTCGAATAGCCGTTCCAATGTCTTCATGGTCAACTCCTAGTCTCAAGCTAAGGGCAGCAATAGGACGCAGCCAATCCAAGGCACGAGTAGAGTGTTGCTTCGTAGTACCCAAATACTGGTCCATGAGTTCGAACACGCGAGCAGTAATCTGAGCATGCTCTAGATACTCAAGCTGAATCTGCTTTCGAACAGCAGCATCCATGATCTTCTTTGGCTTCACAGGTTCACGCTCTCGTTTACGCATCAGTCCCTACCTAGCTCACGTTGAGTGTACAAGATCTCATACCTCTTGAGCAACCTCGCAGCGGCACCATTTCTCGGTAGGATGACGATTTCATCTTTACTATCTACACTGACAGAGAACCTAGGACGCGTACCAAGTGTAGTCCCAGCCTGCAACAATATGTTTTCGATTGCCGAGACACACTGTGCACGTGTTTGCCCATGGTTGTATATGTCCTGCACAGTACACTTTCGGATCACAGCCATCGCAGCATACTCAGCACAATGCTTTGCCCAAGTTTCCTGCAAATCAGCCGCTTTATTCATGATCTGGACGAAAGCCAACTCCGGCTCCGACAATCCAGATTCAGTCATACGATCCGCAACAGTTCTAACCTCAGCACTCATCCTCTGGATCCTGAAACTCAGCCGCAACAGCATCTTCCGACCACTGCATGACCGCAGCCTTGCCAAACTGGTTCTTTCCAGTGATACGGATGATCAAAGCATCCTTGTCAGGCACAACTGACACCTCAAACAAGTCAGTCTCATGTCCCTTCTTGAATGGCGAGCAAAACTCCATCAAATCCTCGATGAGAGTAGCACCATCCGCATACTGGTTCCTCTTGATGTTCGGTTGACGCTTGAGAACACGGTCAATGACTCGCCACATAGCTTCGCTCTTCATGTTTGGTCCTTTCTACGAGGGTACAAGTTCATGGCACAGATAACACCGAACACAAAGTATATGTTGGACAGGATAGCGAACACAGCCGCAGTCCACGACACCCACCAACAAGCAACCCAGAAGCAAAACATGACCGCAAAGCAGCCAAGCATCCACTTCCACCACCTAAGATGAGCTTCCACGTCGTATGTCTCAGTAGTCATACGTTAGTCTAGCAGAGACCACTCAGTCTCAGCCACGACAATATCCGATTCCTCAATCACACCCATACGTTTACGCATCGCAAGGGCAACAAGCTTCCTCAAGCACTCATCTACATGCTTCAAGAACACTTCCTCAAACGCAGTGTCAGTCTCTTCCGAAGTATTAGGCGGCGGCATACCCATTTCTGTGAAAAGTTGAGCCTGAATACTCTCACCTGGCCCCGATTCGAGGTCATTCATGGCAAAAGTATCATCCACCGACGTCCAAACACACGGTCTAGCGAACGCCCAAGAGTCTATGCCTTTGGTATGACACACAAAGTCGAACCAAACAGCCGTATTTAGGCCCGAAGAGTCCCTCAAAACACTCGCTTTAGTCACTTTGAGCAGCATTTCGAACGATGTAGTGGTACCCACATCCGTACGGACAGGCAAACTGACCTCTAGAAACCCTTTATCGAGGGTATACGCAGCGAGTACCACACCATCCGCATGCATAAACGACCCCTGTGTGTTCAACACACGCCTCTTTAGGTCCATCGTTCTAAGTGTGCCCATCCGAAACTCCTCCAATCCGAGCTTAGCACGCTCATACTGGCGATCCACTGAGAACGCCTCCCTACAAGATCCCGGCCGAAAATGAACTTTCTCTCCATGGCGGGTATCAACTGAGAGCGTCTCCCGCATGACACGTGTCAACACCTATACTCGACGGGTACTATTTTTCAAAAATCTAATATCCGGAGGCAGGTACAGGACTTACCCGACCCCAAGGAATCCCTTTTGATACGTGCTTGTCAACCGTACCCCTTTTGATACATGGCCCATTCCGTGCATACGTATCTCCCCGGATACATGAGGAAATGTGTGCTATGTAGGACAATGTAGGCACACAGGGACAGGGTGGGTACTCATCCCACATTCACTCTACTGTAGGTAATATGCACACATGTAGTATTACGTAGGGCAGTGTAGGTGTTACCAGAATCGCAGAGACTGAGAATCAAACACGATTATACTAAGGCTAGAGTTTAGGTATTGAGAGACACTCCGCGCCGAGCCCTACGCGATCGCTATGTAGGACATTGCGCACACTTACCTACACATTGGCATACCAAAGCATTGCAAAACGCTATGTAGGCAAAGGCTTACATTGACTCACATGTAACCGATGCTCGAATGTTCAGGCTTTGCAAGCGTAAGCCATTGCGGCGCCTATACGCCTCGCAGAGACACAATCGGGGCGAGCTACGGCTAGGTATGGGGAACGTTGTAAAGATCGATTCTGGCGAGGCTATGTAACACATTGATAGTATTAGAGAAACACATGTCAGTTTACAGCTTACATGTGGGTTTACGTAGTATTGACACCTACATCGCAGGCAATAGTCATGCCACCTACAGTGTGCGTTATGTAGGTGTTTGCACACATTGTGTGTAGTGTAAGGAAATGTGTTCCGAGGAAGGGAAATGTGGGCTTAGGTAGTATGCTGTAGGACAATACTCACACTGTAGGTGAATGTAGGCAAAGACTCACATCATAATATGATGTAGGTGTTTTGGTTACACTGTAGACAATGTGGGTAAGTGTAGGGAAAAGGTTTACACGTAGGGAAAGGTGAGGCTATGTAGGGAAATGTATGCGTTGTGGGATAGCTGTAGGTGACACTACGTGTATTGTATAGGCACGTAGTGTCATTGGCACAACCTACATGTGTGGAAATGTAGTCTGGCACATGTGAGGCAATGTAGGTGCGAGCTAAGCTCACGTAATCATTGAGGAATAGACCGATTTTACTATGGCGGTAAACGGCCGCCGGTGTGCCACATTGTGCCACGACGCAATAGGCCAATGAAAACAAGCATTTAGCTCGCATTGCCCCGATTCGCCACGTGCCCCGTAATGACCCGAAATCGCTAAGTATGCGAAATCATTAGGCTTACATTAGCACACATGAGTCGTTTCGGGGCAGTGTGAGGCATCACACAGAGGCTAAGTATGCGAAATCACTCGGATCCGCTATAGGTTGAAAGGCTGAACAAACTAGCAGTGTTGAAATAAGCTAATAGAATCGCTTACTTACGTCGTTGGCACGACGGCTGCAACGTCTCGCGTAGGCGCAAAGCCGCGGCGAGAGGCATCGAAAAAGCCTTTGACCGCTTCTCGTTCTCTGTTAGTGTCTCCCTTCCCATTGTGGGAAAACCGTTCCGCCTCGGATGTTAAGGCGTGTCAGAAGAGGATCGCACCATGGCCAATCGCACCGTCACGATCGAGGGTCGCAACGTCACGATCACGCGTGAGACCCCCAAGGGACCCAAGGTCACGCACGAGACGATCGTCTCGTTCGCGGAAGGGGGCGCCATCGCTTCCGAGTCGGCCCGTGTGGCGCTCGCACTGGCGCGCACCGATGGTGCGTACCGTCGCCAGGGTGCGGCCGCTGCGCGTCGTGCGCTGGCCCCGATGCGCGATGCACTCCGCTCGGCGCTGGACGCCTCGATCGCGGAAGCGCTCGCCGCGGAGTGAGCTAGGCCGAAACCTAGGGGGCGCAAGCCCCCGATGGTCTGTGCGTTACGCGCACACTGACGATGGCCCCACTGTGAACACCATTTCACATAAGCACGCGCCCGACGCATTCGCCACGTGTGGCGTTTGCTTCGCCCTTGCCGTGCGTGCGGAACGTGGCCCCGTTGTGCGTGCGAGCGGCACCGATCGTGCGGCCGATGCGCCCGTGTGCGCGCCCGTGCTTCCGATCGCAACGGATCGCGTTGTGGCGCATGCGATCGTCGATCACACGATCGCAGCGGTCAAGCGTGCGCGTGCTCTCACGTCGGATCCTCGTGTCATTCTCGGCGCTTTCGAGTCAACGCAAGTCAAGATCGGTGCGCCTGCTACGGCTGCGCGCTCCACTGTCACGCTTGCGGCTCGTGTCGAGTCGGGCGAGGCGATCGATGCGATCCACGCTCTAGACCGTGACAATACGGGCGCGTTGCCGCGTAACCGTATGCGCGTGCGTGGCTCGCATGGCAGTGCAGGCCCGTCCGAGGCGCCTCAGGCGTTCCCGACGGCTGATACCGTCACGGGCGCCCGTGAGGGAGCACGCGGTAAGGCGTGCGCTGATATGGTGCGCCTTTGCGAGCGCTATCGTACGTCCAGCGGGCGCGATAAGGCGCTCGCGCGTGACGCAATCCGCTTCCTACTCGACACGTGGCAGGATGACGCGGTGCGAAATGCCGCGATCTCCGGAGGATTCCCCGCACGCTGAAACGGTATCACATATGCGCGCAGCCGATACCGGGGCGCCCACTAACCCAAGCGTAAACGCTACGCCCGACGTGTATCCGCTGATACACTAGGCTCTAAGTGTTTACCGCGACGCTACCAAGCGAGCGACCCTCACGGGCGAGCGACTAAGGTATGCGTGGGTTAGTGGGCGCCTTAGCGCGTTATCATGGAGTTTATGACAAACGCTGGTAAAGCCTATCTTTTCGTTAGGTTACGGTCGGAATCCAACACGGGTGTAGAGTTAGATCCACCACGTGTGAAAGAGATTCCGTATCGGCCGCTACCGACTGTGCGTAAATGCACATGTTCTTACCATGGCGATCGAGTCTACTGCTATTGCAGCAAGGGGTGATCATGCGTATCGCAATCGTGTGTCTGCTACTTCTCGCGGGATGCTCTGAGATCGTGCGGCCGAACACGCGTCTACTCGACGCGGATAGCGGGCCGATGGTCGGCGATGGCTCGACGTTGCCCGATACGGGCACGGGAGACACGGATAGCGGCTCACCCGTGGATCCTGACGCGGGCTCGGATGCTGGCGCGATGGGAACGTGTGACATGTTCCCCGCTGGTAGCGTGGCCATGGTCGCGCAAAACGATTGTGGCTTCGCTGCCACACAGATCGCGGTGAGTGAGGTCGACTGCCCCCACCACATGCTTTCGGGACACATGACGATCGTGTGTGATCACACGTATCGCACGGTTCCCGTGACGTCGGATGCACTCGAAATCGACTGCGATGGTGGTACGTTCTTCTGTGCTACTGTTCTCGGCGCCGATGGTACACTCACGGTTGAGTGTACCTCGCCCGGGGGATCGTCCTGCTCTCTCACGTTCTGAGAAAGGTATGAATCATGCGCTTGGTACGCACGTTCCTCCTGTTCACCATCCTCGTTCTCGTGGCCGGATGGGTCGCGGGGCAGTACATCGGCGATCACATGCATTTCGAGCCTGTCGCGGGCTCGCACTAGCCATGGTGCGTTTCGTCACGAAACATCCGTGGCTCACGGTGCTTCTCATGCTCTGTGCGTCGTGTGTGGCGTTCGGCCCCGCGGCGACTGGCGCATGGATTCACTACCACGGCATACAGGCAATCGTCGGCGCGTGGCGCTTCGTGCGCACGTTGATCGCTGGCTAATGGTCCCGTGGAATGTGGTCAACGCAATGTTGACCGTTATGTGGTCGCGCTATTGGTGGCTTCGCGACAACAAGCGCGAGGCCGAAGCCTATCACCTCGAAATGGCAATCATTTCGGCAACTAAGGCGTTGAAATCATGATGCGAATCAAAGCCTTCGTGTCTCGCGATGCTCTGGTCCTCTGGACGTTGCGTGGACGCTTCCGCACGTGTCGCTACATGCTGCGATGGGTCGATCTGTGGATCGCGGGATGGTCCCTTGCGATTCTCGTGATCGCGTTCTTCCGAGGGTGAAACATGAATCTCTTCGTGTTGTTCATGGGTTGGCGCGGCTGTTTCATGGTCGTTGCTCAATCGCGCGGCGAAGCGTTGCGCCTCATCTTGGATCAAGGTGCGGCGGAATACTACGAGAAACCGATCAAACAGGAAGATCTCAAGGTCTATCCTGTGGGTGAGGTCGTGCGCTGCTGGGGCGATGAGTGAAACGCCCGGTCAAGGTGCCACGTCCAGCGCCAAAGGTTTATCGTATCGATAGACCACACTGCAAAAACATTCTGTGTGTCAACTTCGCACGAATCAACTGCGATGTGTTGGAGAAGCCATGCTCCTCAAAGATGCACTGATCAAAGTGGGCTTTGCGTGTGCAGGCGGTGAGGTACGCCGCAAGTGTATGCAAGGTGCGGTCAAGGTCAACAATGTGCGTGTGGATGATTCCACGCTCACGTTGATCGATGGTAAACACAAGCTGACAGTAGGTCGATTCTCGTGTTACCTCGAAATCAAGCGCGGTGGATTGATTACCACCGTGCAATACCTCGATCCAGTCAAGATCGGGACAGTAAAGCTTTGACGTCAGAGCCACACTCAAAAGGTGTGGCTTTTTGGCGTTATGGGAAACCTCTACATCATGATCGGCGTTCCTGGCAGCGGCAAGAGCACAGAAGCGAAGCGCATCATGCGCACGCATAGTGTGATTCGTGAACGCGTCGAGATCGTCTCCGCGGACACATACTTCATGAACGAGAACGGCGATTATGCCTTCAATCCCAAGGGTTTGGGTGAGGCGCACGCCGAGTGCTTCCGTGATGCATGTGACTACGCCACGCGTGGTGTGGACTGCATCATCGTGGACAACACGAACCTGACCAACGTTGAGCGAGCGCCCTACTATCAGTTGGGTGTGGCGTTCGGCTACAAGGTGCACATGGTGTGGGTGCATCCCGGCCTCACGTGTGAGGAGTTGGGCGCACGCAACGTGCACGGCGTCAGTGCGGAAAAGATTCGCACGATGTTCCAGCGGTTCGAAGGCGTATTGCCGCCGCATTGGAAAGTCCAACAGCACAACGTCAACGGGGTGTGACCATGTTCGCCGATCTCAACGACCTTCACGACTTCTGTCGAGAGACGTTCTACTACATCCACGAGGGTGCAGGGCGTGCCGCGTACGACAACCCGTATCAACCGGGTTGGGTCGTGAAGGTGCCTCGCAACCTCGCCACACACGAGACGGGCGGGCTCGGACAACAAGCATATGAGATCAGTGTGCTCAAGCGCATTGCTCATCTTCCGTTCTGTCCGAAGTTCTGGGTCGAGTACATCCCGACCAAAGAGAACTTCTCGATTCCTGTCATCCACATGGAAAAGGTTGTGCCTCTCACGGGTGACGAGAAGGTCACGCATCTTCCGTGGTGGTGCAGGTACATCCACGATGGTGCGCAAATCGGCTGGACGAACAAGGGCGGAATCGTTCCGTACGATCTCGGCTACTTCGTGGAAGTCGAGGATCTAGTCCAAGCGGCAGCGGCGCAGCCACTGTGAACGCGACACAAGCCATTGCAGCAACCCTACTCCTCATCGGTCTCGTGCTGATGTTCATGTTCATGTTCATGTGGAGGTATCTGTGAAAAAGCTTCCTCCGGTGTTCCCAATCAAGTTCCCTGCACCACTGCCGAAGTGATGGGCACGTTCAAATACTACACGACTCTTGCAGTCGTGAAGGAATGGCGTGTCTATCACTTGTGGGTTGACCGCTTCGGCGTGTTCAACCCTGTAGGTGTAGGCTTCGATCGTGACGGCTACTACATTCGTGTAGAGAAGTTCGAAGCGACCGAAGAACGTGTGGCATGTATGGCCACGTGGATTGCTGAGCGTTGACTCTGGGCAGGGCTTTGGAAGCGCTTGTGCCTCATATGCACAAGTATGACCGTTCGATTCGGTCCCGCACCATTCGTGTCATAGTGGCACGTACCAAAGAGAGGAAAGGTTTCTATGAGCCAAGAGAAGAAGACCGAGACCGCCGCCGAGAAGACCAACAAGCTCATCCCCGAGATGCGCACGACGATGCTGCCCGCCATCACCGAGAAGCTCGGCGCGATCGTCGGCTTCGCGTTCGATGCGTTCCTGCTGCTCGTCTCGCGCGTCTGCGAAGACGTGTTCAAGATGCAGGCCGATTTCCAGCTCGTGAAGATGGTCATCGAAGCGCACAAGGCGCAGTCGAAGCTCGATGCCGAGACGATCAAGGATCTCAACCGTCGTCTCTCCGACATGACGTCGGCGCGTGACACGGCCACGTCCCTGCTCAACGCACGCATCGCGGAGCTGGACGATCTCAAGCGTCGCACGAGTGGTGCGCTGCTGACACTCGGACAGGTGTGCGGCGTCGGTGGAGGCACGCAGTTCGAGCCCGTGCACGTCACCCGTGGTGACCTGACGTTCGAGGAAGCGTTCTACCTCTTCATGGGACGCAAGATCGAGGCCATCAAGTGCTACCGTGAGCGCACGGGTCGTGGTCTCGCGGACAGCAAGGCGGCGGTCGAGGGCTACAGCCCGAACTCGAAGCTGTGGCAGGACATGAAGACGCTCACCGAGCGCTGGGGCCAGGGCTGCTACGTCGCAACGAACCCGCCGAACAACGGCCGTGACCTCATGATGCAGGATCTGCGCGTCCAGCCCAAGGCGTTGACGAGCACGTACGTCTCGCGACTCGGGTGATCCACTCGGCACAAGCGGAAACGTTTGTGCCACTTATTGAGTAGAGGAGACGGGGCTGTTAAGCGGCTCCTCTACTCAATAAGTGTAGGGTGTGACAACTAAAGAAGAGGTGTAACATGAATGCAATCGTTCTCGCGTCGGATTCCCTCAGTCATCTTCACATCTTCATGTGCCTTGGTCTCGTGTGCATGGGCACGATGATCGCCACGATGGGCGGCGCCATGTTGGCATGGTCGATGCTTCCGTTCTCGCCCTCGGATGCCATGTCCGAGCCGAGCGAGTTCCATTCGACCGCGGCGCAGCAGCGGTATGCCGCCACGCAGTGGAAGCTCGCAAACGTTCGCGCTGAGCGTGCACGTCTTCTGCTGGAGCCCAGTGACTCCACTCTCGCCACGCGTATCGAAGGCGTGCGTTCCATCGTGGTGTGCTGATGCATACCTATGCTGGTGAATCCCCGTCCAAGACTCTTACGCGCATCCTGTATTGGGAGACGCTGAAAGAGCACTTGGGCCATGACTTCAAAGACTCTCACCTCGTATTGTGTGGTGAGGGTGGCGACGTGCGACAAGCACAAGCGCTCAATGCAGGTCCGGTTACGGCCGTAGACCTCGACAAAGAGCGTCTCAACAAGGCCAAGCGTGCGTTCCAGCGTCAGCATGGAAATCTGCGCCGCCACGATTTCGTGCACGGCAACATGTGTGAGATCGAAGGCAAGTTCGCACACGTGTTGCTCGACTGGTGCGAAGTGGTGCGCCCCGAGACGATGGAACGCAGCTTGCGTATCCTCGATCGCACGCTTCGTGAAGGCGGCATGTTCGGTCTGTGCTTCTCGTATGGGATGCAAGGCCGACCACGCAAGGGTCAACCGCCCTTGTTCGCCTGCATCGAGGGCGAGACGCGTGAAGAGAAGGTCATGCGGCGTATCAAGTACGTCAATAGCTGGCTGCAACTTCACTGCGGAAAAGCTGCGCCTGCGATGGTGGGCGCGTGGTACTACGACTCATCGACGGCCGAGAAGAAGGGCTCGCCGATGGTCTACATGCTGTTCGACACCTCAAAGCCCTTCACTGGCATTCCCAAGCCGGTGTTGTGCAAGTGGAACGAAGAGCAGCGTGAACAGGAGGCACGTGAAGCCTTCGAAGATCACAAGGGCTCATACTTCGCAGACTCGTCACGCGTGTCTGACAGGTTCATGTTGAACCCGAAGAAGATCGGTGCGTGGCATGCGTGGCAGACCATGCGAGCGAGGAAACATGCGCCTTAAATGCAGCGTCAAAGAGCTGGGTGATGTGATGTACAAGTCATTCACTCAACACATGCTTCCTCCGGTCGAGCTGAATCGCAGCGACTGCTCATACGTCGTAGGTGAAATCATGGCCACGTTCCGAGACAACAGCGAGATTCATCCTGGCCATCAGCTCTTGCGTGAGCGCATCCCGAACACGCATCGACGGCGCACGCTGGTGATTGATATGTGTGCGTTTGGTGTGAAAGACACCATGTTCCGTCGCAACGTGGCGATTCTGTTCACGGACGAAGAGATCGAACAGATCGAAGCGTTCATCAACAGCATCTAATCGACCGCGCGCATGGCCACGCATCCGTCCATCATCGCAGAGCGCAAGCGTTTGCGTAGGTTGGGATTCTTTCCCACCGCCGGACGTGTGCTATCCCACCAGCGCCTTGGTGCTCACTACATGCGTGTGGTAGAGTACCACACCAACGGTTTCTCGTCTCTGTATGTTGAGGCATACGAGACACATGCCAAAGCTCGCAAGGCTAAGATTGTGCCTTTGAATGAGCTGGTGCACCTAGTTCAAAACGTTTCTCCTCGCGAGTACAAAGCGATCACGAGTCGCAGAAAGCCACGAACATGAAGCTCACACTCAAGGTCACGAAGAAGACGACAATCACGCTTTCCGATCTGGGAAAGCTTCTCGGCATGAACATCACGGCTGTCGAGCTGAATCACAGCCATGACTATCGTGGTGATACGTGTGGTCTCGCACAGAGCATCACCATCACCTCGGAGACCGAGGAAGCGCGTGAGGTGCCACAGTGACCAAGCAAGAAATCTTCGACGAGATCATCGCGCCCTCAGGCATGGTGCTTGCGGGCGTGGTGTTCGCGTGGTTGGTGTGGATGATCTAGGAGGTTCTCATGACTCTCAACACTGCCTTCGGGCGACGGTTCACGGAAACCGTTTTCGTGTCCAAGACCGATGCAACGGGCAAGCCGGTGGGCTACGATCGCGTGCCGGCGATCTGGGACCACCACGATCAGCCGGTCGCCGATCGTGCGTACTACCCGGGCGACCCGATGAGCGCGGCGAGCCGTGTGCTCACGCAGAAGACCGTCAAGGCCAAGGCCGAGCGTGATGCTCGTGAGGCCTCCAACAAGGCCCGCACGCGTCGCTGAGTGCTTCACAGACTGTCGTGAGACAGGCAGCTTGTAGCAGGCGAGGAGTATAGTTAGTGGTACATATAGCCTTCAATGGCGAGTGTAAAGTAAGATGGCGTCACACCACTAACGTGCCGCGACATAGTATGCTCTTGATTCTGCTACATGTCGTCAAGCGTATAGAGCGCGGGTACGCACCCACAATCTAACGAGGGTCGGCACACCATGCTTCGCTAATCAATCGGTTTCTCTGTCGAGAGTTGGCCGCCTCACCCTACTTGTATTCATGTGGCCCACGCTGATTCCTTCTAGGTGCATAGAAGAGGGAGCGTGTCATAAAGCACCAATCCATCGTCAATCGATGGCGACTCCACACATGTTGTGGACAGTCGCATGGACGTTGAGAGGTTCCTCACACCCACCTCTCGCCTACTCAACGTCCATGCTAGTGTCTACACCACGAGGAAACACATGTCACAACACTACGAGACCAATGACAAGTTCGTGCCGCTCGTCAATCGCATTCGTATGCTTCTCGCATACATGAGCGAGGAAGACGTAGCACGTAAGCTCGTGGGAGAAGGTCAATCGCCAGCCGACGTGTGGCTGTGCGTCATGGCAGCGCGGATTCTCGACAAATGATTCACTACCGCATATCGCGGGACTACACAGCGTGTGGTGCTGCCATACGTGCAGTAGTGTCGATTGGGGATGAGTGGAATACCTATCCCAAAGCGCTACTGCACACACTCGAAGACAAGCATGGCAACATGAACACTTTCGGGTGTCCAGGTTGTGTGCGATCAGACGTCTTTTGTGAAGCAATCGCTGCGGTTGAAATGGGCATGTATTCATCACAAGAGTGGCATACGCATCTTGTAGGCACATGGAAAGGTGCCGATGATGCCTGAGACGCGCATCGTGCTCTTCATCGTAGTCATTCTGCTAGTGTTCGCACTAGGGCAATCGCTGGGTGCACAATGAGCGAGGAAACACATGTGGAAAACCCATCTTCACAGCCTGATTCGGCAAGCGAGGGAAGCGGAGATCAAGAAGTGGTCTTCCTTCCTTGTCGCCGATGTGCCTCATGCGACGGATCAGCACATCCAGCCAGTGGATGTGAGTATTCTCCCACCATGCTCATCTGCGGACGCTGCATCCGTGAAGCATGGCGCTGGATCAAGGGACACACCAACCTCGACAAACGAGTAGGTGCCAAAGTCAAGGGTGCCGCTCGTGTGAGCTTCTACGAAGCCGCAGGAAGGAACAGGCCCATCGACAATGGAATCTGAGATCAGACACTACGTATCAAATACATGGATCAGTCCGCAGCCTACCGCGTGTGGATTGACCGGGCAAAGTGTGCCACCGAATAGCTGTATCGGCTATCCGGGCAAGCACATTACTTGTGCTGAGTGTCTCGATAGCTATGCCTACGAGCAGGATGAGATCGAGTACGATCTCTACGAGACCACACAGAACTCCAAGCCTGTGGCTTGGATGCGCAGGCAATCACTGAGTCGCCTCGACAACAAAGAGGTGAATCATGTCATTGGTATGCTCGCGAGCGAGAATCCAGGAAACACAGACGAAGAAGCACACAAACAGTGGTGGGAGCGCTGCTGGTACTTCGTTGGTTGTGTAATCAACCACTATCCTGGCTTTGTAATGAAGCTAGTACGGCCTTTGGCACGACAAAAGCCGCGTGGTGCGTTGTTTCCTGTTGAGGCTGCACGTCTTTTGAACTTTCGTCGTGCGCTAGGATTGTCCATGACTTCGGTGGCGTCCAGCGCCAACCCAATCTACAGCCTTCCTCGCGATCTGGCAGCGAAGATCGGCTTCGCACCGATAGGCCATGTGCAGCCGTGTGTGGATCAAGACGAGTATGCACAGCGCATATTCGAACACCAGCAGACAGGCCAGCGCTTGGGTCAAGCAATGTTCAATGCATTGTATGACCTGTGTCCTGAGCTTGCCAACAGCATCAGAGGCACGGACGCCGATTGTTTCCACAACGACAAGCTGGTTGCACCGTTCATGCAGCGTGCTATCGGTGTGTTCACAGACGAAGAAATGCTCCAAGGTGCTCGTCACATTCTCAAGCAAGTAGGAAAGCCATGACCAACTTCGACGATCCTCGCATCGCAGTCATCGAGACGACGCCCATGTGGGCGGGTGATCTCGCCATCACGGACGTGGACAACGCGCTCAAGGCCGAGGGCCTCGATGATGCGTTGCTTCCGGCACAGCCTTCGCGTGCGGTCGCGATGCGCCGTGCGTTCCAGGAGTGTGCGCCGCGTGGTGCTCGCATCGATCCGCTGCCGGCTGGCATGGGAGTTGCTATGTCCCTCAAGGACGTGGCTGCTCTCGATCTCGAAGCCCTGGCCACGGCGTCGGGTCACGACGTGCGATCGGCTGCGTCGTACCACACGCAGTTCTCGGCAAAGATTCTCGTGCAGAACATCAACGCCTCGGAGATCGAGACGCTGACGTTCACGCCCGACGATCACGTGATGACTCCGCTCGTGCGTGAGGTCTATCGCGCCAAGCGTGAGCAGTACAAGGCCAGCGAGGATCTCTCGGTCTGGTTCTCGCAGACCATCATCCCGGCTGTGGGTGGTGTCGGCAAGCGCTCGCGTGGTGGTGTGTACTACGTGCCCGCTGCTCGTCGTGAGGTGCTGCTCAAGGTCGCGTCGGCGCTAAGCAAGCTCTCGCAATCGCATGCGATTCAGCGCATGGTGGCGGGTGTGAGCATCCCCGTCTACCAGCTCACGCACGGTGGAAAGCTGTGCCTCGAACCGCGCTACTCGGACGATTCCGCTGCGATGGAGATCCTCATCGACGGCGTGATTCGGGATACCGACAGTGCCCTCGACGGCCTGTCGGATGCTCTCGACGTGAAGGAGGGCAAGCGTCCGCTGGGCAAGCGTGGGCTGGCCACCAAGAAGAAGGAAGCTGCCGTGCTCGAAGCACAGCTCGCCTCGTGGGAAAGTGTGTGCAGCGTTTCCCTCGATCTTCTGCGCAACCGCCTCAGTGAAATGCAGGCGGCGATCGGCACCGCAGAGCTGGCTGCCGAGCTGGCCGATGCCGAGGCCGACAAGTGACCATCATTCACTACGTCCGTGGTGATGCCACGGAGCCACGTGGTGATGGACACAAGATCATCGTGCATTGCTGCAACGATATCGGTGCTTGGGGCGCTGGTTTCGTACTGGCAATCTCGAAAAAGTGGCCGCATGTCGAGGATGCGTATCGTGCTCTCGGAAGCTACGCGCTGGGTGACGTCCAGTTCGTGAAGGCAACCGAAGATATCACGGTCGCGAACATCATCGGCCAGCACGGAATCGGCGGCATGTCTCGTGCCTTGGATAGTGGTAGAAAGCTGTCCGCAGGATATCGCGACAAGCATCCACCGATTCGGTACGAAGCGATCGAGCAGGGCCTGAGGGTCGTGCGCTATCGTGCCACGAATCATGCGCATCTTGCTTCGGTTCACATGCCTCGCATGGGCTGTGGCCTGGCTGGTGGTTCGTGGGACACGATGGAGCCGATCATCGCGAAGGCTCTACAAGATCTCGAAGTGACGGTCTACGACTTCTGAGGACAACATGGGATATAGCGACGAGTGGAAATACATCCTGCGTGAAGAGCTTCCGTATTACATGGATGCTCGAATCGACAACGAGCCATTTTCACTCGTCGTTCATCCCAGACTTCTCAAAGAGCTTACCAAGACTGCGGGTTCATTGCAGTTCACGCCACAGATTTTGGTGGATGGGGTCAACTATCACTTCAAGTGCAGCACGATACTTCGTCGCACCGACCTTAGTGACCCTTTCTTAGCCAACCGAGTTCCATCACGATCCGAAGTGGATTACTCCACTTGGTATCTGTGGAAGACCGTACGGGATCCCAGGTCCATTCGAGAACAGCAAAGCACGTACATAGGTAACGCCGTGGCTGGTTGGTATTCCAGTCACATCGCAATCGTGACGTCCATGCTGGGCCTCAATGATAAGGACGAGAGACGCGAATGGAAGCCACCAACATAGCCGCTCGGCACGCATGCAGCAAATGCTTGCGCAAGGTGTTGAGTGTGAGGCTTCGCACTTGTCCTGCCACTTGTCTTCTGGTACGTATCTGTGATGGATGCGTCGTCCAGCAACGACAAGCGCACAACCTGCGTTATGCTCTGAGAAGCATGCGTCAGGCAAAGATGCTGTGATGGATGAGATCATAGAGATGATCGATATCTGTGTGGATGCAAGATGCAGACGCATAGAAGTATCAGGTCAACTCTGGGAAACGCTGAGGGATTGGTACGAAGACCAAGACCTAGATAAGTACACCGACCGTCCTTATGGACGGTACAAGTTCTATAGGATTGGCGTGAAAACGTTTCAGTTCTGTTCACAAAGACAGTTTCTGGGTGTCCTGCAACACAAGCTAGAGAGGGAATGAGAAATGCTCCACGCAGACATGCTCGCGATCGCAATCCAAGTCAACGTCACCACCCTGTGCACGGGCAAGCCCGGCATCGGCAAGACGGCCATCGTTCGTGCCATCACGAAGCAGATCGAGCTGGCCAAGCATGGTGGCAAGGGCTTCCCGTTCGTCGTGACGAACGCGGCTCAGGGCATGGCCGAGGACATCGGCGGTGCTCAGGTGCCGAATCACGAGAACAAGACGATGGAAGGCTACATCATGGGCGCCATCAAGACGTTCGTGATTCACGGCAAGGGCGTCCATCTGTGCGACGAGTACGGCTCGGCGAACAACAACTACCGTGCTGCCATGCTCTCGGTGAACGAGGGTCGTCTGTACGGCGACCATCATCTGCCGAACGTGGCAGTCGTGTGCTGCATGAATCCGCCCGACATCGCCACGAACGGTGCGGACATGACGCCGCCCGAGAGCAATCGTTTCTTCTGGCTGCCGTGGAACCTCGAAGACTCGGCGTGGTTCGACTACATGCTGGGTGGCAACGGTGCGGCAACGCAGGTTCCCATCCTGCCCGACAAGTGGGAGGATAGCTATCTTCCCAAGGCCAAGAGCCTCATCGTCTCGTTCCTCAAGCGCAATCCGAAGCGCATCCACGACATGCCGCCCCCGGAGAAGGCCACTCAACCGTGGCCGTCCAATCGTTCGTGGGAGTACGCGGCTCTCATGCTCGGTGCGACTCGTGCGGCGGGCTTCGATCTCGCGTCCGACCACGTGCATGCTGCGGTCTGTGGCTGCATCGGTACGGCCGTGGGTGACGAGTTTTTCGCGTGGGTGAAGGACATGGATCTCCCCGATCCGGAAGAGCTTCTCGCAGATCCCGCCAACGCTCACAAGCTGATCCATTCGCGCCACGATCGTGCGATGGTCACGCTCGAAGCGATGGCAGCGGCTGCGTGCGAGAAGTCCAACAAGAACTTCCCGAAGCGCTGGGAGGCTGCGTGGGAGATCCTGCGTCCGGTCATCCAGTCGCATCAGGATCGCGCCGAGCCCGCGGCGAAGATCCTCGCACGAAACAAGCCGCCTGGATGCAACTTCCCGCAGGAAGCTGCCGCGCTGCTCAAGGTTCGCCGTGAGGTCGGCATCAGTTCCTCGGGTGTGGCTCGATAGTTCGTCAGCCCTGGTTGCGATTACTAGATCAATACAGGGCTATGAGGTAAACAATGCTGGAAAAGTGGTTCGACTATCTCATTCTGGCGTGGCTTCTTGAGCGTACAGAGGATGCGTACAAACGCCGTCATCCTGCAATCAAGAGCAAGGCGTTTGGTAAAGCAGCCCATGATCTAGCTACGGGCATGATTCGTGCTCGCAACCGCATCATCTACGAAGGGATTGTCAAATGAATCAGCCGTTGCGTCCCGGAATGCGTCCGAGCAAGTTCGGTCCCAATCCGCTCGTGAACAAGGAAGAAACGGTGGATGATATCATCCAGCGTGGGCGGATGCTCGCAGAGCACAACGTCCGCAGTTTCATTCCTGGCCTGCGAGCTTCGAACATCCTGATCGAGCCTCGCATCCCGACGATGGGCATCGACAAATACTGGCGCACGTACTGGAATCCACGTGCGGTTATGTGGATGGTGCGTGCGGCTCAGGCTGTGAGCAAGCAGCATCCGTGTCGTACGTGTGGTGCATCTTCGCATCACAAGTATGCCTACATCGCGGGCATCTGGATTCACGAGATCGGTCATCAGGTCTTCCGCCATCGTACGCGCATGGACGAGGCCGGGTTCACGAACCGCAGCAAGGGTAACATCGCCCAAGATGCGGAAATGAATGACGATATCCCCGAGATCGGTCAAGCGGCCGAGAAGTGGGGCGCTCTACCTCAGAACGATTCTCCCACACCGGCAATGTGTTTGCCGAGTCGTGTGATGGTCGATCAGGCCGAGTACGACAAGTGGAACAAGCTGGGCACGGCTGCCTTCAAGATGCTGACTGGCAAAGACATGTGGGATGTGTATCATCCCGTCGGTGCTGGTCAGCCTGGCATGAAGGAGATTCCGTTCCTGGTGTTCCCGGAAGCGATTCCGACGGCACCGAACGTGTGGACGAAGCTCGACAAGCACAAGATCTTCGAGGTCTACTACGAGCAGATTCCCGATCCGGTGGACATGACTGTCACGATCGTGGCCATGTCGCAGGACAAGTCTGGTAACATGACCGGCACCGCGACGTGTGATATCATCTTCGAAGGCGCTCAGCAGGACGTGGCTGCACAGGGAGTAGGAGAAGATAAATGAGCACGCTCACGATCGACTCGCCCGTTCCTGGTCTTCGTCTCAAGCCGGACGGAAAGATCAAGGAAATCAGGGGCAAGGGCACGCCTGGTGATGCGGTTGTCGTCACGCTCGACAATCATGTGCTGGGTGTTGTCGAGGTCGATGCCAACGGTGACTGGTGCCTCAAGGGCAGCGGCTCCGGTGATGGCGACGGCCAAGGCAAGCCCGATTCCCGGGGCAACGGTGGCCCTGGAAAGGGCGAACAGGAAATGTCCGACCACGGCAGCGGCTCCGATGGAGAAGCCCGTGGATGGGAAGCTGGTGACCCTGGCGAAAACGGCAACCCTGCTGGCATCGCCGAGGCTGAGGGTCAGGCTGTTCGTCGTGACGTGGCCACCAAGATCAAGGACCCGTCAAACAACCGTGGCACGCTCCCCGCTGGGTGGAACGTGTGGGCGGATACGATGCTACAGCCGCCGAAGGTTCGGTGGCAAGACAAGCTCCGTGCCATCGCTCGCCAGGCTGTCCAGCGTGTGCGTGGCGAACGTATGAGCACGTATCGTCGGCTTGCACGCACCTCGATCGTGAGCAACTTCGGGGTCATCAAGCCCACGACGTACGATATTGTGCCCACGGTCGTCATCGTCGTGGATACGTCCGGATCGATGGGTGCAGGCAAAGGTTCGCGCCTGGAACGTGCTCTGTCCGAGTGTGAGGCCATCCTCAAGCTCAACAAGGTCAAGAGCTACTTCCTCGATTGCGACGCAAACGTGTACGGTACGGCACAGGACATCAAGTCCGTGTGCAAGGCGCAAGTGCATGGTGGTGGTGGCACGGATATGGCACTCGGTGTCCGTGCAGCACTCAAGAACAAGCCCAAGCCCGATATCATCGTGCTTCTCACGGACGGTGAGACTCCGTGGCCTGAGGCTCACGAACTGACGAAGATCAAGATGATCACGTGCATCTGTGGTCCGATCGGAGAGGAACGTATCCCGTCGTACATGAATCCCATCTTCGTGGACGACTGAAAGAGTTCGGCAACTCACGCCAACCAAATAAAGCTGATAGCTGTATCGTAGAAACGGTCGATACAGAAGGAGCCACTAAACGTTTACACCGTATTGATCGCAGCGGTGAAGAAGTGAGTAGCGATTCCCTGTTGCAGAACGGTGGGTTATCCGTTCTGCACCCTAATCAATACAGCAGACGGTTGGTAAGTCTGAATGGAGCAGAAATCTCTGCTGTGTTGATTCGGGAGGTGTGGTATGAAGGTCAAGTACGGAAAAGGCAAGACCGAGTTTGGTCCCGGAGTTAGCATCGAACTGTCCGGTGAAGACGTGGCAGTTGCGATCGATGCGTTCCTCGTCGCGAACCACGTAAACGTGCAGGGTCCTCGCACGATCACTGTGAACGGCGAGCTGTGCAAGACGGGACATATCTATGTTGATCCCTCCGGCTGGGTAGAGGACAAAAACTCGTACTGGTCTGGACGAGGCCCGAAGTGAAAGCCACGCTGGCGTTTCTTCGCATGCGTGCTCTGGCCACTGCCACCGAGCGGATGGACATTCACAAACATCCAGCGGTCGTGAAGATCGAGTTGGATCTACAACGCAAGTTCAAGACAGCACTCCACAACCAACAGGTTTCCGATGTCAACTAGCCCCATCGTCGAGTTCTATTGCCGACAAGGCACGGACTGCAACGGCCGTCGTTTCGGTTACTTCATGCAAATGAATGACGAGGAACGTGAGTACGTGCACGACTACATCCAGTGGATGTTTCCGCTGATGGAGGGCAGTCGGTTCAATCCCGATGCGCCGGTCCTCACAACAGAGGACGTGAGTGAACTCACGCAACATCCAACGGCTCAGTACCGTCTGCACCTGGCCATGCTACGAATGCAAGTGTTCTATCACGAGAACAAGCATTGGCGTGTGGAAGGTGACCACAACCACATACGTATCACACGCATCCTCAAGTGCCTGACTCTTCTGGGAGCCAAAGACTTGGCCAAAGAGTTCTACGACTTCCTGTGTTCCTGTGAAGAACAGTCCGAGTTCCAGAAGGCGTGGCCTTTCTGGCACGCGGCCATGCAAACGACCGCGCCCGCGGTGTAGGGGTTCACATGCAGATTCCCGAGACTACCATCGACGTCGAAATGGACAGCATCGAGTCGGAAGACGTCGAGATGGGCGTGGAGCTGAGTGCTCACGCATATGGTGTCCTCAGCAAAGGCTTGTACTCGGATCCCTTCCGAGCCATCGTGCGTGAGTTGTGCTGCAATGCACGTGACGCACAGGTGGACAACGGGAACGCGGAAAAACCTTTCGAGGTTTGCCTGCCCAATCCGATGGCGCCAGTATTCTCAGTCCGTGATTACGGGAAGGGAATCGCGCCGGAGAACATCAAGACTCTGTATACGTACTTCAAGAGTACGAAACAGGCATCGAATCTACAGACTGGTTTCTTCGGTCTGGGATCCAAGAGCCCGTTCGCGTACACGAAGAAGTTCACGTGTATCAGTCGTCACGAGGGCGTGAAGTATCACTTCTCTGTTCACCTCAACGCGAACGGGAAGCCCGGTACGCTGCTTCTGGCACAGAATCCGACGGATGAGGCTTCTGGTCTCGAAGTCTCGTTCTCTGTCGAGCCTCAGGATTTCGCGAACTTCCACAACGCAGCACGCCGTGCGTTGACGCCGTTCGCGATCAAGCCGACCATCCATGGAGTACACGGTAAGTTCTTCCAGGAAGAGCCCAAGCCTTTCCTGGAAGGACAGGGCTGGAAGCTGTACTCGAACCAATATGACCGCACGACGGGTCGTTATGGTTCGACGGCAGTTTCTTCCCTGACTGCACGCATGGGATATGTGGACTATCCCGTCGATGCGCAGGGCAAGAGCGGCATCAGCAAGAATGCGTCACAGCTTTGTGGCGCTCTGCTGTTGATCGAGTTCCCCACTGGTGCGTTCGAGATCACGCCTGCGCGTGAAGCAATCCAGTGGACGGAATACAGCATCAACAACATCAACGAGCGGCTCGAAAGCATCTACGAAGAGTTGGTGGCTCACGTCACCGAGAAGGTGTCGAAGGCTTCTTCTCTCTGGAAGGCAAACATTGCTTTCCAGAAGCTGATCGAGAATGGTCCGCTAGGTCAGTTGGGCATCCGGCCTACGTGGAATGGCCGGTCTGTCACCGGCAGTATGCACATTCCACACGAGTTCGATCTTCGCGCCATTCGTGCGACGATGCCACGTCGTGATACAGAAGGCAAGAACGCAGCATCTGTCACGGAACTGTCTCAGCCGGTTCGTCCGCATGAGACACACTTCTACTACACAGACTTCACTGGTTCGATGGCTCGAATCGTGAACTACGTACGTGACAAGTTCGCACGGAACCAGGAGTGTTACGTAATCGTTCCCATTCGCGAAGTCGAGGAGACTGATCCTCGTCATGCGGAGTGGATGGTTCGTCATCCTAGTTCGCTGAACAATCCGTTCAATCCGAAGATTCTCAAGCGCAAGCCGACCTTCGACAAGGGAAAGCTTCCTGAGTTCCTCAAAGCCTTTGGCATCGAGGAGTCGGATGTGACGATGTGTTCGACGGTGCCACAGCGCCCTCGTGCAGCATCCTCACGACAAGCTCGCCTTGTGGGATCGAAGGCACGTGCCTTCTCGTTCAAGACGGAAGCATGGGGATCTGCGGCGGATCGGTATTGGGACGAAGCCGAGGTCGATCTGGCTGCGGTGAAAGAGGGCGTGTACGTCCAACTGGATTCGTGGCATCTTGTCAACACTGTGTTGGGCAAGCGTCCTCGTGAGTTCAAGTCGTGGCTCGAAGACTTCACTGGCGCTGGTTTGACTTTGCCTCAACTCATTGGGGTGAAGACTGCTGACATCAAGAAGTTCGAGAAAGCTTCGAACTGGATCACGCTCGATCAGTACGTGCTGCGTACTCTGAAAGAGAAGTGGGCAGATCCCGAGTTCCAGTTGTGCTACAAGACGTGGTTGCTTCACGACCACGATACGTACTTCGAACACCTCGCAGCCTTCCAAGACAAGAAAGGATTGTCCGCTGGCTTCAAGAAGCTCGTCGAGCAGATTCACAAGGTCGTCACCACTGGTCCCACGACGCGTCACTTCCACACTTGTCTGCCTGGTTCGGCAGACTTTTACGGTGAGACTCAAACTGTGGACGGTGTTACGAATGCCCTTGTGACTCAGGCACTCAAGAGCTATCCTCTGTTGCCTGCGCTACTCGCAGACCGTCCCTCTCACTGGACCGTTCCCTACAAAGCAGTCATCGAATACTGCAAGCTCATCGACAACCAAGAAAGGTAGACCGCAAATGTCCAAGAAAATCGCATACATGCTCCTCGATCGCCACCTCTCCATCGTCATCGACGGCCATCCGCACGAGATCGATGCCAAGCATCCGCATCGCGCGCAGATCATCGCGCTCCTCAAGCGCCCGGAGGGTGAGACCGAGAAGGCCGAGGGTGTTCGTGCCGAGGCGCTGCTCAAGGCCATCAAGGCAGACAAGCTCGATCTTCGTGTCCTCGCCAACAAGGTTGGCTGGGAGGACGTGAAGGTAGACCACGGCGTGGTCACCGTCAAGGGCAAGCCGATGCGCACGTCCCTGACGCAGCGTATCGTCGAGTTGCAGGCCGCTGGTCTGCCGTACGATGCGTTCGTGCGCTTCCTCGTGAATCTCCAAGAGAATCCGAGCCAGGAGAGTCGTGACGCTCTGTTCGATTTCCTCGAACGCGGCCGCTTTCCGCTCACGGACGATGGCTGCTTCCTCGGCTACAAAGGTGTGGTCGAAGGCGTGCTCAACGGCAAGAAAACGCTGGTCGATCAGCACTCGCACTCGTTCGATATGTCTCCGGGCAACGTCCACGAGATGCCGCGTGACAAGGTGGACGACAACCGCAACTCCGCGTGTGGTGCAGGCTTCCACGTCGGCACGATCGACCATGCTCGTGGCTTCGGTGCGCACATGATCGTCGTGAAGGTCAATCCTCGCGATGCGGTGAGCGTTCCCACGTCGGACACGACCAAGCTTCGCTGCTGCCGCTACGAAGTCGTGAACGAGTTCAAGGATGCGCGGAACGCGAGGGAACTGGCACTTCCGGTCTACACGGACAGCCAGATCAAGGATCGTCACTTCGAGAGCAAGACCGTGGTGGCTCAGCCGGCTTCCTCGCTCTCGGACCTGACGCGTGACCAGTTGGTTCGCAAGGCTGTGGACTCGCAGCTCGTGGAGTCGGTCAACGAGGCTCGCATGCTCGGCAAGGATCTGCTCGTCAAGACTCTCACGCTCGGCGCACTGCCGTTCGACGAGATGACGATGACGGAGCTTGCGGCTCTGGCGGTTCGTCGTCATCACTTCACGAGTGATTCGGCGGCTCGCAAGGCTGGTCGTGCGAAGATGATCGCGTCGCTCACTGCGGCATGAATCTGAAAGAAGCTGCATACTCACTACAACGTGAGGCGTGGCGAGGATTGGTAAAAGATATGTACGGTCGCACACCTTCTATCCCAACCTTTCCGCTGGCCACGGACTGGCGTTCGAATGGACGTCCCGCAGATCCGAGGAGCAGCTTCTACATGATTTGTCCGAACTGCAAGCAAGAACTCATGATTCCGGATCGCGGGCATGGGAATGCTTTGCGACGTCACAAGCGTGGAACGAACTGCCGACGTGACACCGAAATCCTCAGCATGAATGCGAAGGGTTTCTTCACGTTCGGCGGTCGTCACACCAGCAAGCATTCACGATGGCTCATCCCGTTCTCCAAGCGCGGTAAGTGGTTGGAGTTCTTCCCTGAGACTATCGTGAGCTTCGTGCGCTGGAAGCACGGTGGCACGGTGCCACAGTTCGCGAACAATGACCTGCAAGCGTTCCTGCGTCAAACCATTGACGAACAACAGAATACGCTGGCTGGTCTCGTGTTGCAGCACGAGTACGCGAAAGAGGATGGTTTGTTCGGTATCCCGGATGACTCCACATGGGAAGGCGCGATCATCAATCCACCTTTCTGATTGACAACGACGGTTCCTGGTAATATCCTACCAACTCGGAGGCTCGAATGAAGAATCGAAAGCAGTTCAAGGGTGCTGGCTTCAACCTCGAAGCGGCAAACATGTCGGTCACGTGCGCGGTGGAGGAAGCTCGCAAGCGTGGCTATCTGTCGCCCCGTGATTGCGAGGGTCTCACCCACGCGGAGACGGACCAGTACATGCGGCTCTGTCGCATGGAGTGGGGTGTGACGGAGTGGGAGAACAGTCGCGTGCAGGAGGCTGCGTGATGGACAAGCTTCTCGAAGGTTTCGTCGCGATCATCCTCGGCGTGCTCGTGCTGGCTTTCAGCGTGCTCGTCGGTGCGGCAATCACCGTGCCACTGGTTCTTCTGAGTGCGTACATCGGCCAGGATCTCTGGGCCATGTACATCCTTCCGCTCTGCGGAGTTCCGGTGCCCAGCATCTGGATCATGGCTGGTCTGATGGTCGTGGTTCGCTTCTTCAAGGGTGTGGAGTTCCCCAAGGAAGAGGATAAGGACAAGAACAAGAAGAAGAGCGAGACTCCGATGTGGGATGCGGCGAAGCCGTTCGTCTTCCAGCTTCTCTTCCTGCTCATCATGTGGGGCGAGGCGAATCTCTGCTTCTGGTTGGCGTCGTGATGCGCACGGCAATCCTTTTGTGTGCACTGCTCGCAGGTTGCGAGGTCAGTGATGACACGGCGGATCATGCGCTTCACAACGAGGGTCTCCACCGTGCCACGTATGGCGGTCCTGCCGTCTTCTCGTGTCACGATGGTGATGATTGGTCACGAACCTTCCTGGCGTATCGCACGGTCCTCGATCGTGACGGGCGTCCGGAGGAACAACAGGTGTCCGGAGTCATCTGTTGTGGCTTTCTCACCTGTGTGGTGAGAGTCGACTGATCTACGAGGGCTGCGTCTCATTAATCGCAGGGTTCCCTAGATGACATGTGGCAGTGTCAACCTGTCTTTTAACCAGGTTAGTTTGTATCATCCGGTCTACGATTGTACGTGCGGCCGCACGTACAACGGCGATAGATTGGGCTCATGATACAGCATTTGTGGGTTCGATTCCCACCTAGGGTATTGGGTAGCAATCTCGCTATTCATGTTTGATCGGAGAAGTGTATGCGCACAGAGATCGAAATGGAGAATGGTCGGAAGCGTGAAGAGCACATTCGCATCGACTTGCAGGGTCTTTGCGGGGAGTGCAACCTCAACTGGTTCTCGTACCAGGAGTGTGCCAACTGCAAGGAGATCGTCGAGAACTGTGCGTGCAAGAAGGAGAAGCGCGCACATCGCACGGTCTACTTCATCCACGAGAACGGTGTGACGACCGGAGCGAAGTACCTCCGCAAGCAGGAGATGGCAGAGAACGTGCTTGCGTTCTCTATCCATCGTCTCGTGCCGAAGAATCGCAACCGCGATTTCGTGGCATGGGCAGGCGTCAGGGGCGCTCGCATCCTCACGACGATGAGCGAGGAGTCGCGCAACGAGGTTCGTCGTGCGAAGGCGGCTCTCGAAGCCATGAAGGAAGCGTCTGCCGCTGGTGAGACGGTGGCGGTCACGGAGGTGGCGTCATGATTCCCGCGAACTTCCCGCATCGTCACGAGAAGCGTGCCAAGGAAGCGGTCGAGCGCCAGGAAGCGTTCGGAAAGCTTTCCCCGCAGCAGCGTCTGACCCTTCTCGATGCTCGCCTCGGTGCGGGTGTCGGTGCGAAGCGTCAGCGTGCGAAGCTGTCCAAGCTGATCGAGAAGGCAAGCAAGAAGTAGTCTCAACCGCAACACAACGAAAGGAAACAAGAAAATGGCAAAGCTCACGGCGTCCCAGAATCAGTGTGTCAGTCAGATCATGACGGCCTTGCAGGGTCAGATCTACCTCTACGGTGATGCGGGCAACGAGATGCGCCGAAACGTCGAGCGCATCATGGGCACGAAGAACGGAGCAGTCATTCTGACTGCCTTGCAGAACGCCCTCTCGCGTGCGCAGTCCGACAGTGTGCAGCTCAACTCTCAGATGACTGCCAGTCGGCAACGGATCGAGTCGCTCGTGCGAGACAACCAGCGTCTGACGGACGATCGTGCTCGTGAGCAGCGTGAACACAGTGCGCGCAACCAGGAAGTGGCCGACCTGTTGGCCATCCTCAGCCAGACGACGCAGGCTCTCACGAAGAAGAGCATTCACGGTCGAGGCTACTGAACATGAGTGCCTGGAACGACAGTGGATGCAGCGATGGCCAGGATTTGGACGACTCCGGTTGTTCCGATGGCGAGTCGGAGGACGTGAGCAAGGCCGCAATCGAGGCCGAGTACAAGAAGACCTTCGAGCGCATCAAGCCCCAGATCTTGGAGTGCTGCAAGATGGCAGAGCAGGCGTACAAGGACGCCGTTCGTCTTGCGGAGGCTCATGGCGTTCCGTTCAACGCGAACGTCATCGGGCGTCATCACACGTACATTCCTCAGATTCCTGAGGAGAAGCGTGAGGTGGTGAACGCGGTGGCTGGTACCTGGATCAACAGTGAGAGTGAAGGCGGCTGGACGAATAGCAGTACAAACTGCTGAGGAGGAAACATGTACGACGAAGATGACGAAGACGATACGGACGAGAAGACGCCAGAGCAGCAGGAACTGGAAAACAAGTTCCGAGCGACTGTCGAGAAGTACATGCCTGAGATCGAGGAGAAGCTGAGTGCGGCTTCGAAGCTCATCGACGAGGCATGTGCGATCTCGGAGAAGCACGGAATCCCGTTCCACGGAATCACGAACAACGTCAGTGACACCTATCGTCCGGAGAACATTCCGGATGTGAGTGATGACCTCATCGACGAACTGTGCGGCGCGTACGGCGAGTACGAGGGCTGGCAGCACTCGGGGCTTTGCTGATCATGGCGGATCAAAAGAGCGTCGAGGAAGCGTTCCGCAAGACTGTGGAAGAGCACGGTCCGGAGATCGAAGCACAGGTCGAGAAGGCACGGGAAGCCATTCGTGAAGCTGTGAAGCTTTCGAAGCAGTACGGAATCCCGTTCCGTGGTCCGCCGGGGAACTACAGCGATAGTTACATCCCGGAGTCGATGCCCAAGGACTTGGACACGGATCTGATCGACGAGCTGACTGGCGCGTACTACGGAGAGTACAGCGACGGTTACCCGGGTTGGCAAACCAGTCACTGCTGAGGAGACGAACATGTTGCTCATCGGAAGTCGTGCACTAGCTATTCGAGCGCCCAAGATCCTTGGCCGCAAGCCTTTGGATTTCGACTTCATTGCCACTGAGGCGGAAGCCAACCAGTGGATCAGTGAAAACGCGGAGCTTCTCGGCGAGTCTCGTATCTACATGGTCAATCCCCACAAGCTCATTGTGGAAGGATCGGTCCCTGTGGAGTTCGAGCTTATCGAGCCGGATAGTAGTGCACGGCTTCTGGTGGATGCAGCCGTGGCAGATCCTGCCACGATCGATACGGGCAAGTTCGGACTTGTTCCGAGCTTGAACACGCTGTTTCTCATCAAGAGTTCGCACAAGTATCTCAAGAACAGCCCACACTTCTGGAAGACGGCTGTGGATTACCACATGATGAAGGCTGCCGGTGCAATCATCGAGCCTCACATGATGGACGTGCTCAAGCTGCGTGAGAAGGAAACCTACACGTACAAGCACCCGAAGCTGAATGTCTCGAAGAAGCAGTTCTTCGATGGCGATCAAGTCAACTATGTGCATGATCACGACTCGATTCACGAGGCGGTCAAGCACCTGGACAAGCCTGCGTATCGGTACTTCTCTGCCGATGGTGAACAGGTGAAGTCTGACAAGACCAAGTTCTTCAACTGTTCGCGTGAAGTGCAGTTGTTCTCGGTCTTGGAGGAAAGCTATGTGCTTTCCATCGAGCGCTCGCAAGTGCCACATCCTGGTGTGATGACGCCAGAAGCGAGTTTTCGATTTGCACTCAGCAAGGTATGTAGTAGCATTGCCTCTGGGTGGTGGCGCGCATACGCCTACGAGAACATGTTCACGGTTCTAAACATGTACTCGGAAACATACATGGACAAGTTCCGAGAGGGTCTCGCCAATGGCACCGTCAAACCGCACGTTCGATAACAAGTTCCTCGACAACGTTCACTACGTGACGTGGGGAATGAAAGACGCAGCGTGCAAGTCAGCGACGCTTGTGCAATCGTCAGCGTTTCTGTCGTCTGTGACGTGCAAGAAGTGTCGCAACTCGAAGGTCTTCAAGGAACACACCATCCTCAAAGAAGTAGGCTGCAATGGCAACTTCACGGAGTTCTACGAAGCGCTCAAAGAGCGTGTTGTCCTAGACTGAATGCGTGGCAGGGAGCGTAGTACCATGCTAGGCTCCCTGCCATGACTACCTACTTCAACGACCACCTCGACTACGCCAGAGACCCAACAAATGGACACTATCTGCTACGCTATCGCGTATGCAAACAGTGTCTTCATACATTTGATCCCGAGCCCGTTGAACCTGCATATCCCAGAGTTCAAAACGCGGAGACAAAGGCAGAGTATGATCAAGAAATGGTCATGTTCCAGCGCCGTCACGATGTTTGGGAAAAGGACGTTCTAGACCACCTACAAGGGCATCCGCTCATCAAGTGTGAGCACTGTGCCACTGTAGTGAAGAAAAGTGCCCTCAAAGCTCACCAGAAAACCTTTGGCTGTACGGTCATGCGTAGACAAAGGATCATGGAAGAGAAGGGCTTCAAGAACATACAAGAAGACTATAGCATCATGTCTTCGGTAGTGAATGTTCTTGCTATCAAGATGCTACATGATACGGCATACAGTAACGACCACTTTGATAGCGAAGAGGTACGCGAGCTGATCCATCATGAACGCGACGAAGCCAAGCGCCTGCTGACCCGTCTAGGAGGCATCAGGTTGGCCTATACGCGGTATAACAAGATCAACCCGAACCTGGATGCGGATGACCCGGCACAGGGCTGGCAGCTCGTTGCATGGGCTCCTGGTGACACGGCGCTCGCACTCAAGGAAGTCTTCAAGAAATGGCACAGAATCCCATGGAATCAAACGTCGCAAAATCTGGACGTGAAGATGGAGGCGTACTACCGCATGTGGGAGTGGCTCCAATCCGACGACGATACACGTTTTGCGATGATCGGTCTCTGGGAGCTAGCCGACGCTCCGTTGTAAGCGAACCTACACAGGTTAGCTACGACGATGTGCTTGCTCGTCGCGAAATGTGGGAGCAGATCCTACAGGACATCCCTGTCCTTGTGGGCAAGGTAGACCCGCAGGCACACAAGAAAGGCAATGCTCTCTGTGTGTATTGTGGTCAGCTCTTCACATTCGGAATGCTTCCGCGCCACGAGAAGTCCTTCGAGTGCATCGCTCGCCGTAATGCGTTTCGAGCCTACGAGGATGGATACGTCCAGTACCACCGAGGATACAACGCTGGCACTCTGAGCCGCTCTACGTGGGCACAACCCTTTCTCAAGACATACAAGTCTGAGACTGGCAAAGAGCGTTGGGACAAGCCACTCATGCTTGTCGAGCGCTATTGGGCACGAGATTGGTGGCTTCCCATAGCCTACATGACTCGTGACCTGTCTGCACCCATCCGACACTTGCACATGAAAAATGTGCTAGAGCTGTACGAAGCGGGTGACATGGACGGCATCGACGCACTTGTTGGTGGCATCGAACTTGCTAAGGCTGCACTATGACTGTGCCATATGTCTCGAATCCAGTACCAATGTGGTTGCAGGAAGCCGGGCGTTTCACCCGTCTCAAGGATCTGAGACTCGTGTCGAATGACCCCAATCCTAACACCGCACGGGCACGTGTACGAGACAGATGGATTCAGTTGTATCCATCAAGGGCATTCTATCATCCATTCGCCATTCAGCTCTACAAGATTCTGTCAAAGAACACCTTGTATGTGAATGTTGATACGTTGGAAGAGAAATACTTCACGGCGTTAGAGCGTTGGCACAAAGGTGATCCAGACTTCGACGCGTGGCTCGGAATCATGGAGCTAGCCAATGACTGAATCTCGAAGGCTCCGCAAGATGCGTGCCGATGAAGCACGTAGGCGTGAAGAACAGTTCATGCACCAAGGTCTGATGAGGCCAAATGATTGGGCCGAAGAGTGGATGGCCGTATCAGAGGAAAGGCTTGATCGCCTGGTCAAAGCTGGCCTAGTTCGGCTTGGTCCTAAGCCATACGAACCAAAGCTTGGCCCTAACGAATGGCGCATAGCGGCTCGTCAGCCTATGTTCGTAGAGCCGATGGCCCTGTCGGTGTACCGACACCTCGAAAAGAAGTACCAAAACGAATTCAATGGTACAGCCCACGAAAACTTCGAGAAAGAGTTCTTCGACATCATCCAGAAATGGCTGGATGACAAGTCCTGTGAAGACGCTATTCTCGGAACCCTTGAGCTAGAGGCAGAGAGCTTCGAGAAGCTCGATGTGACTATGCTCCGAGGAATCTCTCCACAACAACAGCGTGCTTCTCTAACTGCACTACAACACGTCGAGAACATGCTGTATAAACAAACAATACTGACTGAGGAGGACATGTATGGTCTCGACGCACTCATCGAATCCGATGACCCTTGACGAAGACGGACTACCGGCTCTCATCGAGCCGAAACCTGTGGGATATCGGGAGCCTGCCGGACATGCTCCTCCCGAGCCACCTGCACGGTTCTTCATTGTGTACATACGCAGTGAAGCTGCCAGTCGCGTCGCACGGGCACCAACGCTTGTCGTGGAAGAGTTCGATCTCCAAGAGGAAGTCGAAGCTCGTGTCATCGAGTTGAACATCCAGGGCATGACCAACGACGCACCATACGTCTTCTATGGTCACAAGAGTCGTCCGAAGGTCGAAGTCGAGAAACTCTATCGCGTGGAGTACAAGTGATGCACTGGTGTCATGAAGAAACCCTGGCTCTGTTGAGCCTCATTCCGTTCGCAACGTACTACATCGCATGGCTGCGTGTGTGGTGGCACAAGAAGTTCCCCAAGAAGTGTCCACATCACAATCATGATCAAGAGACTCACAAGGATCAGGAGTGATTCTGGGATCACGCACGATATCAACGTCAGGATCCATGGTTCGATATTACCGTGAGCCTGTCAAGGTATGAAACGTGACACCGTGATGATTGTCACATACGATCCGCTGGCTGAGTGCTACAACGCAAACTGAGGTGACCCATGAAGGTGTTTCTTGTCGAAATGACTGTGACGGTTCCGGTGGTGGCAGAGGACGAGGATGCGGCTGTGATGGTGCTCGCGAACGATCCCGAAATCGTTTCGGACGTCATTAATCAGCAGTGTGCTCACTTGGCCGAGGGTGATGACAGCGACGTGATTCTCGTTGCCCATGAGCTTCGTGCCGAAGACATCACTGGTGCCGATGCTGACTGGTCGGACGTAGTGCCATTCGGTGACGAGTCCGATGCCACCATCGCAGAACGTCTGCTCGACGAGCCCGAGGAAGAGTCTTCGGACGGCCTGTGGAGCGAGCCTCAGCACGAAGACGACTGATGGCTATCAAACGCCAAGTACAGACCCTAGACAGTACAAACCAAGTAGAATGGTTGTACAGAGATCAAATCTTCCAGACAGACGAAGAAGCCAGCGTTTGGGTTTCTTTTGTCGTTGGCGCACTGCATGGCAGGAGTGAGTCTGAGGCTTGTCGAATGGCAGACAGACTTCTTGATCAGTTTCGAATCCGCAGATACGAAGACACTGACGTTGGGAGGATTCCGTAATGGGTCTAATCAAGCAAGATAAGATGGAGTCGGGGCTTACTCCGGAGAAAATCATGGAGTTGGCGCACAAGGCACGTGCTGCCTGGTCGGGAAAGTTCTCTTCTGAGAAGCAAATCAAGGAGGTTGTGTTCGAGCGACTCAATACAGCTTTCGAAAGTGTGATTCTCAACACGCTCGGCATCAAGAAGGATACGTGGGACGGTTGGAAGATCGATGAGACCAACGGTCGCCGCACGGAGCTTTCGCGCCGCATCGCCTCGGAAGCCGAGAAGGTCGTTCCGCTTCTCATGGAGAAGCACAAGAAGCTTTTCACCGAGGACGTGCTGACCAAAGAGCAGGTTCTTGGCCTCAAGAAATACTACAGCGAACAGGTCATGTACAAGATGCGAGATGCTGTTTGCAAGCTGGCAGACGCCAACGCTGAGGCGATTGCTAGGGAACTCATGGCTGAGGAGACTGCTATGGTAGAAGACCTTCTCAATCGAGATCTGGGTGGAGAGGAGCTTGCCAAGTGAATCCCGAAGAAGACAAGGACATCGAAAAGCTTCGAGACGAAGCTTTCTGGGATGATGATGGCGCTCTCGTGTTCGAAGAGGACGACGAGGACGACTACAACGATCGAGCATTGGGCCGCGAATACTGAGAACGAGGAGCACCATGGTTGAGCTATTCCAGAATCCAAACGTTGCGACCGCTCTAGTTGAGCGACTTCCTTGCGCTTTTGCGCCCAGCGTCGATGGCAAGATGGGAACGCACTACGCCATGGTGCTCCTCGACAAGAAGGGCAACGTAATCTACGTTGGCTCTGAGTGTGAGCACAAGCACGGCGAAGGTGTCCAGGTTCTCCACGAAATGGGTGACCAGGATTCCACGCTGTGTTATGTGGTCACTGCCGCTTTCCGCAAAGCTTTGCGGACGCTACACGATCATCCTGATGCGGTACTCAATGAGAAGGATCATCGACCGAAGGATGCGAACATCCTCACGGGTCACATGTGGCAAATGTTCTCGAAGGTGTTTTCGGACAGCATCGAGAAGCACAACAAGCATGTGTACGAGCGCACGGTCTGTGACTGGTCTCGGCATGACTTTCGCCTTGCTGCATTGCAGCGGACGGTGAATCAAGTGACGGGTTCGTTGCTCGGACTTCCCAAGACGATCGAGACGGGTAGTTGGCCGGGCAAGGGAACTGTGCTGGGTGCTACCGTCGTCGAACAGGTGGAGTATCCGCTCGTGCTGGACGTCAAGTACAGTGAGTGCTACACGATGCACTTCCACAACTGGTCGCGAAGCTTCGCGACTCGTGAGGCTGGCTCGTGGACTGTGGACGAGGACGCAATCAAGTCCTTCGCCAAGGACAATCACACCACGTTCGAACGTGCTGGTCGCTTCTCGAAGCTGTATGACGAGCGACGCTGCCTGTTCTGTGCGGAAGATTTCCAGCGGATGAGCAAGCATACTCAGGGAGCACGGCACATCGACCGCGTTCTTGAGATCGCTAAGCTGACGTGCAAGGCTACGAGTCGTATGGGCTTGCAGATGCTCAACAATCCCCGAACTCGTTCTGTCTTCATCAAGAGGTAATCATGTCCGAAACTCGCTACGGCATCCTACAAGTTCCGGAGAGTCACTGCGGATCGCAGCGGTCTCCGTTCCATGTCTTCCACGAGCAGAAGAACGACTGTTTCATGGTCGTTCCTGCGCCGCCTGGAATCGACGTGGAGACCTTCATCGAAGCTGGTGAGCCGGACTTCACCTTGGAGTTCATCGTCACGATCTGGGCCAAGGACGAAGCCGAGGCACAGAAGCGGAAGGATGAGATCGAAGCGTGGCATCGCCTTGACGGTGCTACGGGTCCGAGCTATCACTGAACGATGGAAGCCACACTCACCGAGTATCGCGTTCGCTACATCCAGGCAGTCTTCACTGCCAAGCGTTTGTTGGACATGGCTGACGAAGCGAAAGCTTTGGACATTGCCAGTGACAAACCAAACCAGCCTTCGGCACACGATTGCCTGGTTGCAGCGGCCGAACAGTACACAAAGCGTTTCGAAGCCATCGCAATCGAAGCGTTCAAGGCGTTTCCTGGTGAGGCGGCCAGGGCATTGGCCTTCGACGCGAGTTCTACGCACCTCTCCGCACCCGAAGAACCCAAAGCATGACTCATACTCCGACTGGTGTCTTGTCATTCGTAGCGACCTACATGGATGAGGCTCGTGAACGAGAGCGACGTGCCACCAGTCTGAGTGAGACTGAGGCATACCACAGCGCTATCACGATGGCACTAGAAGCGAAGATGCTGAAAGAGAAGGCAGGAATCGAGTTCCTTCTCTGGGCTCTTGCAGCCTTGGCCATGCCCGCTGAGCCGAATCCATGGCAAGAGCATCTTGCCAAAGAGAAGGCAGAGCGTGAGAAGAAAGAACAAGCAAAGAAGGAGATGAACTGATGGGTGTCCATAAGAAGGTGAGTAGTGCTCGTGGTGTAGCCACTCACAGAGCTTCACAGCCGTCAGGTCAGTGGCTGGACGACTACGGCAATCCTGCTCCGTCTCCGAACGCTTCGTACTCCGACCAGGAAACGATTCGTGCACTGACGAAGAAGCCACCCGCAGGCAATCCTGACCCGAACAACTACAAGGTTGTCAAGGCCAAGGAACTTGCAGGACACCTGATTCTGCAACTCAACTACCCAGATTGTACGAACTACGAGGGAAACAAGATTCTCGTGTTCAAGGGCATCACGTTGATCGACCTCATCAATCAGCGCAAGATCGACCCACACTTCTTCAAGCACAGTCAGTACAAGTCTCCGATTGCTCGATTCGAGCCAACGGACATGGGCTGGATCATGGCAGAAACCTTCGTGACTGCATGGTCAACCGTGAGGACGCGATGACACCGTTGGAAGCTCTTGAAGAGCGTAAGCGAACTGCACCAGAACAGAAGATCAACGCCTGCTTGCCAGCAGGATCACCTATGTACTTCTACTGCAAAATGTGTGGGCACCTTGCAGACAAGTTGCCAGAAAGCTACACCTGGCGTCCAAAGCAACTCTGTGCGGACTGTCAGGCACTGAAAGACACACAATGAAGTACACAATCGCAGTCTCTTGTACGGTGACCATCAACGTCGAGACCGACGAGCTAGACGAGGCGCATGCTATCGCACAGAGCCGTGTCGATGACGCACTGCAAACTCTCATCAACGACCGAACCTTTCCAGGAATCATCCGCGCTGAAACGTGGAATACCGAGGAAACTGACGAATGAAATACCTCAATGAAGGCGACAAGCACTACGTACAAGGCTCTGGTAAGAGCCCGTATGAGATTAAGAAGGTCGGTGGTGTGGTCTCTTGTTCGTGCCCTGCATGGCGCAATCTAGGAGGTTCCATCGACAATCGTGTGTGCAAGCACATCAAGAAGGAAATCGATCCTACTTGTTTGCTGCCACAGGCACAGACTCAAGCGGTTGCGTCCGGTAATCCTTTCCCGGCAACTGCACCTAAGGCGACCCTCGCACCATCGCAGCCTAAGGCTGTGGAGGCACCGCCTCTTCTCTTGGCTCATTCCTTTGAGAATGAGGATCCGACTGGCTGGTGGATGAGCGAAAAGCTCGATGGTGTTCGTGCCTATTGGGACGGTGAGAAGTTCATCAGCCGATTGGGCAACGAATACCATGCGCCTGCTTGGTTCAAGGCTGCGATGCCGCAAGGTGTGAAGCTTGACGGTGAGTTGTTCATGGGACGGAAACGTTTCCAGGAAACCGTATCTACCGTTCGTAAGCTCGTGCCTGATGACAACGAATGGAAGGGCATCATGTACATGGTGTTTGATGTGTTGGATAACCCAGACACGTTTGAAGCACGTGTGACATACATCAACAAGCTGCGAAATCCACCGCAGCGTGGTGTAGGTGGACAATATCAGAACACAGAATACTGGCTACCTTTGGGACAACAGAAGTGTAATGGTGTTGACCATCTTCGTGCCGAGCTTGCGCGTGTGGAGGCTCTCGGTGCAGAGGGTCTCATGCTGCGCCAGCCTGGTTCAAAGTATGAGGCAGGCCGTAGCCATACGCTTCTAAAGGTCAAGTCGTTCTTCGACGCTGAGGCTGTCATCGTCGGGAAAGAGCCAGGTAAGGGCAAGCACAAGGGTCGCATGGGCGCACTTGTTTGTCAGATGCCTGACGGCAATACGTTTGCTGTTGGTTCTGGGTTCACAGACAAGCAGCGTGAGAATCCTCCTGCGGTCGGTACGACTATCACGTATCGATACCAGGAACTCACCAAAGATGGTAAGCCTCGATTTCCAACCTTCGTTTCTGCTAGGGACTACGAATGACTGACCGAAGTGCAGCGGCTAAGAAAGCCTGGGTGACGATTCGACGCAAGCGTGAGACCAAGAAGCGCATCGAACGCAGCCAGCAAGAAGCCAAGATCAAAGAGTTCACACGAGAATCCTTTGCTCTGTTCGCTGTGAACGAGGAAGTGATCTACAACAACAAGCGCACTGTCATCACGGCTGTGCAGCCGGATCGTGTGCAAGTCCGTGGAAATGCGAACTGGATTTCCATCAACGACGTGAGGGAACTGTGAGCTACATCATCTTTTGGTCGATCATCGCTGGCTACGTGCTAGGTTTCGGTCATGCACGGTTCAGTGACTACGCACTGAGGAACAAGATGTGGCCATACAACAAGCCTGACAACCATGAGCGTGGCATGCTCAACAAAGACGGTCCGTATCGTGAGCCTGCAAAGGTTCCGTTCATGGTCACTCGGGATCAGCAGCAAGCGCTGGCAGACCTTGGTTACTCCAAGGATCAGCGTTCACAGATGAAGCCTGAGGAAGTGCACACGATCATCGAGAAGCAGACTGGCCCGAAGGTTGTTCGGAGTGGGCCAAAGCAGTTTCAGGAAGATTGCATCGACTGTGGCACTGTATTCACGTACACGTTTGCAGACACGTTCAACACCTTTGGTGGACGTGATGTAAAGTGTCCGAGTTGCGGAAAGCACAACATTCATCTAGCTTGAGTTCACCCGGTCGCTGGATCCTGTGAGCGCGCTCATGGGTCGCTTGCGCATCATCGAGGCTGATTTAGTTCAAAGCGACTGTCAGTCTGCACAGTAGGCCGCCAGGTGCACTGAGGAGACAAGAGTAACGTTCCTTGTGGGTGCAGTGAAAGCAACGGTTCTACACTTGGTGTTGTTATCCTGGTTCGATTCCGGGAGGCTGGATAGGAGAAATGACAATGCGTTCAAACCTGATTCTCGATACGGATAGCTACAAGGCAAGTCATGAGGGTATGTACCCGCCTGGCATGGACAGCATGTTCTCCTACTTGGAGAGTCGTGGTGGTCTGTACAAGCACACGGTGTTCTTCGGGTTGCAGTATCTTCTCCGCGAGTATCTCTCCACTCCGATCACGCCTGCGGATGTGATCGAGGCGGAAATGTTCTTCAAGGACCATGGCGAGCCGTTCAACGCTGGTCCGTGGAACAAGTGCATCGAGAAGTTCGGTGGCTATCTGCCGATCATCATTCGTGCCGTCGAAGAGGGAACCGTAGTTCCTACGCACAACATCCTCATGAGTGTCGAGTCCTCGGGCAAGGACCCTGAGGTTGCGTCAATCGTTTCCTACATGGAGACGATGCTCATGCGCATGTGGTATCCCATCACGGTGGCTACCACGAGCTACGAGTGCAAGCGTGTCATCATGCGGCACCTCAAGAAGACATCGGATGACCCGAAGGCCGAGATTGGCTTCAAGCTTCACGACTTCGGTGGGCGTGGTGTATCGTCGAGGGAAAGCGCCGGGATTGGTGGCGCTGCGCACCTTGCGAACTTCATGGGCAGTGATACGGTCGAGGGCATTCGCCTTGCGAACCTCGTGTACCACTCGCAGATGAGTGGTTTCAGCATCCCTGCAACCGAGCACTCTACCATTACCTCTTGGGGTCGAGACAAGGAAGACGAAGCCTATGCGAACCTCGTCAAGCGCTTCTGCAAGCCCGGTGCACTCGTCGCCTGTGTCTCGGATTCGTATGACCTGTACCGCGTTGTGGAACAGGTTTGGGGAGGTGACATTGGTCGAATGGTTGAGAGTAGTGGTGCTACTCTGGTCATTCGCCCTGATAGTGGAGACCCTGCGAGTGTTGTGTGTAATGTGCTCGACCTGATGAAGCGCAAGGTTGGCATGAGCATGAACAGCAAGGGTTACTACGTCCTTCCGAAGCACTTCCGCATCATTCAGGGAGACGGCGTGAATCCTGTGTCCATCGACGAGATTCTCACGAAGATGGAACTCAGCGGTTACAGTGGCACGAACATCGCGTTTGGCATGGGTGGCGCACTGCTACAGAAGGTCGACCGTGATACGCAGAAGTTTGCGTACAAGTGTTCGTCCTGCACTGTGAACGGTGTCAAGCGTGACGTGTTCAAGGATCCGGTCACGGATCATGGCAAGATGAGCAAGCGCGGTGAGCTTGACCTCATCGAGAACGAGCGCGGTGACTTTCAGACGGTCACGCGTACGAGTCTCACGGACGACAAGAGTCTACTCAAGGTCGTCTACAAGCCCGGCTTGATCGTACTCAACCAGGATCTGCAATCGATTCGCGGACGTATCGATGCAGCTCTAGATCAAGAGTAACATGAAAGCCCACTCGTGGACACCCATTCCGGTTGGTAAACGAGCGAAAACAACATTGAACTGGCCCATGTGCTCCGCATGTGGGCTTGTTCGCTTGAAGAACTCTGCTACAGAACGCGCGGTACGTGAACCGTGTGACCCAGAAGGCGAACTCAAGAAAGGTAAGAAGCGATGACTACGTATCGCGAAGACAGCAGAGCCGAAGAAATCAAGGCACTGACTGCAAGGCTTACGCACGCGAATAACTTGCTTCGTAACAAAGAAGCAAGGGTTGTCCAACTAGAGGCATCCAATCAGAGTCTTGAACAACAGATCCGTGAGACGGACCATACGCGTAGAGACCGGATGGAACGAATCGTACAGTATTCGAAAGCTTTCACGGCTCTCTGTCTCACCGTGTCTGTTTGCTTGTTTAGCCGTGGTTGTATGGACTCTATCACAGAGCACGATACGCAAGAACAAGTGGAAGCGGCTGCTCGATGTTCGCGGGTGTGTGAGCTAAGTCATGCGGAAGTGTTGACTTGTCGTGCACAATGGGTATCGTGTATTGACGATACTCACGTTGAAGGCCATCAGTTCTGAGGAAACCATGAATCTCGAAAAGCTTCGTGATAGTGCGGTCCCGCCTCGCGTCTATGTGATTGCGACGGGAGCCGGGTCTTCCATCCAGCAAAAGCTTTGGCGCCTTCCTGGCGCCAGCAAGTATCTCGTGGGCGCACAGTTCCCGTATGCTTGCGAAGCTACTCAAGAAGTATTGGGCTTCAAGCCTGACCACTTCGTGAGCGTCGAGACGGCCATCGCGCTTGCACAACGCGCCTACTACCATGCACTGGCTGCGAAGCGTCCTGGGGCTGCTGTGGGCCTGGGAATGACGTGTTCTGTGGCCAGTCTCGAAGAGCATCGTGGCGAGCACCGTATTATCACTGCGGTGGTAACTGACAACGTTTGTTTGTACGAAGAGTTTCCGCTCAAGAAGGGCGTCGGAAAGAAGACTCGTGCAGACGATGATGAGGCTGCTGAGGGCACGGCTCTTGCCATGCTTGCAACGGCACTCGGTCAGACGGTCAACGAGGACATCGCGCCTGTGGATGGCCAGGCTCTAGGTCGAAAGGTTTGGTTCGAGCGTCCACTTCATGTGCATGGCGCGTGTTCTGGTGTTCCGCTGAATGGTACACCGAAGCGTCCTGGTGCGCGATTGTTGTTCGTGCCAGGTGCGTTCAACCCACTACACGAGGGTCACGAAAACCTGATTCATGCTGCGAAGTTGACCAGCGGAAGAGAGCCGATTCTGTCCATCACGGCCAATCCACCGCACAAGCCGCACTTGACAGTACCTGAAATGATCGCTAAGGTACGACACCTGAAAGACCACGCAGTCTACTTCAACCAGGATCCACTGTTCATCGATCAGGCGCGTCGCTTTCCTGGCGCAGCGTTTGCAATCGGTGCTGATGCGATGCATCGCATGCTCGACCCCAAGTGGTGTCCTGTTGAGCCCATGCTTGAGGAGTTCAAGCAGCTCGATACCAAGTTCTATGTCAGTTCACGACTCGTCGGAACTGAGTACATGGACTCTCTGGAAGTTCTGCGTGCCCACAACATGAGCCTAAAGTATGTGGGCATGTTCCATGGAGTCGAAGTGCCACGTCTAGACATTTCTTCAACCCAAATCCGCAACGCACAAACGAAAGAGTGAACCATGGCAGCCGATAAGAAGACTCAGGTCGATGATCCTCACCGCCATCGCGTCTCTGGAATCAGTGGACGCACCGCAGGCAAGATGCACCGTCAGTTCCGTGCAAAGCCTTCGAGCGAGCGTCGTGGCCTTCGTCAGAAGGTTGCGCTTCGTCCCATGGGCAAGGGCCGTTTCGCGAACGGCTGCAAGTACAGCACGATGGCTGGCGAACCGATCCCGGGGTGCTGAAATGCTTCTCACTGCACGTGAACAGCAACTCATGCTCTTCGCAGTTCGTGCTGGCTACTTTGCCGGCATGAGTCGCGAAAAGACTTCTGACGAAGTGTTGATCAAGAAGGCGACGGATTACTTCGTCAAGGTCAACACGCCCGTCGAAGGCAACAACATTTCCAAGGCTCCTACCAACAACGACCACGAACAGGACGGTAACTGATGGAAACCATGCAGCAACTTCGCAACGCTCATCGTCTCGCGACCCTCAGCAAGCGCATCGAGACGAAGGGCGACGGCAAGAAGGTCAAGACGGTCACCCGTATCTCCAACATCACGCTCAAGGCTTTCGCAGAGCAGAATGGTGTGGCGGGGATCATCACTCGCGCTCACCAGGCCGCGAACAAGCCTCGCTCTCCGGAGAAGAAGGAACGCACGCGAGCCGCCTCGACTGCCAAGAAGACGAAGAAGGACAAGAAGTCTTCCACGGTGACGAAGTGAGAACATACCTTTTCGTGGTGCCACAGCAAGCGTCTGTGAACCATCACGACTTCAAGGACAAGCTGATTGCCGAGAATGTCAAGATTCTCAAGGGAGAAGAGTTCCCGGCAACAGCTTTCCTGAGCGTGAAGGATCTCATTGGTGACCCCAATGTGCACCTTTCGGACAGTCTGTGTGCAAAGCTTGTGCCTCGCAACGACTGCAATGTGTTGAAGCGTGAGCCCGTACTGGACGAGCACGGCACGCAGCGGCACATCAAGGCTGAGCTTCTCTGGCACTATTCCTGGGGTGACCAGGATATCTCGTCTCTTCCGCAGGATCTGCTGGAAGCGATAGCATGGGACTTGCACGACCACCCTAACTTCGTGCACTTGTGTGTCGTCGATGACACTCCTGAAAAAGTCCTTGACGAGTCAGAAGAGGAAGAGTATGATTCTTCCTCGAACGACGAATCGCCCGTAGAAACAGCCGAAAACGAGGAACATCATGAGTGAAGATCAGAACTGTGAATGTGGTGACCCGGAATGCGGAAACGGCAAGGAAGCCTCTTGGGAAGAGGGCGTCAACGACGTCTTCGACAAGGCTTTCGACTCCATCGAGGAGTTGGTGAACCGCGGTGAGAAGCCCATCGCACTCTGCATCTTCTCGATCAGTGAGAAGGGAAACCTGGTCTATGAAACGGCCGGTATTGGTCCTTCCGCCATGACCGCGATGCTTCTGTCCGAGTGTTGTCTACAGGTGAGCGATCGCCTGGAAGAGCAGGCGCTAGCAACGCCTGGCTTCAAGGACATGCTGGCAAAGATGGAGTCTGCTGAGAAGCAGACGTCGAAGAGCTGAAACAGAGAACCCTAACCCAAACCAAGAAACAAGAAAAGAGAAATACCATGACCACCGAGAACACGACCGAGACGACCACGACGACTGTTGACATCAACGCCCTCATCGCCACGATGAACGCCCGCAAGGCTGACGTCGAGACGGCACAGCTCGCCTACGAGGCTGCGCTTCGTGAGGTTGCAACCGTCAAGCCGACGTTCCAGATCGGCGACCAGTGGTACCAGATTCGCCACCGCAAGGATTCGAAGCTGGGCCGCCCGCTGACGTACATCTGTGAGCTGGATGCCGAGCCCAAGACGTGGCTTGGTGGCAAGCGTGGCCCGCGCACCACGGCGACCGCTTCGGCGCCTGCGGCAGAGGCGACCATGCAGCACGTGGCTGATGGTGTCGCAGCAGAGGCCGAGACGAGCGAGACCGTCGTCGTCATCGACTGATCCTAGAGGGCTCAAGTCACAAGCTTGAGCCCTCACTTCTAAGTAGTAGGCTGGTGTCAAGGAGGCGGTCTGTGGCGAGTTACATGCCTGATCTGACACTGGTGATGGGCGCATGGCCACATCCTAACACTGACACTCGCGCAGGGCGTTCGTGCCCGTAAACGTGCGGGTCCGTGAAGGGACTGATTTGCTCTACTGCTTAGAGTTGAGGGCTCAACAACAAAGGAAACATATGGCTGCTCATCTACATGAACTGTTCTATCGCTGCAAGAACGAAGACGGCACGGTCACCCTGACACTCTTCTCAAGTCTCTCCCGCAACTCTACGGAGTGTGGAGGTGACCTTCTCAAGCTCATCGATGGGCTTGCGAAAGAGAAAAAGCACCTGACGGAGAGTCGCGACGCCATCCTCTACAAGATCGACGGTGTTTGCGAGTACATGATTTCTCGTGAGTTCTATCTTTGGCCCAACAACGAGGGAAACCATGACCGAAAGAATCCTGGCAAGGGACAGCAGAGGCGCGACCGCTACGAATCACGAGGTTCGAGAAGCCCTCGCCCACCTCAGCCACGAGCAGCTTGATCGCTACTGGCGGGCAGTGAAGGTGTGGTTCAATCCGCAGTCGAAGACCTTCGAGTTCGAAGACAGGAACGTCTGATGGTCCTCCTAGACTTGATTGTCGCCGTGATTGCTACAGTCGTGATCTTTTCCCTTGGATTCGGAATCTCCAAGGCACACAGTCGTACTCTTCAACGAGAGTATGAGCGCGGTGTCTTGGATGGGCAGAACAAGGCAGAAGCTTACGTGCATTCCGTTGTGAGAGAAGTGCTAACCCAGGAACTCAAGAAGGATATCTACCGATGAACAAGATGCTCATGATTCTTTTGGTCGCTCTCAGTTCCCTCATGGCCATTGGCTGTGGATGTACTACGGTCGCTCCGGGTACGGTCGGAATCGCAGTGGGCTGGAATGGTGTGGATGACAACATCCGTCATCCGGGTATGGTGGTGTACAATCCCATCACTACCAGCATCCTTCCGATGAGCACGCAGACCGAGGTCTACGAGATGGCTGGACAGGACAGCATCCATGTGCTCACGCAGGATCAGCTTTCGGTGGACTTGGAGGTCACTGTCTCGTTCCACTTGAATGAGACCGACGCCGTTCAGGTGTACACGCTCTACAGTGCGGACTATGCGGGTCGTATCATCCACCCGATTGTTCGTACCGCAGTTCGTGACGCTGCGTCGCAATCCACGGCACTCGCACTGGTGGATCACCGTGATGAGCTACAGGCTCGCATGGAGTCTATGGTGCATGACCAGATTGTGTCCACTCTATCAAGTCGTGGTCTACCGGCAGACAGCTTTGTCGTGGAGAACGTGCTTCTTCGCAACATCGACTTGCCGCAGAGTCTGGACGACAGTATTGCAGCCGTCCAGCAGCAGCACCAAGCCACGCAGCGTCAGTTGGAGCTACAGGCTACTGCAACGGCAGAGGCTGAGAGTGCTCGCATCCGAGCCGAAGGTGCTGCACGTGCAGCAGTTGCCGCAGCACAGGGTCAGGCGGATGCAAACCGTCTTCTCGCCCAGAGCTTGACGCCTGCGGTTCTTGAGTCTCGTCGGATCGAGCTGACTGGACAGCTTCTCGCGAACGAGCACACCCGTACGATCGTTCTCCCAAGCGGAACTACGCCGCTTTTGCAAATGGCCTCTGATCAGTGAACAACAAGAAAGGAAAGTGAAACATGGCAATCAAGCGATACACGAAGGATAGCAAGGACGTTCTCATTCTGCGAGCATGTGCGCCGGACATGACGAGCCGTGATGGCTTCAAGTACCCGCGTCGTGGCCCGGTGTCGGATGTCTCCGGACAGTTCGTACGGAACACGAGCTGTGGCAATGGTTTGCACGGATGGTTGTGGGGTCGTGGCGCACGAGACGTCATTCCGCACTACGCGCGTCCTGTTGGCAAGTGGCTCGTGCTACGTGTTGAGCGCAACACGGTGTGCGGCTTGGGCGGAAAGGTCAAGTTTCCGCGAGGCTCCGTCGTGTTCTGTGGAACGAAGCGTGAAGCTGGCGCGTACATCCGCGCTCGTCGTCCACTAGAGCATGACTTTAATGTCTACGGTCACATTGATCGTGGCATGGAGATCTCTCCGAGCGGCGGTGACAAGTTCTGAGCTTGCGGTAGTACGTAAGCCGTGCTATTCTTCTCGCGGGAGTTAAGATGCGTTTACCTCGTGATTTGCATGTTGTTGCCATGATTACCGGACGAAAGGGTGGAGCCTTCAAGGACACTCGGTCTGGTCGTGGTGGCACGCGCAATACTCAGCAAGAGCTACTTGCTGAGTACGAGGACTCCCGCGAGGAGAGTCACGATGGGCAGGAAAGTAGATCTAGAAAGAGCAGCACTAGTTGAGAAGCTTGGCGTAAGCAAGACCAAAAACTGGTCGAAGAAAGAGCTTCTAGAAATGGAAGCCAAGCGAGTAGCCAAGGAAGAAAAAGCAGCCGAGAAGAAGGCAATGACGGACATGATTGCAGGTCCGCCACCAACAATGCCAGCGGCTGAGCTACAGATTCCGTACGACCTACGCACCACACCGGATGACCCGTTCAATGGCCTCACAGAGCGTCAGAAGAACATCGCGCGTCTCCGTATGCGAGGTCTGTCACAGCAGACGATTGCCAACCTAGTTGGTGTCGCACAACCAATCATTTCCAAGGAACTGGCGCGTATCAAGGAATGGCAAGCTGAGCAAGGCGCTAGCGTTGACCAAGCCGCTACAGTTGGCCACGTTCGATCAGTGTATTCCGAAGTGACAGAGGCGGCATGGCTTCTGTTCTCGAAGGCACAGAACGCTATGTTGGGTGAGAACCCCAATCCGAACGCGTTCGCCGATTCAGTGAAAGCACTTGCAGTCGTAACATCCTCGACGCAAGCACATACCAAGTTCCTCATGGACATGGGTATGTTGAAGAAGGCAGCACAAGAGATCAAGCACGTCATTGAGCCGTCTCCGTTCATCGCAAACTGGAAAGACGGATCTGCGAAGAAGAAGCTTGCGGACACGCTCGTTTCGAGTCAGCTTCCAGCATTGCCTGAGCCTACACCTGACGACGTGATTGAGGGTGAGGTTCAAGAACAAGAAGTTGACATCGTGGTGCCGGCACCAAAGGTTTCTGATTTGGCTGAGCCTACGCCCGATGTAGAGGAGATTGAGCTTGAAGCCGAATAATCAGTACGACCTAAGCCAGAACGCTAGGATGCACGCAGACAAGCATCCCTGTGTACCAGATCCGTATAGCCGCAATGGATTCTTCGTAGAATCGGAGTTTCCTATGGCGAGTGAGTCGGTTGAGTACACTGACGGTATAGACACTTGGACTGAACAAGATGCTTGCAGCGGCACTCTGCCGGAGAGAAAACTCGACTCTTTGGAGAAAGAGTTTGAGAAGGGCATGGCCATCAGTATTGAAGAGCAGTTCGCTAAACGCGGATTTGTTAACGTCCCAAAGACTGTCATCGAACGCCTAGAAGCTCAGGCACGTGAAATAGTCAATGGGGCGTCCATGCCAGGTGTAGTGTGTGCCGAGGTCAACGTACAGCCTGAGTATGAAGAGATCTTGGACGGTCGTCTCATCAAAGACATGGACGGCATTGAGGCAATGGTTCGTGTAGTCTCGAAGCATATCGAGATGGCCGAGGGCCTTGGTGCCAATGAGGATGGAACACTGGCTGTAGACCTGACTGCGGAAGAGTGGTCCTGGTTGGTGGTCTACGCGCAGTATTTTCAACAAGGTAAACCTGTACGCTTCCATGACGACTCTTGGACGATGCCGAAGCAGCATCATGGGTTTGCCAACCGTAAACCTGTTACCTTCACGCACCCTGTTACCTTCACGCACACCGCGATTGAGAAACCGCGAGAACTTACCGAAGCTGAGAAACTACAGGAACGCATCAGGAAGGGACTGATATGACATCCGTACGAATGATTGAGGCAATCCGTTACGCTACGCTCATGCATGGGACGCAGAAGCGTAAGGCGGCTAACCGCATGCACGTCCCGTACATGGTTCACCCTCTTGAGGTGACTGCCATTCTGATCGAGAATGGTGTGACGGACGAAGACACGCTCATCGCCGCCGTCCTACACGATGTGCTTGAGGATTGCCGTGACAACGGAGCCAATGAGGAAGCTATCCGAAACAAGTTCGGTGAAGCAGTTCTCGGCTACGTCCTTGAGAACACGGACGACAAGGCACTCGATAAGAACGAGCGCAAGCGTTTGCAGGTTATCAACGCAGTTCACAAGAGTGCGCCCGCAGCACTCGTGAAGGCGGCCGATAAGACCAGCAACATGCGAGACATTGTGCGTGTTCCTCCGGGTTGGCCGCCTCACATCATCCGAGCGTACGTGCAGAATGCACGTGACGTCGTGAAGGCGCTTCCTGCGGAAACGTGTAACGCAGGCATTCGTGCAGCGTTCTACCAGGCGTCTCAGGATGCCTTGGATGCGGCTGCCGAGATGGAGGCCAATGCCAAGAAAGTCTAAGAAGTCTCGTGGCGAGACGATGAAGGTTATCGAAGCTCTCGCGGAGATTCTAGACGAAGTTGAACCCGAAACGAAAGAGGTTCAACTCCCGGTTCTTAACTGTAGCACCGGCTGTATTCAGAAAGCTATGGCAGCTCAGATCGTACTCGAAGCACTGGCTTCTACGATCTGGGAACCGGCTGAGTACAAGCACAACGGCTATGAGTATCTTGTCACTGATATCTCACTTGTAGTATTGACCAAGGATCGCCAAACGTTTGGAGTCACTATCCAAGCCATCAACAATCCGCGAGAGGAGAAGGAAGATATCCTTCTCCACAAGTTCTTGACCAACTACGTACCTGTGAGGCAGATCAATGTCAAAGACTATCAGTCGTAAAGCTCGGCATCGTCAGGTCTTCACGTTCGTGCTGTTCCATGGCAACTTCATGCACTCAATCGCGAAGCAAGCGTTTGTAGGAGTCGAGGATGCGAGGGAATCTGCCCGGAGTAAGATTGACTCGATGTGCCAGAAGCTAGGCATTGGCAAGTCCTACTTCACCTTCGAAGTGCTGCCTCTTCGTCTCATCAGTGAGACGAAACGCCCGAAGAAGTCACTGTCTCGCGGACCCTATTGACACGCGGCCGAGCCGCGTTATAGTAACGACTCACTCAAACGGAGATTGGAACATGACCAATATGATCGACCTTGGTTCCAAGACGGACCGTGACGGCAAGCTCATTCCTGTCAGCCTCAAGGCTGCTGCCCTCACGACCCACGCGTGCATTGTTGGTGCGACTGGCTCCGGTAAGACGGGTCTGATCATCGGCATGATCGAAGACATGGTGCGCCAGGGTATTCCTTGCGCAGTCATCGACATCAAGGGTGACATGGCGAATATCGCTCTACAGCCGAGCGGTGAGATTCGCGACAAGATGAGCATCCGCTTCCTCACGCCAGGGGCAGACCACGGTGAGGCAGTCAACATTTTCAGTGGCATTGCGAACCCGGACCGAATCACGTCCACGGTGAGCACGCTCTGCAAGATGATTGGTGTGGAGAGTGATCCGCTGCGCTCCAAGCCGCATGCACTGATCTCGAACATCATCCAACACCGTCTCAAGAACAACCTGCCGATCACCATCATCGACGTGATGCAGGGCATTCAGGATCCGCCTTTCGCATACCTCGGTATGATGGAGGTGGACGATGTGATGCCTGCTGCCTCGCGTGGAAAACTTGCGGCGAAGTTGAACAACCTGCTCGCAGCGCCTGGCTTCCAGACGTGGCGTGAAGGTATCGACATCAACATCGATCGCCTGTTCCGTGCACCGGCTGGCAAGACGCCTGTGATCATCTTCTCGGTGGCTCACCTCGTGGATGACACGGAGCGTACATTCGGCATCAGCATGTTCCTTGAGGAAATGGTTTCCTGGATGCGCAAGCAGCCGGGTACGAACGACCTCAAGTCGTGTCTGATTCTCGACGAAATGTATGGTGTGATGCCTCCGGCACCGCACAACCCGCCGACGAAGAAGCCGCTGCTGACGATGCTCAAGCAGGCTCGTGCACACGGTCTGGGCGTCATGATCTGTAGCCAGAATCCCATGGACCTGGACTACAAGGGCATGTCGAACGCACAGACGTGGCTCGTGGGTCGTCTACAGACGGAGCGTGACCGTGACCGTGTGGTCAAGGGAATCTCGTCGTCTACTTCACAGGATGAGCGTGTGTTGGGTACTACGATCGCTCGGTTGCAGCCTCGTCAGTTCCTTGTCGTGCGCCCGAATGGCACGGCAGTGTTCACGACGAAGGATTGCAGCGCGACGCTACAGGGTCCTATGTCTCCTGCTGAGATTCGCTATCTCTTCGAGACGGGTATCACGGACGAGCTTGGGCTCATGGACAAGCTGGCAATCCAGCTTGACCTGGCACGAGCGGACTTCGAGGCTCACCCGAAGGACGAAACGAAGTGGAAGGCTTTGGAGGATATCCAGGCCCAGATCGATGCGGAAGCAAGCAAGGTAGGTCGATAACATGCACGAAGAATCTGATGATGATGAAGTGGTGCCTCTCGATTTCAATGAAGAACTCGGGGACTACTCACTACCTGACAACGTACGTCGTGCGCTAGTGCTGGCATGTCTGCGCCGCTTCATCACAGATCCTGATCTATTCGATCCGGACGATTTCAACGAGGCTGACAACAAGTTGGCTAACGCCGTTATGTTTCATGGCCCGTACGACGATTTCCAGATTGCGATGGAAAAGGCTGTACGGATGCGCGCAATCGTGGTAACACCTCATTGTGTGTGGACCGAAGAGAGCAAACCTCATTACATCGTGAGTCTTTCGAACTAGGAGCACCATGCTGAACCGTCTACGCCTCATGTTTCTGAACGCTTGTGTCTACATTGCAGCCAAACTTACTGCTGCGGCACAGTACATCTTCTCGGCTAGTGTTGGCCTCGCCATGAAATGGGAGGCCAAGGAAGGTAAGCCGACAGCGGCAGTGGCAAAGGTCGAAGTGGCAAAGGAAGAGCCTGCTCCGGTCGCGGAGAAGCCCTCGGAGCGCCATCGTCGACGTCGTAGGGAACGTACCAACGTCGAGGCTCCAAAGGCTGCTGAGGCGCCCACAGAGGCCGCAAAGCCAGCCCCGAAGGATCGACAGGCACTGGCACCAGAAGTCAATCCTTTCAGTGCGGGTGGCGTCGATGGTCCAGTTCCAATGTGCATGGATCCGCTGCCTACGTTCGTCATCTTCGAGGCAATGTTCAACAAGAAGTACGGACGTAATGGTCGCTGCCCACTGAATGTGAGTGGGAATGCTCACGCATACACTGCACTGGAACTCTACACACTGCTTAGTAGGATCCAGTCGGATGGTGAGAAGGCCGGTCCTGTATACAACGCGCTCTATGGCACGTGTGTCAGCGTCATCCTGCACCAGCACGGGAAGCAGATTCAGGCAAAGGAACTCAACTGATGAAGCTCGCAGTCTGTATGGTCGTCTACAATCCGGAGGGAAAGCTGTGCATCGTTTCTCGAAAGAAGCGTGCTGGCGACTGGAACTTGCCTGGTGGCAAGGTTGACCCAGGTGAGACTCCCTCCGCAGCGGCTCTTCGCGAGCTAGTAGAGGAGACAGGGCTCTTGGGTCACAAACCCAAGTATGTCTTCTCTTCGGCTATCGAGGACTACTGTGTGGACTGTTATGTCATCCAAAGCTATCAAGGTGACATTCAGCAGATCGAGGGTGAAGGTGAGGTTCGTTGGGGTAGCTGGGACGACTTGCTACAGCCGGAACGTGCCTTCTTCGAGTACAACACGAAGCTTTACGAGCACCTCGTGAAGTTGGACATGGCGAACGTGAAGAAATGAGACAGTATCTCACCAACCTAGATCCCGAAGACGAGAAGCGGGCGCAAGCCGCAGCCACGAACAAATCTTTCGTCAATCGTCATCGATCAAATCAGTATCCGAAGACGTGGTGTGCGCAGTGCGGACACTTCTTTGGCAGCGAACCGTCGTGGGGTTCTCATGCAGATAGGCCAGCACACTTCTACGACCTACCAAGGCATGAGAGGAAAGCAATCCTAGTCAAGTTGGAGACACCGGAGTACAAGCTGTTTCACAACAGTGTTGAACTTCACATGATCGATAAGCACCACTTTAAGAAGTGCGATCAATGTGGTGTACTCGTCAAGAACATCAAGACACATCAGAAGTCTATCGCGTGTTTGTGTACGGCCAAGCAGCGCCAGATGGAAGACCAAGGCTACATGCAGGTTGGTCACATGATGGCTGTGTTCGAGGAGCTACTGCAAGACGACTTGCAAGCGCGTCTGTCGAAGGTCGGTGATGTAGTCGAGTTCGACCGAATCAACGAAGAGTTCGAAGCAGAGAAGAAAGAGTTGGTCAAATCTCTCGCTATCCAGAACGTGGTGAGTGACTACTCCAAAGCTCAAAACTCCTTCGGAAATACGTTGGGTTGGCAGTGGCGTCCTTGGGTGCCGCTTGACATCGGAGAAGGATTACTCTTTCTCTACAAACACATCAAGAAGAGCAACGATCGCAAGAAACTACCCGGATACCTACAAGAGTTGAGAAACTTCACGAAAGCCGATGACGCAGGCAAGCAAGCAATCCTTGGCCTGTGGGAGTTGGCGGAAATGGTACCATGAAGATTCTATTCCTAGACGTCGATGGTGTGCTCAATGATGAGCAGACGTGCAAACGCGCTACATGGAAGGATGACCGAACGTTCTTCCGTCCTCTGTACGTTGAGCGTGTCAATCGCATTCTGGCAGCTACAGGTGCCAAGCTAGTAATCTCTTCGTCGTGGCGTGTTCGTTACTCCACTCTCGAAGAGCTAAAGGCTGCGTTCCACAAGTTTGGCTTTGACCCAGATCTGGTCATTGACAAGACGCCAACTGGATACCGCAGTCGCCGGATGAGTGAGACTATGTACCGTGGTCTCGAAATCCAGCACTGGCTCTCGGACAACGCTGAGAATCACGACGTGGAATCAATCGTGATTCTTGACGATGACCAGGATATGCTCCATCTTGACCATCGTCTGATTCGCACTGAGGGATTTCGAGTTCCACTAGATGGCGGAATCAGCGAAGCTCAGGTTGCCGAAGCAATCGCACTGTTCAATACGCCCGACGATGTGCACAAGCGCTTTGATTGGGACCAGTTTGTAGACAATCGCCAAGCCCACCTCAACTACTTGAAGGACAAGTCATGACTACCTGTTGCACGCCAGCGAAGATCCAGTACCTCCACGATCCCAAGGTTCCTCAGCGAGTTCTTACTCTCGTGTCCCGTGTGAACGGCGACAAGGTGGAGTATGGCTTTTCCTTGAACCGTCCCACCCGTTGGGTGAAGGCTGCTTTCAAGGACCGTCGCTACGAGGACTTGATCAAGGGCGACCAGTTCTCCAAGCAGCGCGGCCGTCAGATCGCGGAAGGTCGCTTGAACGCGGAGCCGATGGTGGCCGACCTTGTGGGTCGTGAACCTGACGTGGCCATTCTCGAAACGCTTCGTGATGCGAGCGACAATGCGTTGATTCGCAGGATTGCCCAGGGCGCTCTCTCCCACAGGGAGTTGAGCGAAGCACTCGCAAAGCTGCAAGCGTTGGTCACGAAGTGACGGGACTAGGGAGACTGCCTACGGGTGGTCTCCCTCTTCTTGTTTGGAGAAACTATGACTATCAATCTATCCCTAGAACAGCGTGCACACTTGGCTACCTTGTACGGCGAGCCACAACGCAGGTATCACACACTTGCACACGTTCACCAGCTTCTGCGCGAAATCGAAACCTTGAAGGTCGATCAAAAGACCAAGGAAATCCTCGAAGTCGCAGCGTGGTTCCATGACTCGATCTACGATCCTCTTGCTCCAAAAGGCAAGAACGAAAACGACAGTCATCAGCTACTTATGTACTCGACACTAGGAAACCTGACCGGGAAACTAGCTGCCGGATACTGCATTCTGGCGACAAAAGACCATATCGTACCCGCAGATACGACTCCCGAAAACCAGGAAACGATAAAGCTGTTCCTGGATCTAGATCTCTCGATCCTGGGTCAGTCAGAGGACGACTATCTCACGTATGCTGTGCAAGTGGGGCAGGAATACATCCTCGCGGGTCTACCGGAAGAGAAGTACATTGCTGGACGTATGGTCTTCTTGCAAAAGAAGCTCAGTGCCCATGCTCCGCGTCACATCTATCATACCCAGGAGTTCCGTAACAGGTATGAAGCCGCTGCGCGATTCAACATCCAAGATGAGTTGAATCGTTTGCAGGCAATGCTTGACCGCAAGAAGACACCAGCGCCAGAGTACAAACTCTGATTACTGCTCTACGTCTACTAGTTGGCCTCTAATGTTGATGACTTGAAGCCTAGTGACCTTTGCGCGGTCATAGGTTGGCTTCTCATCGGTATGAGCCTTAGGCTCGGGCACAAGCGTTTCGGTACGCTCCGGACACAGAATATCGATCGTGATGACCATACTGCCTCCTGTCTATACAGTATGGTCATACAAATCTGGTTTGTCAACATGCACACTCCTGTAGCGTTATTTAACAGAGCCCGGGTGTTACACGAGCTAGTGTTTCGCCCGCCACGTCCTCCGTTCAAGTATCAGGAATGGATGGACTCATTGGCTGACCACGTAATCTACAGACGCACAGGAAAGTACGTGGACTTCAACGCCTTGAAAGAGGCGTACGAGGCTGGACTAAGCGGTGACATGGACAAAGTAGACCTCTATCTCGGTATGCACCAACTAGCAAAGGAAGAAGACTAAATGCCGTGTACGTACTATACCCCGGGTGAAGAAGCTGCGATGGCGAACGCTGAAAACCGCAAGCTCGCAGAGCAAGTCAACCAGTTGACACGTTTGCTCTGTCTGGCTTCCACGGTCGTCGTTGAGCAAAAGAAGCTCAAGGTGCCACAGTACAACGAGCTTGTAGACTGGTGGGAAGCGCACAAGAAGCACGACATAGAGCGAATCAAGAAGGAAGCCCTGGCCAAGCTCACGGCAGAGGAACGCAAAGCTTTGGGCCTATGATGCTGCGTCACTCGAAGAACTATCTACGCTTCATCTTTGTAGCGGAGCTACTAGCTCGTGCCACGGCATTTGTAGCTGCGATGTTCAAGGTCTTGTTCTGGTTCCGTTATCCGATTGAGGATTGGCCGCACTTCAAGATCTGGATCAACGCCGTCTATTCTCACAAGCGAACGTACCCCTACCTCTTCTGGGAGAAACACATGAGACACTTCTATATCAAGCTACACATCCTTCGTCGTGAGCTAGAAGACTACAACGAAGAGGTCACAGGCTTCTTGAAGGAAGACGAAAAGAAGCCTGTTCTTGCTCCTCGCAAGCCACTCACGTGGCGGGACACGGTGCTGTGATGGCCTTCGACCCTACTACTCCGAAGATTGCGGTTGATATCGTCCTTCGCTGCGGTCGAAAGATTGCTGTGATCGAGCGCAAGTGGCCACCGCTAGGCTTTGCTCTCCCTGGTGGCTTCGTGGACGTCGGAGAAACTCTGATGCATGCAGCTTGCCGTGAGACTCAAGAGGAAACTGGCATTGTCATCGGAGAAGACCAACTGCAAAGTCTGGGCTACCTAGATGACCCGAAGCGTGACCCACGACGTCACGTAATCTCGTTTGGGTTTATCGCCCACCTTGCTCCTATTCAAATCGAGTATGCCGCCGCGGCTGATGACGCAAAAAGCCTCCGCTGGGTGGATATCTTCGACTACAAGAAGGAAGGCATCGAGTTCGTCATGCAACACGATATCTTTGTCACTCGTGCCGATCGTCACGTTCACTGGCTTCCATGAGCGAACACGAGTCTCCGGTCTACATCCCTAGAATGCACAAGTTTGGTTGGAAGAAACCAACACTGAATGGCCATATCAGCCTCGTGCGTTCTAGGTTACCTGCTTCGCAGATAGCTCAGTGGGATGCATTGTTCGATGATCCGGAAGGGTTCATACCTTCGTGGGTGGTTGACTTCCTGTGTATGGAATACGCGGAACGCCACGTGAAGCACCCACGCGACTCCAAGTATTTTGGCTGGGAGTTGAAACCCATTTCCAAAGAGTTGCTGCAAGCAGCTTTCGATAAAGACTGGATGAAGTTCGACAGTATCATCGGCTTGTACGAGTTGGCCAAATGAGTGAACACGCACTTCTACTTCCATGTTTGCTAGGCAGCGACGGCAACACCGAACGCTCTAGAGCATTCAATCTCATCCTGTCTTCTATGCCTTGGCCTGAGAGCGACAAGTGGTACGCCTTGTTCAAGAGCCAAGCAGGTTACGCACCTATGTGGGCGCTAACATTGCTGCAATACTCGAAAGAGTTTGAGCGTAGATACGACCAGGATGACCAAGGTAGAAGTGGCTGGATCACACAACCTAAATATACCATTCCACAAGAGTGGATAGACGCGTTCCATGCAGGTCTCAAGAACGACTGGCAGACGTTCGACAGTGTGCTAGGACTATGGGAGCTTTCTAAAGCAAAGGACTGAATGGACAATAACACACTACGC